GACTCTTGCCTTCTAGCTCTTTGACAGTTTCGAAGTGAATTTCAGGCTGTTTTTTCATAATACGGAATTGGCAGATACGATCATTTTTATGAATAACTGTATCTTCCATAGCAATTGCTGGATATTTCCAGCAGTCCTGTGGCCCACTGTAAGAGTTGTCTACAATGCCAATTGAATTACATTGCATAATTTTAAAGTTCTTATATGTACTACTTCTAGGTGCAATATGAGCTTCATACCCGTCAGGAAGCTTCATTCCTACACCAAGAGAAATAAGTCTAAATTCACCTTTTTTGAGATGTACGTCTTCTGCAGCTCTTAGGTCAATCCAATCACCATTTTGAATAGGTGCGATTGGTTCAATATCTGCAAAGTATTTAATTTTAATTGTTTCTGTATCCATAGAATTATTCTCCTCTTCTTTTGTTTTCTTTAAGACTTTTTTGTTTACCATAGTTTTCATGATACGATTAATTTTTCTATCAATCTCTTTTACAATTTTGTTATTACCATATTCTCTGTTGTAATAAGGAATATATAATTGATTATGATTTACATCAAAGACTTGATAGAATACATCCCGCTCCTCAAGATCAACATAGAGACGAAATTCAATTGTATCCTTATAGATATTTCTCCTGTAGCATCCAAAAGAAAATCCATTTTTTCTCAACTTATTATTCGAAAGACCTGGTGCTAAGTCATAGTTGATTAAGTCAAGCATTCTGTCATCTCCTTGCTTAGATATTTTAAGAAATCACTCCATTGTCCTTCAGAATGGATAAATTCCTTACCCTTAAGCATCTTTTTTCGCATCAGTTTTTTAATTGGCTCAGACTTATATTGTTTCATTTTCTGCATACGCTCAAAGATGTAGTTGGATGTAGCACGAGATATAATAAGAAATTTATCTTTTGGGACATCTTTTACAACCTGTTTATACTGTTCAAGATCAGATTCTGGTATTTCATATTTTTGCTTTGGGAGATTCCTGGTTGAGAATGGTGAAATATCTGCTCCATATGTGGATGCCTTAAGAAGTGTTGCAATATAAGAAAGGTCTTTTGGATGAAAATGAAATTCAATTTCTTCATCATTTTCTATGATATGTTTTACTGTTCCTTCGGACAAGAGTTGAGGATAAAGTTCTTCGTATGGGATTTTATCTTCAATTTGAAGTTTATCTAACGCAATTTTTCTGAGAATGTTATGACCTCTTCCAATTGATGGAATGTAAGCTACAAGATCATTTCTGCCATAATAATAGATTTGATTACCGTATTGACATTTAATATAAATATCATCTGTATCAAGATTTCCTTTATCGTCTCGTGGAAAATCATTGGTATCATGATCTAGATTCGCCATAAGACGATATGTACCTTTGTATTTCATTAGTGGACTTGGCGTAATATCACCTCCTAATATTCTTCATAAAGTGTTTCGCTGCTAACTGAGATTTTATTCTTTTCAGCTTGTTTAACTGCTTTAAGAGCTTCTTTTCGATCAAAGAAAATCGTCTTGCCAATATTATCATAGCTGAAAAGATATGCTATTTTAGTGCGTTTTTCCATGCCACAGAACCATCTGTTTTCTTCATCAATAGTACGAATTTTAAGCTCGTATACATCGTATAAGCCTAATGTTGGCATAATTCTGGCATAGTATAAAATGTCGTTTTTATGTAGTTGTTGTGTCATTTGTTATCCTCATTAACTTGTCTTATCATATTCAGCTATAACATCATCGCAAGTAAAACCATATTTCTTTTCGGCTGCCTTTCGTACATCTATCGCTTCATTAATATCTATAAAATCTCCAAGATGCATTGTTTTATAATTGACTGTAATATATGCAGTCCATAATCCTTTTTGCTTATTAAAACTAACACCGGTTTTACCGGAAGTATTTGCTTTGCTTAAACCCCTGTTATGACAGTTTTCTTCATTAGTTTTTAGTTTTAGATTACATTTTCTATAATCATCTGTATTTCTTGACAAATGATCTGTAAAAACAATGTTTCTATCATAGGCTCCATATTTAATTTCTCCAATAACTTGATGAAGAAATATAACAGATGTATTATATTGGTCATCGTCTTTGGTATTAGTCATCCAATAACCTTTATTAATATCTCCGCGTTTTGCTAATTTTCTCCAATACCAATTTTTTACAATATCATAATCTTCTGCATCAATAATACATGTATGGTTTTCTTGGTCATATAGAGTATAAGACCCATCATTATTGTCTACAAATTTATTTATTTTTGTGGAATATTTTTTATTTCTAATTTTTATTCTTTCTGAAGCATAACAACCACAAGATTTTGTCTGTCCAGATGTCAAGCTATATGCCGATATGCTAATCAATTTTGGATTCCCACAGTTACATTGGCATATCCAATGGACGCCTTTCTTTCCCATTTTTCTCAGTCCTAAGTCTCGTTCAATATCTCGATAGAGCGCAGTCAATCTTCCAAATTCTTGCCCAGCTAAATCTTGAACCGTATTCGGATTGTTAAATTTAATACATCCACAAGATTTACTATGACCACATTTTAATGCAGATAATCGCATAACTGCTTTTGTTTGATTTTCACAATCACATTGGACATTGAAGAACAAGCCATATCGCTTGCCCTCCAAATAATGAGATTCTGTAACTTCCTCGTTATAAGAAATAATTGTCCAATGATTATACTTTTGACCAATATACTGTTTTGATTTTTCTCTTCGTTTTTGTTTATATATTTCATATTTGTTTATAGAAATTCCTCCGTTCTATCTTTCCATGTTTCATTCTTTTGTTTTTCCCAGATTTTTTGATTTTTGCTTCCGCGAAATGCGATAGAGAGATCTTTTTGATCTTTTAGAAATTTACCATCAACCACATAATCAAGATATTTTAGAATTGGATAATTAGAGATGTCGTCAAAAGAGTACCCTGTCCATAACCAAATTTGTTTGTCTGGATAAATATCTTTACACTTTTTTACTAACGCTGTGATATCATCTACATTTTGTTGACAAAGAGGTTCGCCACCAAGAATACTGATACGTTTAATATATTCTCTTCCTACGAGTGAAAGAAAATGTTCAATCTGTTTTTCTCCAAATTCTTTTCCGCCAGAAAAATCCCAAGCAATTGAATTAAAACATCCTTCGCAATGGGGTGATGGACACCCCTGCGCGAAAAATGAAATTCCAACTTGTCTACCATTTACAACATCACAATCTAAAACTTCTGCATAATTCATAAATTAAAGCTCCTTCTTTGTACCTGAATGCTTAGTTCTTAGTTCTACTTCTTGCTGCTTTCCGACATTGAATGCAGTCTTATAATCTCCAGTAAGATAACCTGTTACTCTTCTTAATCTGCGGATATTTGTACAGCCACATACGGGGCATTCGTTCCCGATCTCACCTGTATGCCCGCAGTTTGTACACATATCATTTGGAACATTAACTGCAAAATACGGAATATCATGATCCATTGCGTAATTTACGATATCTTCCAATGCTTCAAGATTATGATCCACTGTAGATTCAAGCTCAACATATGTAATGCAGCCAGCTGAACTATATCCTGTTAACTGCGACTCAATATCAATTTTCTCAAATGGATTCACTTTTTCCCATACTGGGACATGCATTGAATTTGTAAAAAATTCTTTGTCGGAAACATTTTTGATTACACCATATCTGTCTTTAAACTTTATTAATGCGGTGTGACATAAATTTTCTGATGGAGAGAAATATACTCCAAAATTAAGCTTATATTGCTTCTTAAATTCGTCGCATCTTGTTTTAAATAGCGATTCAATTCTTTTCGCAAGTTCCATGCCTCTACTTGTAGTCTGATTGCGATCGATTAAAATTTGAAGTGCTTCAGCAAGTCCTAATTGTCCGACTGCTAAAGTTCCATGTTTTAATGCTGATCGAATACCTTCTTCTGGAATATAACCTTCCATTACGCCATTTTCGTACATAAATTTAGCAGAATCTGGTGATTGTGAACAAATCCATTCAAATCTTTCAAGTAGCATATCTTTTGCTTCATGAATCTTTTTATCAAGAATTCCCATAAATTCTTCTACTACAATTTCATTTTTACACCAATCATATTTTGATACAGTAATAGAATTTTTAGATTCTTCTGGAATCTTATCCCATACTAAATCAATGGCTTCCATTGCCAATGTTGGAAGGATAATTGTTACAGGGCAAATGTTTCCTCTTCCGTCTTTGGTTTGCCCCATTCCATTAATATCCCATCCGTTGGCAGTTCTACATCCCCAAAAATGTTCACATAGATTCGCTACGTCTATGCAGTTCTCTTATGAACTTCTATATGTCACCATATAGTTCAGACTATATCACCATCTTAAAATCTATTACCAATAATAAGATGCTTATCTTTTCCACTCGCTTGAGTGTACTCTACTCACTTCTAAATATTGTATTTCTCAAATATCTATGTTTTCGATAGTCGTTTAGCTTTTATGCCATCTCTTCGTAACATACTTTATATGTTCGTTTCAATTTATATTTACCAAGACAACAATGCTGGATATATACTTCATTTAATCCAAAGGATTTTGCACATTCCTTATAATTATCAAAAATAAATTCAACTTGATTGGTTTCTAAAGAAGTTACAATAACTCTTCTATTTGCCATTTTTTGTTGAATAATTGCTCCACCACTTACATGTCTTAAATTATTTTTATATGCATGTATATCATTCTCTGAATGTGTTACCCATTCAAGATTGTCTGCATTATTATTTTGTTTATTACCATCTTTGTGATTGACAACTAAATCTTCTGAATAACCTTCACAAAAATGATATGCAACCAGTCTATGTACAAAAAATCTCTTTTTTACTGGCTTATATAATGTTACTCTTTTATAACCCATATTATTAACATCACTTAAAGCTAATAGCTTATTTGTTAATAAGCTTTTAATTTTTCCAGTGTTACTAATAATATAGTAATTTTCATATCCTTCAATATCTTTCCATTCTTCTTTCATAAATTCCTCCAATATTGAAGAGATAGCAATTTAGCACTTGGTTGTCATCATGTTTAGAACAAGAACACAATGATTTTCCACGTTTAGATAAGTTTTCTTAATAAATTACTTTATTAAGCCACAGTTTTGTTTATGGTTGAAAAATATGTTTTTGGATCATTTACATCATATCCAGCGTTACCAGACCAATCAACATTAGCATAGTTTGGATATAAACGCTTTGCTGTTGATTTAAGTGCAAGTTGGAATAAATCATAATTAGGATCGCCTGGTTTACGGTTTACACCTTTCATACATTGAAAAATCCCACATGGGAAAATAGATGTCTTATGTAACTTACCAATTCCTTTGATAGACACATCGAGAATAGCTTTTGTCACCATACGTCCTTCAGGCTCAGTACATGTTCCGTAATTAATTGACGTAAATGGTAACTGATTTCCTGATCTACTTTGTAATGTATTTAAATTATGATACATACCTTCTGCTGCCTGATAAACTTCTTTCTTGGTCATGTCAAGAGCGTATGTATATGCTTTATTATTTTCTTTCCACCAGCTTGAATCAATAGATTGTTGTTCTGTAAAGCATTCAGGGTCATTAATAATATCATAGACATATTGTTGAATATACTGCTCATCTTTTGCTTCAACGTATCTAAGGCCATCTACATAATGTTTATAAAAACTTTTCCTTACGTATGGAACCATTGTCCAATCTAAATGAGTAGATGATACTCCTCCAAACTCTTGTAGACTTTGTAGCTGAAAAATAACAGCCAAAAGTTGAAATGCCGTATTAATTGATTGCGCTGGTCTTACATCTGTTTGGCGAGTATTAAATCCATTTTTTAATAATTTATCAAACGGAATACTTAAACAGTTGTGCATTCCAGTTGCATAAGAATTTAAATCGTGGATATAAACCTCATTATTTAAATGATTTTCTCGTGCCATCTTGGACATACAATTGTCTAGTGCATATTTCTTTAACACAACATCGCTGGCTTCACCAACTCTTCCACCAAAAGATTTTTCATCGATATTTGCATTTTGGTTTTGGACGTTTGTTGCCATAAGTTTTTCCGTGATATCTTTCATTAATTGTGTTTTATTCTCACGAATTCTTGTACGGTCATTTCGATATAAAATGAAAGCTTTTGCTACATCTTTTCGACGACTCTGCATAAGTTTTTCTTCAACCATATCCTGAATTTCTTCTACAGAGAGTTCTTCTTTTTCTTGATTGGCAATATACGAAGCGATATCAGAAGATTTGTTTTTGGATTCTTGTGTAATTTCACCATCAATTTCTTCAAATGCTTTTAATACTGCATTTTTGATCTTATCTCTATCAAAAACAACACTTCGCCCATCACGTTTTACTACCTTCATTTCTCTGCCTCCTCTTCTTTCGCGTATCTACAATGAATACCATCACAGTCTTGTGCTGATTGTTCATCCGCCATTTTTAATGCTATGCATAATGATGTGAACAAAATTCCAACACCACTGCCTATCACCATTCCGATAAGAAAACTTAATACATTCATGACAAATTTCTCCTTTAGCGCTTGATATATCCTTGACCACCATCTCTGCATTTAATACAGATATGGCTACAAGGCGATTCACTGTAATTTGATTGTCTTGTTACAGCTTCAATGATATATTCTCCGTCTTGTCCTTCGATTTCCACAGTAATAAAATCATCTCCCATTTGTTTTAGTGTACGGCATAGCTCGCCGCTTGTTCCAATATACAATGTCTAATTTTCTTCCTTTCATAATAGTAAATGTGCAATATCCGTCCAATTCATTAACCTCTTTCCAGCCCAATCTTTATTCCAACTATAAATATCCCCAAAACAATATTTTTCTTGAGCATTACTTGTTTCTAACATATGTACCGAATCATCAATAAGAATGCCATCGCTCATATCTATATGTGATTTATCTTTGTATTTTTTCATATTTACACCAATAAATTCTGGATAGAAAAGATACTGATTAATCCACTGCTCTTTTTGTTTTAAGTTTTGAGAATAACCCATGCTAACAATTTTTACCTGATATACTTTTCCAAGTTCATCAATAATTTCATGTGCATCTGGCATAAATTCCAGTTCATAAAAGAATCGTGGTGTGTTAAAGTATGTATTAATGTATTCCTTAGATGCACAGGCTAATTCCTTAAAATCATATGAATTAATCTCCCACCAATTAACATGATGGAATTTCTTATAATATTCAAAGTCTTCGTTGTATAGGGACACAATCGTTTTGATCGTGTCCACTAGTGTATTATCGAAGTCAATATAGATCGTTTTAACATCTGGTCTATACATTGTTTTTGTTCCAATCCTTTCGAATAATATTTATCATTTTTTCTACAGAAGTTTCCAATGACCTGTCATTAAGAATACGATAATCAATCAGATTGGATTTTTCGAAATTGTTAAACGAATCATTTTCCGCAGCATAGTTCTGTTTCCATGAATCATAGTCACCACGTTTCTTTGCACGTTCTTCTGCAGTTGTATATGGGGTTGTAACATAGATAGATACGAGACGGATATCTATATCTCTTGTTTTGAGTTTAAGTGTATATAATCCGACTGGATCAATGATATAGAAATTAGAATTTAAGATTTGCTCTTTTGTTGCAAAACTGCAATATCCAACTCGATCTGTATATGCCACCATGTTTGGTTTATATTTTTCAACGTCATCAGGTGAAATAAAAATATGATCTGAATTATCAGATGTTTCGCCTGGTCGCATCGATCTTGTTGTATAAGACTTAAGAACCGTCATATTTAATTTCTTAGCAGCTTCTTTGGTAATAGAGGATTTGCCAGAAGAAGTTCTACCAAGAATACAATATAGTGTGTGCAAAAGGAATCACTCCTCTCGTTTTGGTTTTCTTCCACATGATTTTGTTTCATCGCAATATCCCATCACTTCACATTTTGGCTTAAATAGTTCATCCACAATCCATACCCATTGTTCAGAATAATCTTTTAATGCATTCTCAATAGCAGGAAATAGTTCTTGTCTAAATTCCCAATATGCACGACTACATTTTCTTACATGGCTCATATCCATCAGATTTCTGAGATTACGTTTTTCTACACATTTTGTCGTCATACCAAGTGGAAGAAGATTTGCTGCATCCTCATTTGGTACCCCCATATTTTGAAGCTTGACGAGTGAATCTCTAAGCTGACGAGTAGTTGCGTTAAATTCAACCAAAGCATCTGTATCTTTTTTGACTGATTTTGGTACAATAATATCAAAGTCTTTATAATTGATATATCTAGTAGATGCCTGTAAATATGGTGTCATACCGCCGACATGACGATAATATTCGCGTATAACCCTCGCAGAAAATCCATCAATAATCATATGAACATCTACAAATTCAAGTGTTCTTCCATGTCCTGATTTAATACAGTCAATGCCTCGTTTGATATTTTTTTCTTCATTGATAATATCAGCGTTCCAGCAGATTCCAGCCCTTCTGCCAATTAGTGCAAGTGGATCTTTTGGTGTTTCTGATAAAATTGTAATTGTTCCCATTTTTATACCTCCCATAATGTCATATCATTTTTAAAATTATCAAGAACTTTTTCATCATCTGTTAAAATCTCTACATACGCAGGTGCGTCAATCGCAACGCTTAGTACACCCATCAGAGATTTAGCATCAAGAACAAGTCTTCCGTGAATATAATTGATATCCCAATCTTTATATTCTCCACATTTAGCTACGAATAAACTTGCATTGTTTACTGTTTTAAGACAGATTTTAATTTTGCGATCATTCATATTTTTCACCTTCTTTCTTAGCTGATGTATTCTAGGAATTCATCTTCACTCATAATTTTTACACCAAGGCTCTTTGCTTTCGTATTTTTACTTGACGTAGAATTAACATCATTATTGATCAATGCAGTAACCTTCTTCGAAATCGATCCAGATACTTTTCCACCTAGAGATTCAATCTTCTCTTTGAGTGCATCTCGATTCTCGAAATGTTTCAAACTACCGGTAACAACAAATGTTTGTCCCGTCAAATCTTTTCCGCTACTTGTTTTGAGAGATACTTTCTTTGGCGTTTCGAATGTAAATTCTTTACCAAGTTCCCACACGTTACTACATTCTCTATTGAAATATTCATCAAGTGAATTAATAATAGAATCTCCAATGCCAGGAATATGAGAAAAGAATTTTGCACCTGGATGCGTCATATCTCGTACAAAACTTTCGAATTGATAATCTTCCGCCTCGGCAATAACTTTACTTGCTGTTTTGCCAACAAGAGGAATTGATAATGCATATAAAAATCTATCCAGTGTGGTATTTCTGCTCTTTTCAATTGAATCAAATAGTTTGGAAACTGATTTCGAACCGAAACCATCAAGATTTTTCATTTGTTTTTCGTACTTGGTGAGATAATAGATGTCTTGGATAGAATTTAACCATCCTAGAGAAATGAATTTTTGAATTGTCGCTTCAGATAAACCATCAATATTCAGTGTGTTTCTACTAACTGCATGAGTTAGTTTGCCAAGTAATTTGCCCTTACATTCAGGGTTTGTACACAATAGAACTTCTGAATCGTTTTCTTTAATGATTTTAGTTGGTTCGCCGCATACTGGACATTTATCAGGAATATGAATAAAAGATTTTTCCATATCCTTTTCAAATCCATCTGAAATGAACTCTTCTGCCCAACGCAATTGGGGAATTATAAGATTGGCTTTAAATACGCCAATTCTTTGTCCTCTGAATGGACGAGGCATTAGTTCTCGCATGACAGAAATATTATGTAAAGAAGCTCTCTCTACAGTACTCCCTTCAGTTTCCACAGGTTCAAATACTGCAGTCGGTGTTAGAATACCCGTCTTACCCATTGTGAATTCGATATCTTTCAATGTAGTTTCTACGGAATCGTTTTTTACTTTAAATGCGATACCATTCCTGTTGTGGTGTTCTGTACTACCAAGAGACTTACCGTATTCTACATCTTCAAATTTAAATACAACCCCATCTTGTGGAAGGTGCTTTTCTGCAGCAAGACTAATAAAATTATCAATTTTACATTGTAGCTCTTCATTTTGATAATACTTTAAACCTAATACTTCACACGGAACAATACTAAACCCTAGCTTCCCTGCTTCAAGTAATCTGAAATAAAAACTATCATGTGCTTCATAATCGTTATTGCTAATTGCTAGAATAGGATCAACTTCTTCTACCACTTCCCAGGCATACCAACTTAATTTTCTGTCTTTGACGACCGATGTATCCAAACTTGAAAGTGTTCCTGCAGTAAGATTACGGCTATTTTTATATTCTCCGTTTTTATTGATCTCTTCAAAGTCATCAAGCTTGATTAAAGCTTCACCATCGATAACATATTTGCCCTTTTTATTAATACGTAGTGGAACATTCATAAACTGTTTTACATGCTGTAAAATATCACTTCCTTCTGTACCATTGCCACGAGATTCCGCCCCGATTAATTCACCATCTTGGTAAATCAATCTACAACTAATACCATCAAGTTTAATAGAAGCTACAATATCGTGTCCTGCTGCAAATTTTTTGATTTCTTCTACAGAGTGGCATTTGTCAAGACTTAACATAGGAGTCTCATGTTTTACTTTGATAAGTGATTTTAGTACTGCTCCACCAACTCTATTGACTGGGCTGTTCGGAAATACTGTATTTGCTTCTTCTTCCAATTGCTTTAATTCAAGTAACTTTGAATCAAATTCGGCGTCACTCATAAGTGTTGTTCCTGATCCATAATAAGAATCTGATGCCCTATTCAGATCATGAATCAGTTCTTTCATTCGTTTGATCTTATCCATTTACCGATTTCTCCCCACACATTTCTTTTAAATATTCAAGCAATTCATTGTCTTCCAGATAATAAATATCAATATGTTTACATCCATCCAGCCATTTTTTAAAAATATCCCAAAATTGACCAATTCTCCAATCTGGTCTATATGTCATGTGTAATCTTGTTACTTCATTATAAAAATTATATAATCTATTTGGATCTCTCATATTTTCTTTCCTCTCGACTATTCTGTGATTTCTACAAATGTATTTGTTTCTGGTTCATACTTATATGGAAGACCATTTGGCGCAAAATATGGTGATGGTGTTGTTGAAGCTCGACCATATCCAATTGATCCGTTCCAAAAATACACGATTTTTGTTGTACTATCATAATATAAATATCCACCAATGTTAATTAAATTATCGGTTCCAAGAGATTTTACTGTTACAGTATCGTTCGTTTTTACATTTGCTTGTGCTGATTCTACTCTACATCCTGAAAATGATAGTAAAATACTGACACACAAAAATATTAGTAATTTGTTTTTCATAGATTTTACCTCTTATAAAAACTGCTTTTTAACATACCTTCTTTAATTAATTCATAAACAATATCAAGATAATCTCTTTTATCGCTATATCTGCAATTGGCATTTTTATGAATTCTTTGATCGTCCTTTATCCAATCATTTACTCCAAAATATATATTACTAACAAATAACATCTTAGACCCTCGTGCTACACAAAGATAATAACACTCTGTATCTTTTGGCATTCCTTTACATTTTTTAAATCCGAATTTTTCAAATTCTTTTGCTGGTACTGTCGGAATTAGCATCATCTATTACCTTTCTTGTAAATTTATATTCTTCACCAAATTGATCAGTTGATTTACAATTCCATCGTCCTAAATTAAACAACTGCTCTTTGTACCCATAACGTTTAAGCCATTTTTTATTAATTCTATTCTTATGATGTTTTCTTGCTTGGATTTTCTTGACATACAAAATATTAACTTGATCTGGCGTCTTAGAAAGATCAGCGCTAAGAATTGCTGGATTGATCTTTGATATATTTGCTGAAAACGAAAGAGTTCTTTCATCTTTTGTAATGATTGGTTTATACCTTATATAATCATGACATTGTTCGACTGTATTTCGTGTCATATTAATCTCTTGTATGTCATTAAAGAAACATATTTTTTCTTTGATTTTGGGTCTACCATGGTAATCCCACCACATACACGCTCATTCATGCAATAATTAATATTCATTATTCTCTCCGTCATCTTCTGGTGGAGCAAGCTCCAAACCTAAGATTTGTCCTACTTCATATGCAGCATACGATGTGCCACAAGATTCTCCATCAAAGAAACAATCATAATAATTTCCTTCTGAACGCTGTGGTGTAAATCCACATGCATATGGATCATAGTTTTTATTGACCCATTCTTTTAATTTTTCAATAATTTCTTCCATAGTCGATTCTTCCTTGTATTACCTTATTTTGATTATAATAGTAAAGATAAATGAAACCAAAATTTCATATATTTATTTATCATCTGCATAAAAATCGCAAAAATCATTTTCATCTTTAAGAGTTTTTAATTCCTTACATAGTTCAAATGTCATAACGTTCTGACAACTAGGGTTTGGACATCTAACTGTGCATTGACTAGGTTTTGGGTTAATACATCTTGGAATACAAGCTTCAGACCTTTTAAAAATAAAGACTGTACCACATTTGTTACAAACGCAACCATACTGTGTTTCTGGCTTTGATTTCTCGATATGGTCATTATGCACTGCTAATATTCTCATTGTTTTATTCTCTCCTTCTCATCCATCATTTTTCTGAACTCCATGTACTTTCTTGTATATTCATAAGAATCCTTGAAAATATTTGTTACTGCTTTATACAGTTTAGGTTCGTATTTTTCAATTACATCTAATTCAAATTCAAAAGCTCTTCCATAAGGACAACCACAACATCCTGTACGTTTTAAACCATATTCCAAGTAACAATCACTATGTACAATTCCATATGCTCTTTCGTAATCTTCTTTGTCTGAATCTTTATACCAAAATAAAGGTCTGTAATTGTCAATGTCATTATTATCATCAAAGCATGATTTATATGCTGTTGATCTAGCACCACCTTCAGCTCTCCTGATACCTATAATCTGCAAGTCAAATAATTTGCCATCTATTCCATACTTTACAATGTTATGCGCAACATCTTTCTTTGCATATTTACAACACTTGTTTGAAATATTAAACGTTGGTGGATTAGCAACCATAAATTCTTTTAGCCATTTATTTCTTGTGATATTGAAACAACTTTTATCGCCCTTGTTACAACACCACCACTCCAATGCAGATTTGCATTTTGGATACTTTTTATATAATGCATCAAAGTCTTCATCTTCCCATTGGAAATTATGTTTTTGTAATCTTTGGATAAATTCACTGACTTGTTTTGATAAAAACGGTTGTCCATATTCCTTGCAGGACGTTGGAATAGGTTTTATAGCCCTATAAGAATGAAACGTAATGCCATATCTTTCTTCAAGATATTTTAAATGATTTTTTGTAGCTTGATACTCAAGACCTGTATCAAACCATATATATGTAACTTTATTATTTTTGTCGCATCTCCAAACGATATCTAACATTACATCACTGTCAGAGCCACCTGAAATGCTACATAGAATACTTTTATATTTACTATTATTAATGATCCCCCATGCACGAATCAAGTTGTCACAAATCGTTTGATTTACAGGACAACCATTTAATAATTCCTCAATTGTATTAGCTTTCTGTACCAATATGTACTTTCCTCACTGAAAATTATTTCATTTCAATGAGGCAAAGCCATACTTCGTGAGTGTCTTTTTACGTCACTATCACATTGCTTTTTCGATTTATATTAACCAATGATCCGTCTTTTATAAATCATCGTGACAACCTTTGCTGCACAAAGGTATTAAATACATATGGTGAAAAGCTAACCAATTGGTAGTACAGCTTCGCAAAGTCTTTCTATGTTGTTTATTTCACAATTTATCATCTTGTGATTTGGATTATCATTATTATAATCTCTCATAAACATATCGAGCCAGAAATCAAAATACTCATCATCTGCACTTGAATCCATTACCGCATATCTGTCAACTGTTTTGTAATTACCTTTTTCTGTAATATAAGATAAATTGACTTTATATACTGGCAATGTAATTTTTGTTTTTAGAAAATTCTTTGGATGCACACTTTTTAATTTTTCTTTCAAGTCTGTATCATAAATTTCAAATACATCAATTCCTGTCCTTAGAGAACAGTTTTCAAAAAACTCACTCGGATGCACTACTTTTCACCACCTTTCTACCAATGAAGCCTAGAACAACGCACAACCTTGAGCCTTAAACGACTCTACCTGCTTGTCCCAATCTTCTTGCTTCCAATTAAATTCTCTCATCAAACATTTCTTACAATAGAATTTATTTATTTGTCTTCCATGTATTTTTAAGTTCATTGAAAGAACTTCTTTATGTTTTATTCTCTTATTGCACTCACAACATTTCTTATTAAAATATTGTTGCGCAATCTGTTTATCTATTCCTGTATACTCTACAAATTCATCAACAACTTCTTGTGTTGGTTCACTTCTAAACACACCACCATTCCATGCTTGAGTCAGATACTCTTCGATAGTGCAATTCATAATCAGCCATTTCTGATTGCTTATAAAATCTTCTCTTAGAATATTTCTCCATCTTTTATATGCTTTTGGATACCAATATTTATCAAGAATCCATGTTGATTTAGCATAATATGGACAAGCACAATGGCATCCAACTCTTGAATATCCTTTTTTATATTTTGGATTAACTTCAATATCTCTCCAAAATGTATAAAGCCAAACATCTAATTCCGTCCACTTTCTAATAGGAAGTATTCCTTGCCAACATGTGTCTCCCAATTCGGAAATATTAACCCATTCGTCTTGATAATTGCTTCTTGTATTTGATTCTTCATTTCTCATTCCCATAAAAATTAAATACGGATGCTTATTATCAAGCTGAGAAACCATAACTCCAACTTTAAAAATCCTACAACAGAATCTTGAAAATCTTGACGGAATCATAGAATCAGATTTTACATATTGATAGAACCCTTTGTCTGGATTCATGATTTTACAGTTCGGAAACCGTTTAACCATCTTATATGTGTCCGCACAATCAAGTGATGTATTATTGAATATTGCTTTTGTGTTTGGATATAGTCGTCGAACTAAATGACATGTAACCATAGAATCTTTACCCATAGAAACAGGTATTATTGGAGTATATGCATCATAATCTTTGATTTTCTCACGTATCAGACATAAAGATTCATGCTCAAGTTCTATCAATTGATTCTCTTTGATGTTAATCATCGTATTCCAATCTATTAGGTCAACTTCAGATGGATCTTCATAAGATTTTAATTTTAGAATTTCTACTTTTTCTAGGTTATCTGATACTTTAACTCTGTAAAATTTATGTTCTACAAGTTGACTATCAAAGCCTTTTATAATCTGTTTATCAAGCCAAAAGAATCCTTCTTTTAAATAAAGTAATTCTTCTCCAGAAGTGTCTCTTAAAAATTTGATATATTCATTGAATATCGGATTCAATTGTAATCTTCCTTTAACTTTTGGATTTTACCAATTAGTTAAAGGAGTCTATCTTATGCTTAGAAACAAATTATTTTAGGTCATGGTGTAAGATTTTACGTTTTAACCTTATGTCACTATGCTGCTTGGGTAATACAAGCCATCTCGCTATACAACCCTGATTACAGGGATTTGATTACAATTGAAAAATATTTATTATTCAAGTTCTAAATAAAGTTTTCCGAAATAAACTGCGTCAAGAATTTCTACGTTTGATGCTATCCTTTCCGGATATTTTTCATTAAGTTCTTTTATATAATTCATGAATTCCTGATTGACAGAATCCCAGGCATTCTTATCTAAGAACATATACTTTACTGCTTCTTTTGGATTTCCACGAGCAGTTGTATACTTATATTTAATCTTCCAGGTTGGAATAGGAATTACTTCACTTGCAATCTGTTTTGGGTGGCAGTTTTTAACTTCATCCATTTCACTGTCATCGTACTTACAAACTGCTTGTAATTCAGATATTTTCATTTTGACTCTCACCTCCTGATTATTTATTCTCTTATCTCAAATAATTTTTCTACTGCTTTTACACGCTTGTTATTATCAATTGTTCTTTTTACTTCTTGTTCCCAAATACATTCCCATTCTGAAGGTGCTTTATGCTCGCTAACTAAAACAATATTCTTTTCGCTCATCTTTTCAGCCCAATTCCAAAATCTATCATAATTAAAGTTTTTGCTTGTACCATATTGTTTTACTCCGCAATATGGGATATCACAGTACAATAAACAATCAACTTTGTCAGAATATAACTCTTCATAATCTCCGCATTGGAACTGAATATCTTTTAATCGTGGAATCTGTTCTAATAAGTTTCTTCTTGCTTCATCATAATAATTTCTTTCAGTTCCAGCTTTTGTATGTACAATGCCTGAATATCCACCATCAAAGAATCGTCCGTTATAGCTCGCAAGAAATCCAACTGCTCCAATATACCAATCAGGATATGTATTTAAGTCTTTGTTGAAGCATTCTCTTACATTTGAATAGTGTTCTTTTGTAATAAACTCTGGAAGTTTTTGAACCCGATTTAAATTCTTGAACATTTCTATAAGATATTTATGATTATCAGATGCAATCTTCGTATCACATTGAATCTTATCAATAATATTACATCCGCCACAAAACGGTTCTATGTACGTTTTTATATCATAATCTTTTATTCTCTGTTGAATAATCGGAATTATATATTTCGATATTCGAGATTTTGATCCCATGTATTTCATTAACAACTATTAAGAGCAAAGAATTCTTTAATGTACGTACAAATCTCATACTCCTTTCGTTAAGTTTGTTTATTCAATTAACATGTTTTCCAATTTGTCAATTTCTTCTGTAAGTGAATTAATTCTTTTATTAAGCAGTGCGTTAAATCCTTTTATAGCTTCTTTTTCTGTGTCTGCAAAATATCTTGCGTAAAGTGACACACCATTTTTCTTTAAGTCTTTGCCATTAACTTTGTATTCATAAAAATATTTATCATTTTTAATTCTTCCTCTTACCGGCTTACACATAAGATTCAAAGCTCTCTCATCTTCTTTATAGGCGAAAGCCCAAATATCCTTGTTAATTGGTATATTATTAGCATCTTCAACCACACCTTCAAATGGGATGTGGATGTAATATTGATATATTCTTACTGCATAATACATTTTGTAGTTCTCCTTTTAAGGTTATGTTGCACTCATCATTAATTGTTGATTTACATATTCTGCGATTCTTTTTTGACCAACTTTAAAAATGTCTTCATCTTTTTCAATACAAATATAATTCCTATTTGTATTCATAGCCGCAATCGCTGTTGTCATGCTTCCTGCACATGAATCCAAAATAAGATCACCAGGATTACTATATGTTTTGATTAATTCTTCAATCAGAGCAACTGGTTTTTGAGTGCTATGATATGCCGATTTTTGAGTATCTTTTGCAAAAGTCCATATAGATTTTGGGTATCTTTTAGTAGAATCATAATCAGTCCAACCACTCTCACCATAATTTGTAGTATCTTTGGCATTGACATGATGAGATGCTTTACTAACTTTTCTCTCGTGTCCATCTGTCATTTGTGGATTATATGTTGGAGGTTTCTTATAGAAAATACAGATATCTTCATGAGAACGAAGAGGCATTTTCTTCGCATTTAGGAATCCGGTAGGTTGTGTTTTCTCCCAGATTAGATTATATTTCCAGAGTTTTCGGTTGCTATGCATCAAATCTGCTGTAAACATTCCGTTCGCAAATAGAATAATTGCACCACGATCTTTGATAATTCTTTCGTACTGCTCCCATAATGGTTCAAACGGAATAACTGTATCCCATTTATTTCGTGAAGTTTGTCCGAATGGAAGATCTGTAACAATACAATCAATTGATTTGTCGTCAATTTTCTTCATACAATCAAGACAATCTTCATTATATAGTGTGTTTACTTTTAACATTTATTATTTGGAGCAAATCATGATTTATGCTGCAGCAAATCCCCTGCTCCTTGTTTTATTTAATATAATGAAAACTAGATGTTTTCAACCATCTAATACTTTATTCTCTTGTCCAATTGGAATTTTTTGAGCTGAAACGCTCTAAGAATTTATTTTGTTTTTATCTTTTACAGGCAAAAGCCATTTTAATCCTGAAAAAGGTATGTGATATAACTCGCCTTTTTCTTCATTATATAAATCAAGATTACCAGAATTATAATTTAACAATATCCCAACAATATTTTCCTCGCATCCTTTATAAACTTCGAAAATAACTTTATACTTTTTGTTTAAGGCGTTTGCGAAGCAATTATATTTTTGAAATTTCATTCGTGCTATATTTCCTCTTTATTTAAATCCAAGTTTTTTAATGCTATAAAATCAATCTCTTTATGTGGCCAAGCTTTAATTAGTTTTTCATTAACATGTTTGCAGCTATCACATTTCCATTTCCATACAAGATCTTTCTCTGAATGTCCAAAACTGACATAAATATCTTTATATTCTTTACCACAATGATCACACTTTAAATATGTAATAATCTGACTCAATACCATTTACCTCCCGTTGAAAAACATATTTCATGCTATTTGCTCATATACAAACTACCATCAGCCTTTAATCTTGGAGTTATTGCAGTACCAATCCCTTTCTGATAAAGTTCACCAGACACGACAATATAATTTACTCCTGTCTCTTCGTCTACAAGCTGATAAGTTTCCATCTTTCCATTCTGATTCTCAAACCATATTTTTAATGGTTTATCTTGTTTTGCTTCGACAGAAGTTCCACATGCCCCAAAAATAAATCCACATACAAGAAATCCTGCTGCAAATAAAATTCTTTTCAAATTTCTTTTCATTCTTACCTCATTTCTACATCGCCAAATTGCATTGTATTATCACAAAAAGTTTTCATTCCACAATACGTTCCGCACAAACCATTTGATTGAACACCTGTTAATCCGTCACAAGAAAGTCCTATTATGTTTACTAATTCGCCAATTGTATCTTCATTCATAAACAAATATGGTTTATATCCGTTCTCAAGTTTATAAGTGTGAATCTTTTCATTTAGTTTCATAAAATCTAATTTTTTAGTTGTAATTGTAAATTTATCTGGTTTCATAGTTTTACTCACCTCGTTTCTGTTTTTACAAAAAATAAACGAATGATACCAAATAATGCAAAACTTGATCAGTTACATATGATATTTTTTGATATCTCGCCTTTAGCGGATCAATAATACAGTGTGTCAAAAAAACAACTCCAAGCTGCCAGGTTAATCCAAAGGCAAGGTAAAATGGTAAACAATACAACGCACAATGTACGAACAAATGATACCAATTACTTCCTTTGGTCTTTGCAATAAAATCATTTTGTAAAACATAATCACCAACCAAGTGACAAAATACTAACAAAATTAATTTATTCATATATATTTATTCTCCTTAAATTCTCTAAATGAAAGAGTGAATTCAACGCTTTCTAATATCTGCCAACGGAGTTTTCTTAACAATATTCTCTGTAATACATTCCTCAAAAACATAATCTGTAATTGGCTTTAGCAGTTTACACATGTCTACATTACACTTAGATATATATTTATCACAAAACCAATCGCCACCACATTCCATTCTTGATAAAGGACATTCACTTGCACATCTTGGCATCTCATCTACAATAATTTTCATAATTTCCTTCCACATACAGGACAGTACTTAATTTCCATAATATTGCCAGTGTAATAATCATCATCACACTCGTGCCAAAAGTTATAATTATTGTTATTTTCATCATATGTAATACAATCACATACTTCACGGCAATATTGACTGTTCAATTCATCTTCATTGTATATTTTATTGCAAAAATCACAATGAGTTTCATTTTCTTGACATATCCCGTCTATACAACTTCCACACATAAATTCGTTACATTCTCTTCCTAATCTTAGGCAGTTCATAATAATCACCTCAAGTCATTCGTTAGCCTCTTTATCTTATAAAATTTTTCTGCTGGCTTCCCATTTATAAATGTTTCAATCCAACCTTTATGTTCAATTAATGAAAATTTACTATTCTCCGTAAACTTATAATAATGTTTCAATATATGAGAATCATAACAATATGTTTCTTTTAAGCTTTCTTGGACATTTTCAGTATCAATTTTATATATTTCAAAACTGTTATTCCCACAAATATAAATCATAATATTTACTATACCTCTCTATCTTGGGCCGTTCCGATCTTGAGACGCTGCTATTAGGCTCACGTAACGGATAACTATTTAAGCCACACTGTTACACCATCAAACTCACAATTCTTCTATTAGTTCTTCTAAGATACTCATTAGCTCTGGATCATTTACTACCACCATATCAAAGTTAAATGGAAAAACTCTTTTTATTCCCATTGTCTCATTGTATTTACAATAAACAACTTCTGTAATTCCAATCATATTTTGTTCCATATATTTCTTTGATAATTCTTTATCAGAGATTTTGTCTGTTTTAAACCAATAATCTTTAAATTTGTCTGGACTATCTAATCTAATAAATTTAAAATTTGTTTTATCCATACTATACTCTCTTTCTATTGTGCCATTAATTCATGAATGATCGTATTTATCAAATATTACAACTCTTACTTTTTCGCCATCGTCCGTATCGATTATTTGCAACATTGAATCAAATGCACCAAGATATTCAGTTAATATCTCTTCTATTTCATATTCGTTTAATATCTCTCTAACTTTTACTGCCATATATTCACCTCATGAAACGGACGTTTCATTAACTTTTTACTTTACATATACGCTCAAATGTGGCATAAATTTTGCCTCCATTTTCTTCATAGCACTGTTTTACCAACTCGTCCATTTTCTCGTCTATATTCTCTTTACTTGCATCGATTTCATAAGCATATATGCAAGTTGTAGAATCGTTTTCTTCTTTCATAACTCGAATAAGGTCTATGATTTCAGTCTCTATTTCTTTTTTCTCGTGGTCTTTCTTCCACTGTTTAAGGATTTCAATAACCTGTTCAGGGTATTTTCTCAAAAACTTATTACAGGGAATATCTTTACTGTTATTACGTCTACTGCATTTGCATTCAGAGCATGAAAGATTTCCACACATTTCAGCGTTAAGTCTAATTACCTCTGCTGCTGTTAGTTCCTCTTTGACTAATCCTTCAAACATTTTATCTGTCCAGTAGAAATCATCTTCTTTAATTTCGTAGTGATCATCATGAACGAATGTAATTGTTGCAATATTTTTCTTTATCATTTCATCAAATGCCCAGTAGCCGTCATACAGCTCCGATAATGTTAAGTCACTTCTGACTTTCACTCTATCTCCAACTTTATATTTCATCATTCTTTTTCTCTCTTTTGTTATCTTGCGTTTTTTCATTTTCATCTTCCAACAGTTCAGGATTGTCATAAATATTGCCAATGACTTCCCAATCCTCACTTGCCCAGCATTCCATCAACTCTGTGTTTCCATCAGATATTCCTACAACACAAGACAATGGATTTTTATGCGTGTAAGTCATGAAAGAACAATTCGCAAAAATAATCTCTGCGTAATAGTTATATTCTCCATCATGACAGAACGGATATTGAAATCCTCTTAATATATCTCCCTCGAAAATTTTCTTGTCATTCTTATCTGTTAATCCTGTGTACTGACAAACTGTATTCGGGTCAACATCATAAAACCCAATGCCTTCAATATCCCATTCGTCATAAGCCATTCCATTATACTCGGCAATCACCAAATCACCGACAAAAACGTGCCTAGGTTTTTGATAACCATCGTCAAACAAATATCCATCTACCCATTCACCATTATCGACACGTTTCCCTCTAAAAAGTATTTCTCTATTCATAATCTTCTACTGTCTCCATTTTTTCAGATCCTCAATAAATCAAGATTCCTTAATTATCTTTCATGAATTTCTCTAGATTTAAACACATACACTTAATTAAGATACTTTACGTTTCCCTATAATTAAATTTGACGATATCCATAGAATCATCCATCCCTTTTTGACTAAGCAGATCGAGAAGATTAGTTCCAAAATGATCATCTTGAATGAAAATCTGTTTTACACCATATCTAGAACACATTTCTATAATAATCTCTGCTGCAGCATCTGTTTTAGAACACCATTTTGAATATACAATTTCAGCTTGTGGTACAGACACTGTAATTTGAATATCATTTTTAATCATATTAACATAAAGTGTATTATCCATATTTGTGCCAAGCTTTTTACGATTTTCAATGCGTTTCAATCTTTCGCGCTCTTTTGGCGAAATTTCATCATAAATAATTGTATCTTCTAAATCTTCCAGACGCTGTTTAAACCATCTTGGATTGTCACCTGCTACAGGATCATATGTTCGCAATTTCTGAATAATCTCTAATGCTTTATTTTCTAATTCTTTATTCATCTTTTAGTTTCTTCCTTTCAATTTTTCTATAATATGTGGGTATGGATTTTCACCATACATAGCTACTCACACCCTTCTGCCTAATCAGACCCAGTATCATCAGCTATTCCGCTGTTCAGATACCGACGGAATTGAACCGTTAGAGCAACCTATCTGTCATTAGCGTCTACATATTCCGCCACCACACATTATTTATTTTAATTCATAACATGAACAAAATATTCTTGGCAAATACTCGACAAACCAATCTTCTATAACTTTATCTTTCGCTTTACATATATAGTGGTCTGGTGTATACATGTCCTTGGGTGTTACAAACATATTATATTTACAGTATTTACATCGTCTATGTCTTTTTCTATAGTCAATAATTTTCTTTTCCATAACGACATCTCATTCTTTCGTCAGTTTTCTTCCGCACCAGGGGCAATAGTTGATATATTCTTTATCATGAAAAAAATCATCATCATAACTATCCCATATCATCGTTTCGATATCCAAATAATATTCATTAGTCAGTGGATCAATAAAAATTCGATTGTCATCAGATTCATAGTTACAATATCTGCACATTACATAATCACTTCCTTATAATTTGCAAGGACATCTGGTTCATATAAATTATTCTTTATCTTCTCTTGCTCTCAATGCTTCCAAAACTGTCAATAATCTTTGTCCTTTTTTAGTTAACCAGCATCCACCAATACTACTCCCATGTGTTGTAAAATCTTTGTCATCAAGAATATACATCATGAATTGTAACAGACCATATTGAATGTCGTTATTATAATCAAGCAAAAGATCATTTTTGTATCTATCAATAACCTCCTGATAATCAATTTTTGATATTACAAATTCGTTTCGTATATTTAGATATCTTCTTATCGTCTCATATGTAAATTCTGGATTTCCACATCCGCATAGACCTAATTCTTCGTGCATGTAAAAATCTAGCAGTGGATCGATAAGACTTTCTTCGTACCATTCTTCTCTGCATCCCTTTATGACATCGTTGTTATATGCGATATTAGATTCTGGATAATTGTCTGCAATGTATTCCGCTATTTCACTTAACTTCATACTTTTATTCTCCTACCACGTAATCTTGTATTCTGTTTCATTATACTGTGTTGAAGATGTAATTTTGTATCCTAGTTCTTTCAGATAAGCAATTGTGGCTGATGAAATGTTAGTTTCATCAATCCAACAACTGTACTCACCCTTACGCATTGCTGCCTCGATTTCAGGCATAATAGACGCTAATTCGGCATCTATTTGCTCTTTGTATGCTTCGTTCGAGATATTTCTTGCTTCTTGTGCTGTAAACATATATTCTCCTCCTATTTAAATAAATTCTTTAAGTAATATTCAAAGTATCCTCTGATAAATAATCCAGAATATTTATTGTCTGGCATAAAGAAGATTGGAATATTGTACTTAAACCATATAGAATGCAGCGAAGCCCAAAATGATTTCTTATTATATTGAGTACCATAATTCCCAGATGCAATATCGGCATAAGAACCATTTTCAATCAACAGTACTTTATTCTCTGGTGCCAAACATAGTTCCTTCTCAAATCTATCTCTGCCATTTGTCAAATTACCACTAATTTCTTCCAGACTGCCCTTGCGCTCCACGACAATCTTTTTATCAAAGTATAATGGTCTTGGAATAGAAAGCTTTTCATTCTGTTCGAGCATAAAACTATAATCACCATATGCCAGTGCTTTCTTTTTATATTTGATATCTTTTCTATCGAAATAATCAGTGATGTGAGAGAACGATTTTTCCCTCGTATCTATCAGAATAACGATGGAGGAGATTAATTCCTCCATCTCTTTATCTGTATATTTGTAATTGCTAAATATCTTGAACCACCTCCTCTACATTATTTTTTACTGTGAATTTTCCAAGCCAAAATTCGAATTTATCCGGAACTTCCTTATATATTTTCTTTCCTGTTTTGGGATCGACCTCGCCAGTTGGTTCTTTTTTATTTTTCTTTTCCAGGGAAATTATGTATAGAATTGAACCAAGTTCGAATGGATTACGATTATATTGACTTGTCCACATTTTGACTGTTCGTGTTTTACCGCTATAGATTTCGTAAAGAGATGCCGTTGTAAGATATTTCGTAGAATTGATAACGGATACATAATATAAACGTTTGTTGGCATCTGGTTGAACATATGAAACATATCCATATAATTCTTGCTGATAATTCAAAATGTCTATAATAGATGTTTTTTGATATTCCACATTAGAAATTATATCTTTAAGCAATTCAACAGAATCAAAATCTTTCCAGATTTTTTCAGTCTGTTTTTTACAATGTTTTTGTACGATGTTTTTTGGGATATTTAGTTCATCTAGTTTATCAATTTTGAATTGTTTTTTGCCGTAAATCTTATCAAAATATTCAACTTGCGCAAGGAGAGTATTGATCTTACCGAATTCTGAAAAGAAATTTAATTTAATAAGAATTTCTAATTGTTTCGAATTAACAGATGTGTTTTTAATATCAATCAACAAATCAATAAAAGTTTCATATTGATTATCTTTTAATAAATATAAATCATCTCCGACATTATCTCCGATATATTTAATTGAAGACATTCCTTTATAAATCGTATTCTCTTTTTTATTATAAGAATATTTAGATGTCGAATGTCTAAATTTAATATCGCTCAATTTAATGCCAAAATATTCAAGTTCTTTTTTTAATTTATTAGTTCTAACCTGATCATCTGCATAATTATTGAAACATACACTATAATATTCCAATGGATAATTTACTTTCAAATATGCTCCATAACACATGTCAAGAGACACCGCTGCGGCATGAGCACTACAAAATCCATACGCCATGCAGCTTTGAATCATTCCCCATGTCTCATCAAACATATCCTCGGCGCCAGTATTAATAATCCATTGTTTCTTCAGACGTTCTTCTAAGTTTGCAAAATCCTGTGGTTTGATTTTTTTCTTTGAAATTTTCTTAATTAAACCAATGGATTCCGCCGGTGTAACCCCAAGCCAATTAAAATATTGCATTAAAGACTCTTGAAACAGAATATATCCATGTGTATCTTTCAAAACCTGATCAAGTTGTCGTGATCCAGTAGAATATTTCTCTCTATTTAAGAATGATTCTCTCCATGAATCAAAAGATGGACGGATGGCAGCTGCGATATGTGCGCCATCTTCAAAAGATGAAATTTTATATCTTTTCGCCTGTTGTGATCCATTATCACTATCGACTTGATTTAATGTACAAGTAATACCATTTTTAAATAAATCCCATATTTTTTGATCGTTTTTGATTTCATTCAAAAGTTGATTGGCAGGAATAATTGGCTTCCCAATTTCTTTAAATGTTTCATCAATTAACTTCCATACTTTAACGATCAGATAATCGTTCTTTAATACTTTATATTCATCGGCTTCTGATGACGTAATAAGAACACAAAGATTTTCGCCCAAACGAGTAACGCCATATTCATATAATAAATTTTTATCACTAAGAATATGAGCGCAGGGATGCACTGAGCCAGACACAATGGTTCCAACATATTTATTCGCTTCTTCGATGATCGGTTTCCATTTTTCATCGTTTTCATATGATTCCAGGTTCTTGGCAACATCATTAAATTCATCAAAATCCATACCTTTGGAACGACATACATTTCTAAATGCTTCAGACATTTGCATCGTTCCTGGTGCATACATAGGATAACAACCGTGTTCGCCTAATAATTCTCTCGACGCCTTAACAAACGGTTCCTGCTCTTTAACATTGAAGTCAATATCTGGTAAACTACGGTTTTCAAGTAATCTTGCCGTAGAAGCAAATCTATCAGGGAACAAAGGAAGATTAATCTTAAATCTATCTAACTGAGTCATGCCTAAAATTCTGTTAATATAGAAAGATCCGCAACTTCCTCTTCCGCCTCTTGTTAATACACCACCATATTTATTTACCGCTAAATCGACATTTTTTTCATTAAAAAGAAAATAGTCTGCAGTATGTACTTCATCATTAGTATCTTCAATGATTTTCATTTCATATCTAATACCTTTTTTATATACTTTGTAATCTTCATCTGAAATATGTTCTTCTTTTCTGATTACTTTAAAGCGTTTATTTACCTCTGATTTTAGCAAATTTACACGTTCTTTTGGTGTGAGATCGGGATAAATAGTTGGCATCTTAATAGAATAATCAAGCTGTATTTCTTCGCAATTATCAAAAATTAATGTATTATTAATAGCTGAATCGATTTGTTGTTCCGATAAAACACCTTGTTTTTTAAAGCGATGTATCATTGTCTCCGCAGTAGGATAATCTAATATAAAATCATCTTCGCTTCCATAATTAATATGTTTTCCTTTTAATAACTCTAATCTTTCTTGCTTTCCTCCCTCGTCAATATAATGTGAATCATTAGCCGCAATTAAAGATAGCCCGTATTCATCGGAATAATATATAGCTTTTTTATTGATCTCAACTTGAATGGGATCAAGATGATCTTGAACCTCCAATAATACGTTATTCCCAAAATGCTCAAATAACGGCATAAAAATTTTATTAATCGAATCATCATCCCTCAACAAACCAGCGACACAGGCTGTGGTAATATAAACATCATCTTTGTCTAGGGTCAATAAATCCTTCATAAAGAATCTCGGTTTATAATAAAATCCATTGATATTTGCCATGCTAGAAACATAGTTCATCTTTTTACGAGCAAGATCTGTTTTAGGAATAACAATTATATGATAGTTCCGTTTATCTTTTTCTGAAGCATCTGGAACAATATATCCTTCAATTCCTGCAATACATCGGATTCCGTATTTATTACATAAAGTTCTTGCTTCAAATATATCTCCAAAACTACCATGATTCGTTGTGAAATAATTCATATGCCCGTATTCAATCGCCTTTTTTATATATTCTTCCTGTTTAGTGTTTGTGTCCGGCGAAAAAATATTGGAAATATGATCATGTTTATGATAATTATTATATCTCAAGATATTTCCTCTTCCTGAATCATTTGTAATAATTCATCTTCTTTAATTTCTGATAAATCATATTTGTCAATTATCTTCTTAGTTTTTACATAGGGAATTTGATGGCTACGACAATAATTATTTAAACCAATTTTATTGCCATCATTTAAAACGATGTACACATACCGAGCAGGTGGTGTAACATTAGAGTTGTTTATTATCTTTTTTTGGATAATATCAAAATTTTCATGGAAAATATTCAAAATCATTTTATCGATTTTTCTACTTGATGGTGCGTCAAAAGTTAGATATCTTTCATCTTTTTGTCGCCAACATATTAGATTTAATCGTTCTTTGCATAATCGAATATATAAATCAATTTCTTCTTGAGAATATTCTGCTAAACATAAATACCAAGTATTTCCTCTGCTTCCATCGTCAAGAACATGTAAACATAATCCAAGTTCATTGAGTTTTTGAATTTTTTGAATGCGTGGCATATCCCGAATTTCTTTTAATTGATTAATAATTCTTGTTTCAAATCTATAATATGGTTTGCATAGATATTGTTTATTCGTTCCAAAACTTGTATAAGTTGCTTCATAATATTTTGGTGGCGCACTACATAAATCCTTTAATTTATCATACTTCCAAAACACATAGTCCGTTTCGTCGATAGCATGACTTTCAATGTAAAGAGGTTGATCCTCCCTCTTATCTATATGTCCATCTCCTAATGTTCCAAATAGAATTATTTGATATTGTAAGTCTGATAATTGCTTATACTCTTTAAAACTCCATTTATTCAATCTATGTATTTGAGAGCACCATTTTTGAATTACTCTTAACGATGCTCCACATTCATTCGCCATTTCCTGATGTGTCATACCTTGTACTATGTATCTTTGATAGCACCAATCATAATCCTGATAAACTGCTTTAAATTTCACATTATTACTTCGCATGTATTTATCGCCAAGTTTTAAACTACAGCTTTTAGCTCTTACGGATTTTACCGACAATCCCATCTCCTTACCAATGTCGCACATGGACAATCCAATAGCATATAGAGATTTTAATTGTTCTTCTTCTTCCTTCGTCCATTTATGTCGTTTCTGATGAGTTGATTGTTCTTTATCCAATAAATATCCATGTCGAATAAGCTGATTATAATGTTTGTTACATAATTCTTTAAGATAAAATTCGCCTTGTCGTTGCCAAATATAATATGCAATACTTTCCGTGTCTCCACACACAGAACAACGTTTTTGTTTACTGGACTTACTCATCGGAATTCACCTCCGAAAGTACATCGCATACTGCTTTTAGTACAAATTTTCTACCTAAAAATCCACTATCTAGACTACATACGGCTTCGAATTCATCATTCATAGTGCTATGATCCTCCATATCATCAAATGAACCGTCGAAGTTCCATTTGATAATTTGCAAGTAATCATTCGGTTTTAGAACTAAATGTTTATAATCACTCATCTGACCAATTTCGTAATCACAAATATTATCCATATAAGCTCTTACTGGTTTAAAATTTGTGCCAGAAATACGATCAATCTTTTTGATATTCTCTACTAATCGTCTGGTAATATCTTCGACATCAATTTGAATATCAATGTCAATTGTTGGTTCTTTAAACTCTGGAAGGTTTGTCTCAATATAAGACAAGAAATTGTTAAGATCTGATTTTTTGATTTGAATACCTGATGCAAGTTCATGTCCATCTGCTTTTGCATAACCACTATCATTGCAGATTTTTCGGAAATCATCAACACCTACGGCTCTCATAGAACCTGCATATTTTGATCCGATATCTTTCAACACTAAGATCGGCTTTTGATACTTTTCTAGTAGCTTATTTCCTAATAAACCAGCAATACCATATTGTGTATCAATATATACAGCGATTACCTTTTGATCCTTTTGTTTCTCACATTGTTCATAAACATTCGGCAGTAAACGCTCCACTTCTTGATTTTGTTCTTCCTTACATTTCTTTAATGCTTTTACATAGGCAAGCACTTGTTTGTTATTATCTTCTAGAAATGCATTCATAGCAGTTTCATTTTCACCCATACGGTTCGCTGCATTTACAATTGGAGCAATACTAAACGCAATTGCCGTACTGTTGAATTCAAATCCGCCGACAATCTTCTTAACTGCTGGATTATAAATCTTCTCAAGCCCTTTCGATACGATATAACGGTTTTCCATAACTGTCATATCCATCATATCTCCAACTAGACCACATGCCGCAAGATCTACTAATTCATCTGCATAATCTGTAAGAAATTGTTCATCCAAATATTTACAGAATTTCCATACCACCCCTGCTCCAGATAATTGCGAATTATCATAATCTCTTTGCGAAGAAATAAGAATTGTATATGTATCATATGGAATTTCCCGTTTAATTGCATGATGGTCTAAAATAAGTACATCAATTCCTGCTTCTGACAATTCTTTATACTGAATTTCGTCTTCGTCTAAACTATCTACAACAATCAATAAATCTAAAGATGCAAACTGCTGTAAATTTTGTCCTTTTAGTCCATGCTGCTTACCATCATCAATATATGTAAAAATGTCGTCGGTGAAATGTCTCAAATATCGCGTCATAATCGTTCCTGCAGTGATTCCATCCGTATCTGTATCAAACAAAATACCAATGTTTTCGTTTTCTTCAATTGCCCGATTAATACGCATATATGCTTCATCAATCCTATATAAAGAATCCAGTGGAAGCAAATCTTCTTCTGTCGGATTTAGAAAATGTTTCGCATCTTGAATTCCTCTTTGTTTAAGAATCGTATCAAATACTTCATCCTCATACATTCCTCTACAATCGTTTAAAATATTATAATTCTTCTTCGTCCTTATCATCTCCTAATATTAAAATTTCGTTGTTTATGATATACTCAAATTTTTCTTTACCCATATCGGTTGCAGAAACCTTTGGAGCATAATATGATTTTGTCCAGTCCCAATATCCAATTTCAAATTCTGCAAACTTAGAATAATGACGTAAAACTTCTACGTTTCTCTTTATATTGTCTAATTCATATCCTTGGTCATGAAGAAAAATCACCTTTGTTGGATGTAATTCCACAAGCAACCGTGCTTGCTGTACACTTAAACTTCCACTCATAAGCGCAACAGCGTTTCTATATCCGTATGAATAACATTGCATGACAAATTTTTCTGCTTCTCCTACAAAAACAGTATTTTCAACAAGATATTGATAATTTTGAGCATAACCAAATAATGTAGTGCTGCAACGCCCAGGATAAGAATAAAAATATTTCAGCGCACCATCTGAAATCTCATAATTAAAACGTTCCTTAACCCCAATAAGCTGTCCATATTCATTTCTGATGGGAATAACAATTCCTTGTGATTCGACGTCATATCTTATTCCAAAATACTGCTGTGCATCTAATGATATATGATCTTTCAAAAATCGAATATTGGGATAGAATTGAAATTCATCTAATATTTTTTCGTCATATATTTTCGATTGAATAGTGTTTCTTTGTCTAATCTTTTCATAAAATCCTCCAAAGATTCCTTTTTTCTGAAAGTGTCCAATATAATCTTGTATATGTAACACATTTTTTATTTCATTTAAGACATCTACAAATTCTACTTTTCTTTGATTGGTGATATATGAAAAGATATCAGTTTGAATATTTCGAGCATAATCATGTACGTACAGCCAATTATTATTTTCAAGCTTAATTACAATACTTTTTTTCGAAGATTCTTCATCTCGCCCAAATTGCATGTATGTAGGCCGAATGACTATATTACAGTATCCAAAATGTTCCAATACCTCTTTTAGTTTTTCTGGATTATTTAATAGCTCTTTTTTAATATCTTCTAACATATATCACCACCAAGTTATTTTTTATCTTATTTCTCCATGTTTTGGACGGCATTGTGCCACTTCTCTGAAGATAGAATGATCGCCTGAAAACTTCAAAAGATACGCAATACCAGTATCACTGGAGTTATTACCATTCCGAGTTTTTTCTACAAATAACATTCTCCATACTGCATTTGGATCTGCTCTATATTCCTCTTCAATCCATTTATCGTTAATCTTTTTCAGTCTAAATGGATGGCAATAATATTTACTTTTTTCATCAAGTTCTTCAGCATAAACAGTTCGCATAAGGAACAAATTCTCAAGAATTTCTTTCGTCTGCTTGGCATTACTAAGGCAACTGGCATCCAGGAATAATTTTCCTTTCATATATTCTGCCAACTGAACTGATGCCAACATGATTAAATTATATTTTTTTGCCAACTTATCTAACTCTCTACTGTCTCTAACTAAAGACAAATCTTGTCTGGAGGATGAAAAATCGCTCTCTTGGATTTTAAACGTATCGTATAGAACTGTATCATATCCAAATTTAAGAACATTCTCGCGTACTTTCTTCTTAACAACAGCCATGTCTGCATCGTTCATAGCAATGAACTTTACACGACCCTTATAATTCTTTCTCCAGAATGCCTGTACATCTTTTAATTGCTCACGACTTTCCTTGTTTATATCACCTACAGACATTTTCTTTTTCGTGAGTTTAAAATACCTATTCCTCTTGCCAAGAAGCCAAACCATAAATTTAATTTTGAACTTTTTAATATTTTCTTCGTTGGAAATAATAAGAATTTTCCGATCATAATATAGAAGTGCCATGAGAACTGTAATCCACCAAGTGGATTTTCCTGCACTGCTGAATCCTCCCATCATTGTAAGAGTTCCTTCTAACAGTCCCATTATTTGTCTGGATAAAAAAGGAAAGCAATTGATTTCTTCTCCGTTTTTATCATATCCTGCTATATCAAAAGGCACACCATTTTCTTCGCCTTCCGCGCACGACTCAATAAATTCGTCGTCAAAATCAATTTCTTCTTCTTCCAGAATCTTACTCGAATATCCAGTACCATAAGTACTTATTCTTGCTTCATACCAATCTGTTACCTCTTCTGCAGTCATCTTTCGAAATAATTTAAGAGGAATAACTTTCTTGTCTTTGATATTAATCTCTTTTAAAAGATTAAATCCATCATCGCACATGCGAAGCATAACATTTTCTCGATACAAGATATCAATGTATGTATCAAAATTCTGTGTATTGATAATGTCCATCTGGTGCTGAATCGAATCCCATCCACCACAATCCTCATATCGATCAATGACTTCTTGTTTTGAATTTGACAGAATAGTTATTTCATCAAGAGAGTAGAACCCTTTTTTTCGAAGATCTTTCAGCAAAGAGAAATAAAAACGACCGTCAACTGTTATAAAATCGTCTTTCTCGAATGTCGTATCATCCAAAAGAAGCATATCCTTAAAGAAACAGCTTACAACGTTTCCTTCATATTCGATTCGTCCTTTTAATAGCTGCGCAGGATACTTTTCTTTGACACCTGTAATAAATTCAGCTATATTACTCACCTACCTGTTCTTCAATATCAGATAAACTTCTTTTCTTCTGTCGTCGTTTATAATGACCATCCGGTATATCAACTTCCACCTGTTTAGGTGCTTCTTTTTCTTTTACTTTAAAATCTGCGATACCATTTTTGATCATTGCAGAAAAATATCTGATTTTAGCGTATTCACTCGAATAATCTCTTTGCTGAATGACAGATGTCATGTAATCTTTATTCTCTTTTAAATAGGCTAAAATCTGATCATAAGAATAAGATCCAAGTATAAAACTTAACTCTTTGAACAATGCAGTATTAATTACTTTATAACCAAAAATCTCATTAATACACTCGTATGTATCGTCTCTTATTTTTCTGTCATGCAATACAGTTAGATATTCTGCTTCATTGCAGTAGTAGATGTTTTTACCATCTACTACCACTTTGAAAGCATCTTTTCTATCTACTTTGTTATTGCAATATCTGCATTTAACAAGCATACATGATACTCCTTAGTTCATCATATCGTAAATTCGTTTCAGTCCATCTTCATCTACATCATTAAGTTTACCATATTCTGCAATGACTTTTCTGACGCTTGCTTTCTTATCTTTATCAGTACACTCTTTGAACATCGTGCGAATTACAGTAGCGAGATCATCCGGATAATCAGAAGTTTCTGTCACGGTTTCTTCTTGCTCTACCGTCTCCTCTACTGGAATATCGTCAATGTCATCGTCTTCCTCAATTGGTTCTGGATCAGGTTCTACTTCTTTTTTGACAACCGTTGGCTTGGACTTTTTACCAAGAGTAGATTTCGATTTTTCCATACCTTCTTCAACAACTCGAATAAAATCTGTTGCCATATTTGGTTTGTCAAATACTAGATATTCTGGCACTGCTCCATCTGCGAAACGTCCACCAGCATCAATTAGTGTTGTTCCTCTGAAATAAAGTTTACGAATTGTATCTGTCGCATACTTTTTGGTTTTATCTCCAACTTTTTTCTCCTCAAGATCACGATCAATGACGCCAGTCAGAGTTACATCAAAGATGTCTCCAAAAGCAGCTTCATAGTCTGCTCCCATGTTAGAAGACAGCTGCATGTAACCATCTTCTTCCAGACCACCCTTTTCTTTAATGGTCTTAAATTTTGTATGCGCAATAACCCATACGCCGAATCCAGCATCTTCAAGACGAGTCATATATGGTTTGATAATGTCGTTGGCAGAGAATTTTTCACCTGCAGTATATCCACCGAATGCCGCTTTGATCGATTTACACTTTTTCGTTGGGTTCTCTACATTGCTCTGACGAATTGTTTCTGCATCTGCAATTAGGGCAAGTTCATCTCCTGTATCGAATGCCACCATCTCAATATCGTGCTCTTTGCCCTTTTCTTTGATGAGCCAGTCAGCTAACTCCTGAAGATCTTTATATGTCTTGACCTGTGTAGTATTTAAATTGTCAAGCATCTTATAACCTTTCTCGTTTCCACATCCAACAAGAAGTCCTTTTGCTGGATCTCCATATTTCTCCAGAATAACATCACGGAAAAGTGTTGTTTTACCAAACTTTTTGGTACTTCTAAGATAAATGGAAAGATTTTTGATATCTGGTTTAATTACATTGATTGTTGGTTTCTGAAATGCCATAAATATATTTCTCCTTTATATATGTAAGTAATTTATTATCAAAGAATCGTGAGGCCGTAGCCCTCTTAATTCTTATAGTTCATCATCTTCGTCGAAAAGATCCTCAGTTCCTTCTGGCAGTTCTTGCTCGATACTATGAATCACCATGTCATCTGCAGTGTACACCGTGTCCTGGCGGCCTTTCGTGAACCCTCTGGCTGGTTTAACAAACTGGTATTCTTTAATTCTTTCTCCGTAAACGCCTTTACTGTACTCTGCACGAATATCATCCATGGTGATAAGACCACAATCAAGATCGTTTTTCTGTTCATCTGTAAGCATGTCCTCTGTAATCTCAACTTTCTGCGCACCATTGAGCATGTTTACAATTACGCCATACTCCTTAAATCCATCATCCTCAACAATGAATTTATGTTTAATAGCCTCGACTCTCTTCTTGGCTTTCTCATCTGCATCTTCTGGAGCTACCGGAATAGCAACTGTAACTGGCACTGGAATATTGACTTTTCTATTGTTGTCATACTCCATCATGTAGCCATTAACATAGTATTTGCCCTTTTCTTCAACGCTCATATCATCAAAACTTTCGGAATTGAACAGAATATTGAACGTTGCTGTAGAAGTTTCTTCTGCATCCTCTGCTGCCAAATAAATTCTGTTTGGCACATAAGATTCATATACGGTTCCTTTGTTATCAGAGTACTGATATTCTCCATTTCCTCGAATAAAGAATTTTTTATCAGCATATTTACCGCTGTCAATTACTTTTTTGATGAAGTCGATGTAATCCCATTCGGAAATGAATTCATGACGCTTCTTGATGCTCTTCTCAAGTGCATCAGCTACTTCATCCGGAGACGTCAGACCAACCTCTTTCAGTTCTTCATCTGTTAACTCGCTACCTTCATGGAGTTTGTCTGCCATATTCTGTAGCTTATATCTTCGTCCAGGTTTCTCAAGGTCAAAGATAAATTTTTTAAATTCAGCAACCTCTGCGAGTTTCGGAGAAGTCAGACGTTCTTTAAATGGAATCTGAAGACTTTCGCCTTTAGTTTTTTTACCATTTTCATCTGTACCACCTTTACTGAAGGTATATACAAATCCGTGTTCATCACCGAAAGCTCCCGCATTGACGGTAAGCATATGACGATTGTCTCCGCATGTCGCATTGAAAAGAAGTTGTTTTCTCACCCAACCAGATTCATACTTATTTTCCGAATATGGATGAAATTTTTCTGTATCTTTTCCAACACTTAGTTTTCCTGTCATTTCAAAATTCATTAATTTTTGTCCTCCTAAAATTAAAATTTATATTATTGTTAAATAAAACAATCTATCTAAACGCCCAATACATGGACGGAACACAGAATTAAATCTATGTTTAACTATGTAAACAGTGATTCAGGGCGCACAAACCCAAGGTATGCTGTTTAGCCACCTCAAAATTTATCTATCCTGTTTTCACAAATATTTGAAAATTTGGAATTTATTGGCTGAATAGCCGAGATTAATTATTTAAGAAATTTCTGATATCATCCATCATTTTGTCTGCTTCATTAAGACAATATCTATATGTATCTTCCCCATCGTAATACTCAAAGTATGGGATTGGTTTTTCTTCTTCATCATACACATAACCTAATTCTGAATATCCATCAAAATATACAGATACATGCTTATTCTTATAATCAATGGTAAATCGAATAACTGCTCCAGCAAATGGAGGAATGATTTTTACATTCCATTCTTTGTCAAAATGAAATACTGGTAATTTTTCGATCCATCCTCTAAAATCATGAATCTGTTCTGCTTTTGACAGAATTAATACCTTATTTAGATACTCTTCCATGTTTATTTCTCTCTCTTTCTTCATCTAATTCTTGCGCTGCATCCAATCAATGTTGTATGCAAAGCGCTTAATAACAAAATGATCGCGATGATAAATATCACATGACAAATGGTACTCATCGAACTGCAAATTTGTTATTTTTGCATCTGCTGGAATATCTACTCCAGGCATACTACTTGCAACACCATAATAAACACGACGTCCACTATAATTTTGATATTTTTTACAGTAATCTCTCCAATCGTCAATTAATACCCATCTTGCTTGATGATCCTTAATATTATTCTCTCCATCAACTGAAAGATTTGTTTCGATAATTTTTACCATTTTTCATTACCACCTGTCATTCAATATTATCCAATTGTCGAAACTTTTGGAAACGTGTCAAGATCTCTTTTCGTTGTCGTCCAAACGGGAATCTGTTTTGATTCTTTCTGTCCATCTCGATATCCAGCCTCATACGTTTTATCTAAAAGTTCCTCAAGATCAGATTTCTTGACAACAATCTTATTGTTCGGATCATCTTTATCTAGCTTGAAATCGTAAAATACAATTGGCTTCATTCCTTTATTCTCCTTTGGCTCTTGAAATATTTTGAAATTTTGCTATAATACCAATGCAGGTTATAGCAGTCAGGTTCCACCGCATACTGACTCAACAGCACGGCTATTCCTGGAGTTTATAAAATAACTCATGCGGAAGCACAATTGTAAGTTGTGCGACAAGAATAAGTGAAAACATTTCTGGCCCGTTCTGGGCAAATACTTTTCCTGTTTTGAAAAATATCTTACAGGAAGGAGGGTAGAATTTAGATTGTACAATGTTATAATTTTATGTGCAATCATTGGTATTGTGCTTTGCTATGTAGCAAAAATCGTCACAGTATATTGGATCTGCAAGCATCCAAAACTGTCTGATGAAAAAGTTAAATACTTAACCAGCATGATCTCCAAACCACACGATTTATCATTTCTAAAAGATCTGATTAAGCGTTCATAATTTCATATCCACCTATTGTATTCATACTAGACTTGTTTGTATATTCATTTATTCTCCTTTTAATTCAATATTTTTTATCGGGGTCGAGTCTTGTGTATCCACTCACAGGATTCGACCTTTTTGCACTTCCACATGAGGTTATTTTTTTAATCTAAAATCACATCTCCTGCAGAGATAAATCCATATACTTTTTTAATTGATTCTTCGTCTAACATATATCTTTCACCTGCCATTTTCATTTCTTCATTAAGACTATCAATAGAAAGTATTAATTTTTCTTTTGCTGTTTCTTTATTCTCTGCACAAACAATGATTCTTTTAAGTAACGGACTTTTCTTCCATTTACCGTCAAAGTCATGCCATTCCCTGTTCGCAATTCCCGTATAAAAATCCACTGTGTATCTCCATTTTATTCTTCTAATTCTCCATATTCACATATATCGCATGTGGAAAAATATTTGTTGTGAGCCTTACAACATTCTGGTCGATTATCTTCACCATTAAAAACAACCACATCCGCTATAGGTTGACACAAAATCACTCGATCAAATCTTGTCCTATCCTTTTTAGACATATTATTCCATTTTTCCAAAAGCAAATCTGCATCTACTAATCTCATAACTACTTCCTTTCTTAAAAACTTATGAAATTAACTTTTCATTATATTTTGAAACTTTCTCTTAGGTTCTCCAAATATAAATCACTATTTGTATTCCAACCACCAGTATGAATACTAAGTACGATTCCAATGATTATACTAATCCAAAATAAAGTTCCTCTCATTTACTTCTCTTCCTTTTTGCTATACAAACCAATCTGTTTCATCTTCTTTAAGAATAATTTCATCTCATAACATGTAAGCCCAACACATGTGTTCCCAATTCCTTTTTCATCCATCAGGTTTGGATCATAAGATTGCAAAATATGTCTTCCAGAAGTTTTTCTACCAATAAATACTGTTTGGGTATATTTATATTTATTGTCTTTTCGTCTGTACTCAACACCACTTCTATTTTCTTCAATTTTCTCAAATCCAATATCAGCTAATTTTTCATCTACTGTTTTAAAAAATTTCATAAATACCTCCTACACAATTCTTATAATCTGTTCGTACAGACAAGAATCCTTTTCATTAATGTTTCTGTTTATATGCATATGTCCAAAAATGTGTTCATCATATTTTACAGTGTTTTTTATTTCCTCCAAATAATCAGTAAGAATATCCGCACCATAAAAAGTATTTATTGTTTCCAATTCAGAAGTTGATGGACTATGAGTAATAATAAAATCTACTTCATTATTATTCTCTTTCAGTTTTTTAATCCCATGTTGCATCTCTTCAATAGTTGGAAGTTCTTCTTCCCACCATGTAAGTCCCTTAATTCTGTACATGAATTTTCCATTCATTTCTAACTTATGTTTTTTTATTCGTAAATCTGGATCTTTGTAATCAATGATTCCATCACTAATATCGTGTGAACTTGCTCCACCGAAAGCAAAGAATTTTTTATTTTCAATAGTAAACACTTCTCCACGCATTAAATGTAATACATTCTCACGAATCTCATGTACTTTCCCACCATGCCATTCTTTAACTGGATAAGTATCAATTCTTTCAAAATTGTCATGGTTTCCATCAACAAATACAGTTGTAAATGGCTTGTCCTGTAACCAATCTAGCCAATATTTTTCTTCTTTACTTTCCTTAACTCTATTCCAGACAAGACCAAAATCCCCACAAATAATCACCACATTTTCATCTTTATTGCCGGAAAATTCCTTTTGTTCAAAAAAGATATCTGTGCCAAATCTTGTTGGGCATCCATGTATATCTCCTGTAACATATACGCTCATGTTATTCTCCTTTCATAATTCTATGTAAATCTTTTTATAAATCACTTATTCCCCTTGGCTTTCTTCTCTCTTGCCTTCTTTGCTTTTTCTTCCTTTTCTGTTTCGATACGATTATCTAATTTTGCAAATACAGAAGTCATCTTGGCGTAATGCAACTTTTTTGATTTATTTTTCTCATCACGTTTTTTACATTCATCTCTATATTCTTTAGTTCCTTCTGTATAAGGATTTTTCTTATAAGAATATGTCTTTCCTGCTTCTCTTCTTTTCTGCATTTTTTCTTCTCTCTTCATGTGCTCATTCTCCTTATAATTACATTTATTACACTTTACTACTGAATTTATAAGCCCTCATTTGAAAGTGTGAAAGTCAGCCCAGGCTGATAAGTTACACACGAATCGAACGTGTTTCTTCCTATTTACATAGAATATTCTGTCAATGAACTAATAACTTACTAACACGTTTTGTGAAAGAAAGAAGGTGCAATTATTTTCTGCGTCAAGTTGACTGTACAGGACTCGAACATGTGTTTTCATACATATGCGCTCTAACACCATCTAAGCTAACAGCCAAACCATTTTTGTAAAATGTAAATACCCTATGTTGGGGTAATGCCATATGCCATTCGTGCTGCTTGCATAACACACAAATGTAAATACAGAATTGAGCATTTTGTACCGACTTCAATCATTCTTGCTCAAGGAATAAAATGTCTTATATGGCTAATACTGGCAACGAGACTCGAACTCGTATGGTGCTTCCACCGATGGATTTTAAGTCCATTGCGTCTACCATTCCGCCACGCCAGCATGTGTGCGATAGTTACTTCATCCGTTTAAGACATCTCCTAACGAGGATGCTGATCCAAACCCATCGCTTAAGTGATCAGTTTATTACAAGTGGAGGCTTGTATTGCGATACATGATAAGTTTTATGTCTTTCATGCTTGGACAATTATTTATTCTCTAACAAAAAATCACAGCTAACGTGATAAACAAGAAAATTAAAATGATTCCGCATGATACTCCAAAACTTACATCCTCTCCCCATCGTTTTTCAACATAAGTAATAATTTTATCATATGATTTTGCGATAAATGTCATTCCAAATACAGACACAACTGCAATCGCAACAATTTCTAATACTAACGTTAAAAATAACATTAACCAATATTCATTCATATGTACATTCTCCTTCTAATACTGTCTAAAAGTAAAACTCTCACCACATTCAGTACAGACAACCGATCCAATTTCAACTTCTGCAAATTCTTGAAATTCATACTTGAATTGACCGTTTTTGCAATTAAATCTTTTATGTTTATTTACAACGTGCGAATCCATCCATAAATTAATTGTTGATTTTTCATCTTCTGAAATCGGAAATCCTCTCCGTAAATCTTCCTGCATAGCTTCGCATTTACTTTTCATCATTTGCAGTTCTGAGTCTTTATAAGATTCTTCCATTAATCTTTTATTCTCTTCTCGCAGTCGAGCAATTTCTTCGTCACGTTTTTTCAATCCATCTTCAACGTTTTTGACAATGTATGAAGTCTGATTTTCTTTATTTACAAGCTGATCTAGAATTTCGTTAATATTCTTACCCATGATCTTATTCTCCAATCTCTTCATTTAGCCATTTAACACAGTCGTTGATCGCATCAGACCTGTAAATAAATTTCTGTCCAGATGGTGACTCCCATACAAAAGATGATTCAAAAACAAAATAATTAGTTGGAATACCTGCTTTATCTTGTGTCTTTGTAACTAAATATTCCGCTAATCCATCGACCGGCATAATTCTCAACCTATCCAAATTTCGCATCCTTACACCTCCATATTCTCTCTTGTTGTATAGTGTTATTTCACTTAATACTCTGCATGGCTATTACACCATACAGAGTAAAATATATTATTTTTTCTTAGCTGCTTTTAATGAATCTAATTTCTTTTGAAGCTCTTCATCTTTCATCTTTTTATCCAGACGCTTCATCTGAACGTCAATGGAATTCTTGTAAGCGATTCTTGTACCGTCAGCCTGTTCTTTTGTTTTCTGAACGCCTTCACGAACCTTTTCAAGCATTCTATCTTCTTCTTGACTTGAAGTGCTTGTGGCAGATTGTAAAGATTTTACGGTTTCTGCAGCCTCGAGTGTGAATACTGCTTTATCCTTTTCTGCTTTTAAAGATTTAATTTCTTCCTGCAGAGCTGTTAAATTTTCTTTCTGTACATCTCTATTCTCTTTTAATTCTTTCAGAGTTGTCTTAATCGTTTCAATTTTGTCCGTGATTTCCTGCTGTCTTGCAAGATATACTTTTGCACCTTCGTCATCATTTCTATCAATACAGGATGCAACACTAAGATCCATCTGCATATTCTCTTTCTGCAACTGTCTTAATTGTGTTTCATAATTCTGGATTTTACCCTCGACCTGGGTATATAAAGAGTTTGTTTTGGTGTAAGTATCTTCCTTCTTCCAAATAATAGAATTATAGTAGGCTTTTGCTCCATCTGGCGTAGATGCATCATTGCCAATGATTTCATCTGCTGTTCCTGATGCTCTCATTTTTAGTCTCTTACCCGTTTTAGTTGTTGTAAAAAATACAACTGCCGCAATCACAAGAATTACGATAATCAATACTGTCATAGTTAATCCCTACCTTCGTCAATATCAAGTCCAAAGTTTTTAAATAGCTCTGTCATGCCTCCCATATATCCTGATCCAAGAGCTTGAAATTTGAATCCATCACCATATTTATAAAGTCTACCCATCTCAACGGCATTGAGCTTTTCAAAATTCTCATTTTCAGAAAGATCATATTCCCATTTTGTTGTCGGATTGTCATAATCACAGATCATCATAGTTGCGTTATTAACCATTCCAAAATTCTGTAGTCTCTGTACAGCTCTGAAAATAGTAAGACAAATTGTAAAATCTGTTCTGTCTGACGGAAATGTATCTGCATGAACAATAAAATATTCATCATAATGATGTCCATCAAAAGTAATTCCCTGAGAATCGTCACCCGTAAGATTGTCTCCAGAATATTCTACCCACGGATATCCACTACCATCACCATATGTATTATAGTTTACAATATCTTTTGGATAAGCTACTTTTCGATCTGAATTTGTAAGAAATCCGTTAATATCAAAATCAATATCTGATTCACCTGCATAACGATTCTGATCCCAATTCACACCAATGAAAAAGTTTTTGATTGCAGTTCCATCTTCTTTTGTCATACTAATTTTCTGATTTTTGCTCATATTAATTACGTTTGCCATAATTATGTATTCTCCTTTTTTTACTATTATTTATTATTTAACCAATCTTTATATTGTCTTAGAAGTTCTGTATACAATTCTTCATCTGTCATTTTGTTCATGTTTTCTACTGCAGTAAATCCGGTATTATCGCATTTTCTACTCTTCATATTATCTAGAGATTTTAGATAACTAAAGCTTTCATTGCCAATTCCAACAAACTGTACAAACATATTGTAATTAGAAAGCTCTTTCACAATTTTATTTGTTTCGTCTGTATCCCAATTTTCACCATCTGTAATAAAAATGATAAATGCTGGAATTGTACTTGGCTCAATGTCCTTATAATAGGAAACAATATCTTTCAAGACTGGAGCGTAATTAGTTCCACCCATGCTCATACGAGAATTCATCATAATTTTTCGAACATAGTTCTTATAATTATCAATTGTCACTGGTTTCAGAGAATCAAAATCATTTGAAAATAGCCAAGATTCTAACTTACCATCATCATCAAATTTAAGAGCGATTGGCAAAAGTCTTGTAATTACATCTTGTACAGATCCGTTTCTAAAAAGATTACCCATACTTCCAGAGTAATCCATAGCGAGCGCAACCCTTGCTTGATGCTTAGTCATATCAATTTTGCTTGATTTCGACATATTAATTAGCACATTATTTAGATTTTCTGCTGACTTAGACATGTCAATTACAACTGGCTGCGCTGCATTTTCTTCATGTACCACAGCGGATGTATTATCCGCCATAGTATTTGTTGTTGAAGTCTTTTTTCCAAAAAGTTTGTCAAATAGTCCCATGATTTTTATTCTCTCCTTTGATAAATAATTTTCGAATAACATCAACCACGATTACCGTGAGTGATAGTCCAATGATTGCGATCCACTGACTCATATTCATTGCTGTTACCTGGATAAGTCCACCGAGTACATTACATAAGACAATAGTTCCAAGTACAATACCTGCTGCAATATATACAAATGTTTTATTGTTTTTCAGTCCATTGAGCAAATTAATATGTTCTGTACGAATACCAAATCCATTGCATACAGACATGATGCAAAGCATTGCAAATCTTGCAGTCATAGCTTCGACATCTGTTGTAAATAATTTTGATACTGGTGAAGACATAAGAATTCCATATAGTACAATAAATGTTACTGTGCTAATAGCAATTCGTTTCTTTGCACCTCGAATAAACAATCCAGAACCCTTCTTAATTGGATTCTCTGTCATATATTCAGCTTTCGGAGGTTCACCGCCAAATGATAATGAATTAAGTGAGTCCATGATAATATTGATAATCAGAATCTGAACGGAAGCTAGTAATACTCCGCCAGATAAAATAGGAAATAGAATACTTAAAATAAGAAGTGAAAAGTTAATTGGCAACTGAAACTCCAAAAACATCATGATATCGTGCATAAATGTTCTGCCAAGTTCCACACCTCTAATAATACTTGCGAAGTTATTGTCTGTTAGAATAATATCGGATGCTTCTTTTGCTACATCAGATCCAGCATTCATACCGAAACCTACATCAGCTCGTTTTAATGCTGGACTATCATTAACCCCGTCACCTGTCATAGCTACTGATCTACCAAGCTCCTGTGCTAATGTTACAAGTCTTAGTTTTGTATTAGGTGAGCATCTGGAAATTACTCGAAGTACAGGAATAATTTTCTTGACTTCATCGTCAGACATCGCTTCAAACTGTGCGTTTGTAAGGGCAAGATCACCTTCTTTATAAATGCCAGCTTCCGTAGCAACGGCTACTGCAGTTTCATGACAATCACCGGTAATCTCGATAACCTGAATTCCAGCTTCATGAGCGACCTTCACAGCCTTTGGAACCTCTTTTCTTACTGGGTCAATGACACCGATGATTCCGAGAAGTACCATGTTGTCTGGTAATGTATTCTCCACCAGCGGTGAATTAGAAAATGTAAGAGCGATACAACGCATAGACTTTTCAGTTAAAGCCTTAATTTTGTCATACAGCTTTTTCTTGTCATCCCCACCAAATGGAATGGCTTCTAAATCTAGCCAATGCGTACAATGCTCAATCAGTTTTTCAGGTGCTCCTTTATAATATGTAAACGATTCGCCCCAGTTATATTTGCTCTCAAAAGCAGAATATTTATTTTCACTACTAAAAGTTTGCTTCTGAACTAATGGATACTTTCCAAAAATATCTTCACATTCTTTTGGATTAACAAGACTTAAAACTGCTCTGTCAATGGAATTTCCACCTGTGATATTATTCTCTGAATCATATGTAGCACTGTTGTTTAAGCAAATATTATTTACAATATTTTTCCAAAGATCAGAACCATGATCTACTTCATTACCTTGTCCATCAATAATAGTTACAGGCGTCATAACACCAGTCGTAAGCGTCCCTGTTTTATCAGTACAAATTAGATCTACGTATGCAAGTTCTGGAATCTTGTTTGGATTTTTTGCAAGAATATTGAATCGTTCCATTGTCTTGACATTCTGTTTTGTCACAATATTAATGATTAACGGAAGACCTTCTGGAACTGCTGCTACAACAATCGTTAAGGCTACTGAAAATGCCTGTGCAATTTTCTGAATCGTATCCAAAACGCCACCACCAAAGTATTCTCTAAACCCAACTTCTGTGATTCCAGTTACTAATAGCACAATAAACGTAAAACCTGCAGCAATCGTACCGTATTTAGAAATGACATCACACAATCTGTCGATTGCGATCTGAAGTGCAGTTTTTGGTGGTTCAAGTGTCTGCATTTTTACAAGCGTGTCGCCATTAATTGTATTAATGCCAACTTCAGTGACAATCATTTTTCCTTCACCAGATAATACTGATGTACCAGCGAATAAACAATTCTGATTTGTAAAGTCATCTGTTGATGTGGATTCTTTTGACACATATCCATCTACTGGCGTTTTCTTACACTCTTTGCTTTCTCCATTAATAGCAGCGTTACTAACGGATACTTTTCCTTCCACAATATAACCATCTGCGAAAATTTCCTGTCCTGATTCAATACAAACTACATCGCCTACAACTAGATCATTTTTATTAATTGTCTGTACTTTACCATCGCGGATAACACTACAGTATCTAGTTGATGTCTTAGCTCTTAATTCTGCTGCAGATTTCTGAACACCAAGCCCTGTTTTTACAGCAATCGCAGTTACAATTCCAAGGACAATTAAGATCATAATAGGATCTGTCATATCCATTACACCCATAAATCCAAGTACCAACTGTAAGACTGCAATTGTGATAAGAATTAGTGTGATTTTTTCTGTTAATGCTTCAATCGCAAATTCATACCATTTCTTAAGCTTTGGTTCTGGTAGTTTGTTTGAGCCATATTTTTCCCGACTCATTTTTACTTGTTCGTTTGTTAGTCCTTTCAATTTTACACTCCTTTTCTATTTGTTTTAGAATATCTATAACAAAGATAGTCCAAAAATAATAATGACTATCTTAGTCATACTTATTTATTCTCAATCTATAACCACATTTATCGGATATAAGTGATCTTTGCAATATTCCAGAAAATCATCTGCTGTCAAATAATTCTTCATCCCATTTAAAGTCATATTCTCTATAGCCTTTGCATCTAACGAATATGAAAAACATGGATTTTCTTTATATAATTCAAAACTCTTATGTTCATAATCAGCCCAACTTCCATAAAAGGAATTGATAATACTATCTATTTTTGAAACAAGATATCTTTTTTCGTATAATAATTTTGCTTGATTTTCTGACTCGGTATAAATGTATTTTTCTCTTCCTGTTACATGATGATAGCAAATTTCCTTTTCATATCTTGTTCTATTAAGAAATATATCCATAGAAGATGTTTCTTTTCTTTTATGTGCATTGAATCCTTGCGTCAATGTCACTTTGTATATTTTCTTCATTTCTGTATTCTCCGAACTTCTAACAAACTGTCATCGTTTTCTTCTTTAAGTTGCTCCAAGTCTTTCCAAATCGCATACCCTGAATCATTTTCACCACAGTAATAATGTTTCTCCCCATTAATTATTCTCCAATATCTCCTATTGGTTTTATAGTAAACTCCATCTTTTGCAAATTCTTCTTTTGTGTACGAAGCAATTATTTTATCATTGATAGGAAAACTAATCTCTACGAAATCTATTCCATCAGCATTAATGCTGTCCATATACTCTAACAATTCTTTCATTTACTCATTCTCCATCTCATATGGTGTATATTCATAAGGTTTTCTGTATTCCAAAATCCTATATACCCTGTCAGAAAAATCATGCAGCCAAGTTTCTAAATCTGCATTGCATCCTCATGTATCTCACCTCGCTTTATCGCATTCATGAAAATTTAAAAGCATCTGATACTTATATTCTCCAAATCTTTTCTTCCAACGTTCTTTTTGTTTTAATATTTATACTTCCACTTATACCCTTTGCACAAAACATCTTTTTCGCATGATTTTATTATTCCAGACAAACCTTTTAGCCCTACTGATTTTGCCGCATCTGTAATTGATGCAAATTCTTCAATAAAATTATTGTTCTCATCACATTTCATAACTGCTTTCTTTTTATTTGCCATCGTCGCTTTATATTCTCCGATATTACCTTTTTTCTCAAAACTCCATCTATAATTATTTGCAGATTGTTGAGAGCCATTTAAACATAAACTTATATCTGTATTTCTTGTTCCTGTTTTTCTTCCGGCTTCAGCAATTGACCAAAATTCATCTATATATTCGCCATCCATTTGATATCTATATACAGTTTTGCCCCTAGTCTTTGAAGCAGACGAAAATCCTCTTCTCTTGCTTTCTTCAGATGAGTATTTATCATAACCTTCCAAAATATGAATAATTTGATATTTTCCATGTTTAGTTATTTCATGAATGTCTTTAATAGTTTTTCCTTCATCCCACAGACGATATATATTTGCTCTATCAATTGTATTTTTTAATGTATCTCCACCAATTGTTTGATTGTAACCATCGTTGTATGTATCGTAATATTCTATCCAATAAATTTCTCGTTCGTTTAATTCTTCTTGTGAACATTCTTCTAAAACAATTAATTCAAAATTACTTTCACCATATTTTCTTATTGCCTTATGAATTGCCATATTGTAAGCTTTTTTGTTTACTTGTGCATTATATGATTCACTCAAATGATTTCTATATCTATACCATATATCTATACTTTGACCTATATATTTTTTATCGTTTATTTTATTGCGTATCATATATATTCCACAATAAATTTTTCTTTTTGTTATTTATTATTCATCTCCTTCTTTGGATTATTTTTTACAATTTCTTTTGCTACACTTGATTTTCCACTTCCACTCAGCCCGCACATAACCCAAAGCGTAGGTCTATTCATTATGCAAAACATTCTTTCGTAAAATCATAACCATCCTTATCATGGAAATATAATGGTTCTCTGCTTTCATCAATATATCTTCTTTCGCTATAAGGATCTAATTTATGATACTCTACATGGTCATATGGCATTTTAATGTCATAATCATCTTCTGTAGACTCAACAAGATAATCTCTACCACCAAATATATGATTCGGAATACCTTCTGGAATATGTTTCATATACTTTGGTTCTCTATTTACATGGCTAGTAAATTCTTCTTTCAGCCCTTCGATAGTATACTGTTTGCCATACTCATCAAAAATTTCAATATCCATTCTATGAAATTCTAAGAACTTCAGCATATCTTCTACTGATTTATAAGCATTACCGTGCCACTCAAACAAAGGTTTCCAACCATAACTCAGTTTCATGATATGCACTTCATATCCAAAATAAGGTGAATCTGTAAGCTCGTACTCATTGTCAAAATACTTTGTCACAAGTTCCTTATCTTTTATCATCATATAATAATTTGTCCCCACGTTCTCACCACCCTTTGTAAACTAATCTCTTATCCAGACTCCAGTAATTGCAAGTCCATTATCAGACTCTACAGTTAAATCAGCTATTCATCATTAACACAATTCCCACCAGAAATCATATAATTTATGAGCCATATTACCTTTATGTAATTCGCCCTTATATCTACGAATCTTTCTATTTGATTGCTGCTTAAAATACTTGCTACGTTTTCCACGATACCATCTTTTATAATATGGTTTAGTGTTCTGAACATAACCATGTCCATTAATCCTAATTTCATCCATATATCCAACTGGCGCAGGATAATAACCGCCAGCAATTTCATATAGGTGCTTAAGATTATTTTGATGCTTCAAATATCGCTCGCGTTTATTTCTTCTCTTTTTATTTGATTGAGTTTTAACAACATTTCCCATTCGAGAATATTCTTCGCAGCATCCCATATATCCTACTTTTCCACCAATCTTATCACACCAAATAGCTCGACAAATTTCCTCTTGTGACAAATCATCAAATATTTCAGACACTTTCATATAATCTTCATATCCATAAGGACAATCACAGCACAACATTTTATTCTCCATCATACTTCCATGCAACAACTTTATTTCTTACAGCCTTTCTTCGTACACCTGTCCCATAGGAATACCACACTTCTTCATCCGTCTTCCATTTAAAATCTCTTGTTCTTGCACATTCAGCAATGAAATAAGCTCCATTTTTTGTTTGAACAAGAACTTTTTCAGATAATCATCCTCTTGAACATTGCGAACAATAAGTCTCTTTCATATCAGGATATTTTTCTTTTAATGAAATCCAATCATTTTTATCCATAATGATCACCCTTTAAAATTGTACTTTTGTATAATTGCTTATTCTCCGAAAGAATCTGGACAAGCTTACAAAATTTCAAATATTGCATCTTTCATAGAAGATGGAATCATAAATATATTTTTCTTATGCGTAACCTCGTACTCTTCCTTGCCATCTTCATTTGTTACAACTCTTGCTGTAAGAATCTTTCCTTTTTTAATTTTTACACTGTCTTCTTTTTGATCTTTGAAGACTACATCTTTAATAAATTTAATTGTCATAATGTTTATTCTCTCCTTCTATTGAAAGAAATGTCGGATTCATTACTAATCAAATTGCGGAGATTTAATTTCCTCTTTAGAAACATATCCTAAGCAATATCTCTGTTCTTCTCTCATGGCATTACAGATTCTCATAATCTGTGAATATCCATCTGACTGACTTTCTGTGCATTTTGCTGCAATTTGTTCAATTCTCTTAATATATTCTTCCGTTGATTTATTCTCCCATACTACTTCAATAAATTTGCAATCTCATCAATCTCAAGTTCCGTTTTCTTATCATCAGATAGCAGCTTATCCAACTTACTCCCCATCTTCTTCAAATCTGCTTCCTCTTTCTTCAAACTAGATACTTCTAACTTACTTTTAATATCCTTAATCCAAGCCGTTACGCTGTATCCTGAAATCTCAAAATCAGACATTCCAAGGTCAACTGCAGACATAAAATATGAATTAAGTCTGATAAGTAATAACATTAATGCATCATCTGAACATACATTAAGATTAATTGTCATACCATCCATATTAAGAACGCAATTTGTTTCAGGAATAAACCTAACCTTCTTCTCAGAAATTGATTTCTTCTTTATTTCAATCTGTTTCTTTAATTCTAAAATTCTGTCATCATTTTTACTCATTTGATTTCGTACTCCTTTTATATTCTCTGCCGTTTGCTAAATGTTTCTGAATATACATTGGCTTCATTGTTTCAAAAATCTGTTCAATAGTAACAGGAATCATATGTTTTTCTTCTTTATCATTATATGGATATCGGTTTGACTTAACCATTTTAGATGTGGTAGGAAATATGTCAGTTACTTTAACACGTTCTTCATATGGACCGTAATGCATATATTCCATTTGTATTTTATAGATAATATATAAATTGTCATCCCGTTTATAAGTCTCAAATACATATTTATTCCCACTATAATATTCGCTTATAAAACGAATGCTTCCCCAGTAATCGTCTTTTTTAAATTCATCAAGTGTAAAGTATTTATATTCGTCTTTGCTACTATCATATGGAGAATACTCAGATTCTCCTTCCAATTTATCAAAAATGTCTGCATACTTTTCATTGCACTTATCATCAATACATTTGATAAATTTATTCTTTGGCATCGACCTATAATGCTCAAAATAACTACCTTTCCAAAACCAAAAATGTTTACCTTTATTTTTCCAATTTTCATATCTATCATAGACATCAAATTTACCCATATAAATCCAATTCTCATTATCCTTGGTTAAATATGTGGCACCTATAATTAAGTCTTTTGCTTTAACACATTCATTATTATGGATAATCTTATTAAACTCACTAATCTCTTTATAATCAGGTGATTCTACTGGCATAAGAACTAAATCTTTGCCGTCCCATCCATATACAAATTCTCCTTCAAGCCCCTTACCCTTGATACAATTTGCGTTTTCAAGAATGTATAATAAATTCTCGATAGTAATCTCAAATTCAAAGCCTCGTGGATCGTACACTCTACAATAAGCATGTCTGTGATCCCAACCTGTAGAATAATCACCTGCTTTTTTATTAAGCACAAATCCTTCGGTTGGAATATTATCATATTCATTATTTGGAATATTCTCATCTCGCCAACCATTCCATGAAGCCTCTTTTCGCAACTTACCCTTTTCGTCATAGTAAATTACATAAGCAAGCTTTCCTGTATATGTTCCTGAACGATTCTGATAACCAACATTAATTGTTTTAGGGATAAAAATACTACTTCTCAATCGTTTTCCTCCTTTAGTTATTCTCTATTACAAAGTTACCCTACCAATATAATTCTTCATATCTCGGATCAACAAACAACTCTTCTTTAGGTCTTGGGTCTTTTAAATTATCATTGCCAATCTTAAACTCACCACCGTAATAACCATTCCAAGAACCACAACCCCAAAGTTCTAATCGTCCTTTATGAGTAATAGAAACAATTCTATAAGCTGGCTTGTCACAACATTGCCAGTAACTAACGACAAAGCAATTATCTTTTGTCACATTCTTTAAATAATCTGGTACTTCAGACCAAAGATGACATTCGTTATTAATCTCTTCTAATGTTTTACCGCCACTAAGCATCTCATTAGCTTTTTCTGATTTTCTGTGCGACTCTTCATGTTCCAAACACCATTCTTCTAAACTAAACAATTCACTAATCGCATATATATCTAATTACTTTCTCCATAATTTATTTCACCACTGCTAAATTCCCACATTTCGGACATACTAAAAGTTTTCCAATAATACCAACACCATCAGGTGTAAAAATATTATTTTCCAATCTTTCAACTCCATCTTATTTTCCAACTTTGTAAGCTGCTGATTTCATGATTGTCCTACGAACAGGACATAATCTTGTTGCTTCTGCCATTGTTAGTTCCCTCCTTAAATATTGTCTAAATACACAACATATCCTTCCGCAGTATCATAATAATACCAAGCATAAGGACTAATTCCTTCATTCATAATTTCTGCCAGCTCATCTGCTTTTTCTTGACGGTTATGTGCTTCATTTATTATAACTGTTTTTTGAGAATCAAAATAAAGATTATCAACTTTACGCATACAATATGCACATAATTCCAACTCACTGATATATTCCTTTATAACCTTTAACATCTTTGGAATATTGTCTTGGAGGATCTGTTCATTTGCTAATTCTGATGGATACAAAACATACAAGTCTTTTTCACATGGAGATGAAAGGATTCTTTCATACACTACATCTGATCGTAGACAATATTCGTGTATTCTTTCTTCAAACGTCAATTCGCTTCACTTCTTTTAAAAATAACAATTCATCTCTCTTCAATGTAATATCATAATCTTTCCACTTTTCTATTAATTCTCTTGTATCAAAACCATGTGGAACTACAATTGCATAGCCATGCGGAGTTTTATATGCTTGTATATCTGATAATGGAATACCAGAAAATATAATTACATCATGGACAAAATCATACATTAATGACTCGTCATCTACATCACAATCAAACAACCACTTGTTCTCATCCCGATTCTCTACTTGCTTCGCAACAGAAGCTAATGTACGATTCAGCTTTGTCACACTTGGTTTGTCTCTAAGCAATCTAATGATAAGTTCTTCTCTTATCTTCTCTTCATTCCTAGAATTTACAGACCGATACAATCTTGTCTGTTCGCCTGGGACTCCATCTGCTGCAAATTTATGAAATTCTTTGATTACTCTATCTTCATTTTCTTTATATTCTAAGATAGTTTTTGTACGTTTCTTGAAGTTAGGAATGTCTTTATTATCTTTGTTTCTTGAACAAATTAGATATACATACAAATCAGACATTATATTATTCTCCTTTTAAACACGAATCATTAGCAAAATTATTATCGTCCATAATTTCACGGATATTCTTAATCATATCCATCACTTCACTATAATCACCACCAAAAGCATTACCTGTGGTTTTGATCTCGTAAATATAATTCTCTGGTTTATTTGTAGGTTCTACTGGATAATCATGATACAGAACTGTACCTTTAGGAATTGTTACTGTTGCATATGTGTCAAAATAATCTATTTTTAACTCTTTCAGACAAGACTGGCATCCTTTATTATATATTTTACAATTGTCTCTTCCTGTATTATTGACTTCCACAATACGATTTGTTTTCTTAGAATAATCCTTGTATAAGAATTTATTTACAATAAGCAGCACGCCATCTACAATTCTGTAGACATCTTGATATTCTGTGTTTGCTAATACTTCCATTTATTCTTCACCATCTTTCCATGCAGAACTTGCGTATAACAACGAATCATATGGAACAATATACTTCTCAGGTATGTTCGCAAATGCTTCTACAACTTTATCGAATTCTTCCTTGTCAACCATGAAATCATCATAAACTTTTAATTCTGCTCTAAGCCCTCTCGAATTTTTCTCAATATTATTCGTACTCATCTCTATAAAACTCCAACGCTCTAATTGTTATTTCCATCAATTCCTGCTGATTTTCTGCTTTCTTTTGATGTACTTCTGTACTTCCGGAATTGGCTTTTAACCGATATATTCTACATTGAGCAGATTCGATAGCTCTGTTAATTAAATTATATTCTTTATTATAGTTATAACAATCTTCACAAGAATCTGGATGATCGTCGCAATGACATCTCTCTGGTGGTATCAAATCTTCTTTGACTTCATATCCCATATTACATATATGCATAATACTTATTCTCCATCTTCAAAAATTTCAACATCAATACACAACATATCATGCAGATTCTTAATCTGTTCTTCGGTCGGTTTCTTCCATGGCGTATACTCTGTAATATCAAAGGTTATTGCTCCTCCACATAATTTGATTCTTGCAATTGTTTTTGGTGGATAATATTCTACGACTTCCGGCATCGGAATATCGCAACTTGTTTTTGGTAATTGCGATTTCTGTGAATGCTCAAATGCTCTCAATTCATCTTTTCCAAGCCAACGTTGCCATGCTCCACAATCATCACAATATAACCCTGTGTTATTTCCCTTTACTTCTGTATATAATGATGTACTTCCACACTTTCTACAGCAATTCTTATACATAATTTACTCCTCATTCAATTCTTCTTATACACCTATCTACTAATTTCCCATTTACATATTTATTTTCTATTTCAACTCTTACAGGATCACCTTCCTGACTATCTGAAAAACTTGGTCTGTTCATTGCTCCACTAGCAAAACCATCTTCCTCATAAGTCAGTCCATCATATTCAACCGATATTTCCCACTGCCAGCGAGGACAAATGGCAAACCATTTCCGCATATCTATGCAAGTGATAGTTGCGTCCACATCTTCGTAAGTATATGTAATTTCTTCTTGTGGCTCACGGTTATTGTCTGAAATATCTCTGGAGCAACCAACTAAGAAAATGCAAATCAGAATTAAGCATAATATTTTCTTCACTTCTACCTCCAAATGAAACAAAACTTTCAATCACTAATTATCAGAATCTAACACAATTTCATTTTCGCATTGTGGACAAACAATAATTCCATAATGTTTCTGACATACTTCCATTCCGCATATACCAATTCCAGTACGAATATTCACATCTTCATCGTCAAAAGAAAATAAACATCCGCAATCCTTACAACGTATTTTATGCTTTGTTCCTTTTTCAATAATTTTGATCATAGCTTATCTCCTATATACTCAATGCGATATGATTTACCTACTTCTGATGATTCAAATGTTATTGAAATATCTTTATCAAACATTGGTAAAACACGATCAATTAGAAAACATATTTTTCTTGCACATTTTTTACAAACATCTTTTCTTTCAGATGATATTACTTTTGTTGCAACCATAGGAGTACCATGTCTGTCTCTTACATAACTGTCTTTTATAACTGGAAGAAAGTATTTATCTGTTACAGTTTCCTTACCGCAAATATCACAATATTCTTTAATCATATTTTCTCCTATGAAAGTCCAATTTTATCCTTATAAAAATCTACACTCATTAATTCTCTTCTAAGCTCGTCGTACATTTTATGTAATTTAGGATTCACCCATTTCATCCATTCTTTACGACTGTCTGCAACCATAAGCTGACGCAGCATTGTAGCTGAGATAGGAAGTTCTGCACGATTGATAATCAGCTCAGTTGTATTTGCTAAATCTTTCTTGTCAAACCATTGACTGCGACTTTCATCATTGCCATAAATCATAACTTCTGGATTTTTATAAATATATCGATCTACATTATCCAGTAAATACCTTCCCCATTCAGGGCGGATATCATCCTCATCTGTCATATCGGCTAATCCATAAATCATAATATTAGGGTTATCACCATAAATTTCTTTTAACATCTTTGTTCGTGTATTGATGTTAAGCGGATTGCGCTCTGTACCACATTCCTGCGCTGATCCAATGAGAATCAACAATCTATCGCATAACATCAATCCTGTATCTACTAATTTTTCGTGTCCTTTATGAAAGGTCTGGAATCTTCCACAAATTAGTCCAACATCATACGGTTTCATAATTACCTCTACTCCTTTCTGCATCCACAGTCTGGAAAGAATCCTGGAACATCCTCGATAAACTCATCATAAAAGCATAATCCATATTCCAAGTCATTCATCCAGTTAATTAATTCTCTTAGAACCTGTGTAAAGTTTTCTTCTCTGCAATAGTAAATTTGTCCAATATCATAATCATCTTGATCGCAAATAGTCACGGTAATTGTATATGGTTTATGCCAATCATCACCTTTACTTGCAGTCAGAAGAATCCATGGTCTACCACAGAAACACTCATTGCAATCAAAATAAACTGTTCCATACACATTTAGATATTCAATATAATATTTCTCACTCTTATGATAATGTCTCTCAAATTCCATACTCACCTCTTAATTGGATACGCTGCATAACATGCTTGTTTGATATCAAAAGAATCATTATCATTCATACTTCTTTTATCCTTTCTTTGACAGCATCCCATGTTTCGTAATTATATTCTCCATCCATAGCAAATGTTCTCGGCATTATTCGTGCGTATACCAGCACTTCTTTTAATTCCTGTGGCATTTCTTTGTCGATGATACATCCATTGCATTTGTATCCTCGATTAGTTTTTAGATCGGATAAATTGAAAACTCTTAGGATACTTGAATTTGAAAAGAATAAAACAGATGTGTTATCACGACGGGAAAGAAGCAAATGCGATTCTTCTGGTAAATCTTCTATGATTTTATTTAATAATTCTTCTACAATTGTCTTTTTCTCCTGATCAAAACAGAAAACAGCGCTATGAAAATATTCCATCTTTACACAATAATCAATTTGTTCTCTCAATGCCTCTTCCAACTGATTCATGATTCTTCTCCGACATAAACTAATTTTTCAATATATTCTCTGCCATCGCCTTTGAAGATTGGAATATTTTTATCAACAATCCACTCATTTTCAGATTTAGAAGCGTCTCTTAATTGTGTTGTTTCCATAATACCATTGGACTCAACAACTATCTTATTTCTTATACAACAACTTCCTCTCTTCTGATATGTAGGGAAATCATTCCAATTGATACCTTTTTTCAACATTAACATATCCTGAATATCATTACTGGACTTCTCCTGTAATTCTCTATGCGAAAAATTAGCCTGTCCTACCATTTGAATTGAATTCCGCGAAGCATCTAGTTGCCTCCAGTAGAAACAATTGGTTACTTCTTCTTTCGGAATATTAAAACATCTGCAGTCGAACATTGCTCCTTTTATGATCGCATCCATATATCGGCTATTTAATTCATCTTCATTAGACCAAATAGTTTCGTAGAATTTTTTTTCAAAACATTTATTAAATACCATTGTAGCCATAGATGCCAGAATGCTGCAAAGTTTATCAACTCGATAGTTGAAGAAACAATCCGTATCTAATTTATCATAATCAACTAATAGCAGCGTAATTTCGTCACTCTGCTGGTAACTCATTTTACAACCCTGTACATTTTCGCAGAGATACTTTGCTGTTTCCTGCATAGATTTGATAAAAACTTCATCAAATGGTCTTTTAAATCCTTTCGTGAATGAATGTCCAGCTCTCATGTCAAGACGGCAAATTACTGGCGTTCTACGCTGAAGATAATACCTGTTCCTACTTTCATATTCTTTCATTCTATTACCTAAATCGTCTCGTACCATATTAATCCTCCGTATTATTATATTCTCTCATTCCACTTCTGAATTGCTTCATTTTGAGCTTTATTCTGTTCTTCATAACTGTAAATACTTGCTCCACTAGATCCACCTCTAGCATGACATCTATTGCATCTGACAGAATATGTGATATTTGAGTCTCTCGTCTTTTGATCTAATTTTAACTTGTCATATCCACAGAATGGACACGGTTTCAATTCTTTGTCTTCAATATTAATCATGTTTTATACCTTTCTGTATTTTTCAATGTCTTCTTCTCTCGCAAATTTACAATATGGATAACAATAGCTGTCTCCTTTAGAAGACCAAGATGTTCTACCTTCAGAAAAAACTTCGAATTTATAATCATTAGCTAAATTACAATATTTACAAAAATATCTTCGAATCCATAGATCATTTTTGTCATTTCTTACCAACACAGGTGTATCCACTGGAACTTTTGACCAATCAATTTCTGGTTCCTTATATCCAGAATTTGCCCATTTTTGAAAATCTATATCGCAATGATCTGAACTATAAAAATTACACTCATAACAACTTATTTCTCCACATGAACGCACTTCTCCATTTTTGACTCCACATGTATCATGATTAACAGCAATCTCAAAAATTTTATCTCTATATTTTTCTTTATTTAACATCTTTTTCTACCTCTTCCAATTCATCCTCTGATTACATCCCCCTATAACTACTACCAGAAATCCCTTCTCAATTCCTTCGACTGGATCATTCCACTCCTGAGATTCTATAACATCTTCTTCGAGACTATAACTATCTCCATCCAGCGGAACAATTCTTCCATACCATTGTTATTCTTCCATTGAAATATCGCTTTCATATGGTAGTCCAACATTCGCATCTTGAAAAAGAACAGCTACTTCGTCACAATGTTCCGCACTTCTTTGTATTACATATCCTTTATTCATAAGAATTTTAATCGTTCTATCAGAAAGTCCCCTATATCACTCTCCTACGAATGATGGATCGATACCTCCATATTTAATATGACGTTTCATTTCGCCAATAATCATTTTTGCAGTATTTTCGTCAGAATATTTTTTGTCAAAATACTTCTTCATTTTCTTTGCACTGATCATGTTTACTATTCGTCCTCCAATCCAATCAAACCCTTGAACATACTAAGACCACCAAACATTGCATTCATTTCATCACAACTGCCATTCATACAAATATCATTTGCTACGTTTGACGCTGCAATTCCACAGTTGAAATAGAAACTGTTGTCGTGATCACAAGCTTTTAATCTTAATTCCAAGTCTTCTACTTCGCTACATTCATCTATTTTCTTATCCCGATTTACAATTCTGTATGCCTCACGCACCATGTCATCATAAGACCATTTAGGGTTTCCCATTGCTCAATCACCTACTTCCTCATTGTATACTCCAACTAATTTTTGAATTTTTGTAATACGTTTATTATCAGAAAGATTTGCATTATAAAGAATTTCAATGATCTCATCTTTAAAGTTTGTATTGTTTCTTGCAAATTCAGCCTGTCTATTTATTCTCTCATGTAATACATTGTTGTTGTGTACAAGACACTGAATATAATTTACAAGATTACTCTTCTTCATATTCATTAGTGTAGATTCCGTATATTGTTTTTCAAATTTTATATTTCCTATATCATAAAAATTACTGCATGAAGTATTTATAGGATTCATAACCAATTCATACTTTTTGTCATCCTCCATATAAACAAACACTCTTGAGCGATCGAGTTTTTCAATATCTTCTTCTGTTTCCACATAAGCTAGAATTTGCTCCAACGGAATATTTACATCACTAATTCTTGATTCATCAAAACAATCTCCATTAAGTTGATCCATATCATAAAACGCAATAACCGCTTCTTTAAATTTGCAAATTCCGACTGGATTACCTTCTTCAAATCTATATAGCAATCTCTCACCTCCAAATAAAAGAACGCTTTCGTTACTTTACCTATTTTCCCTAAAAGATGAAATATCTTTAATTTCTTCCCATGTTCTAGGACAATAATCAATCCAATCCATCATTGCACCAACATTATAAGCATAAGGAAGATTCCTAAACTTTTTCTCTTCTTTATTCTCTGTATTTAATTCTCTTATTTTATATCTGAGTTTTTCCAGGGATTCCTGATAGATAATGTCGTCGAAGTTGCCATATGTATGACCATAGAGAAGGACTGTATCTTTATAACAACCATTCCATGAAAAGATAGGATAATGCGAAAGCACGATTTTTTGATTAATTCCGTTATGATTATCCGTAAGTTCGAAATAATCTACGACTGATTCAAATAACTGTTTTACTCTGTAATCTTGCAAACCCTTTTCATCATGATTCCCAACCACTAAAATTTTTTAGATTTGAGTCTTGATATTACAGAACATAAGTATTCGTTATCTTTATTGTTCCCACATCTTCCAATATCACCTAGAATGAATGTCACGTCATTATTACTGACTACAGAATTCCAATTCTTCACAAGAATCTCATCATGCTCTAACACACGATGTTCAAAAGAATTCGTACATCCTATGTGTAAATCTGCAATATATCTATACATTACTTTTCTCCATTAATTTTTTGCAGACATGTATTAAAACCTGCTGTCCAACCGCAATCGAAACTACATAGATCTGCATATCCGTTTTCTTCTTTTGGTAGCTCCTTTAACGGACACCAATCTGGTTTATTGTTACAATAACCATTTTCACAGATAATTTCTTTGCATAAACTTTTATCTTCCTCGTCTGCTGCCACAGAACAGCAAGCTTCAATTCCTTCATCTAATTCGAAACAAAACATACAGTCTAAACATGTTTTAGGTGTGTCCATGACTAATACTGATTTATCCATATTATGTTCTCCTTCAATTCAATAATTCTTTGTCAATAATCTGGAAGTTAGCTCTATGAATATATAATGCTTTTCCGTCGATCATTAATTTTGTCGTTTTCGGCAGATCTTCGCATACCTCATAATACACACTATCACCAGAATAAGCACAAATCGGATCACCAAGCTGAGACTGGATGACGACTACACGAGCCTTTCCAAAATAATTCTTAAATCTATTGACAACGCTTGCAATGATAACATTCTCTCCAAGACTACCATCAGTTTGACTATTAATTACTTCTGGACTTTGAAAATCCACATCAGGATTTAGTCCTTTTTCCGCAAAGATCATTGTAGTACCGCAGTTCTCCACTTCCTTGCCATCAATTGTGACCGTAACTACGCTGGACAATTTTTTCGTATAACCCCAACTGCCATCTGAATACGTTTCTTCTTCTACAATATTGGAATCCAGGTCAATTTTCTGTCCACTCATATCCATGAACTTTTCACCTTCATTCGTATAAAATGAAGCATTATATGTATTACCCGTAATAGATCCATTTAGATCGTTTACTTCGCTATTCAACCCTTCGCATCCCGTAAGACATGATACCGCAAGTGCTGCCATTAGAATTCCTGCTACTAATTTTTTCTTCATATGTATTTTCTCCTTTATTTTTTTATAAATGTCACCCGTAGCTATGACACCACGGATGACAAAATATTATTCTCCAATACTTACGATGACTAATCTATTTTGACATTCATACTGTTATCATAAGACCATTCTTTAAAGTATTTTTCTTCTGCTTGTTTACGCGCCTTAACAGCATCGTCAAAATTGCTAAATACTCCAAGGTATATTCGTTTCCCATCTTTTCTAATATAAGCCGTCCATTTTTGAGTCCCTTTGTGAAAACAAACACCAGTTACACCAGAAGTATTATTTCTTGCCCTTGTTCTATTTACGTTATTATCCGAAATTGTTCCTATTCGTAAATACTTTTTCCGATTATCATATGTATTATGTTTAATATGATCCACCCGTTCTCCCTTCTGTGGATTCATAATAATGTTCTGCATGAAAATACAATTATCACCATCAGGTACAGTTGTTGCATAATGCCCATTGTCATGCCAACGATAATTTTTAATCTTATCATAATCTTCCAGATCAAAATAAAATTCTTTATTGGTATTCGCTGTCCATCCAATTCCATATTCTCCAGATAAATCATACACATTATCTTTTGAATTTTCTTTTCGAATTTTTTTAAGATTTTCGGATCTTAAACAACCACATGATTTTACATTTCCGTTTCTTAGATTGTCTCCTAATACATTAATTATTGTTTTTTCTTCACAAGAGCACTGGCATTCCCATTGAACATAGTGTCTCCCAGTCTTTTCGTCAACATAATCTTCAATACGTCTAAGAACCGTTAAACGGCAAAATTTTTTACCAGTTAAATCAATCAATTTCAAATTACGACCTCCTCATCTTAGATGTTTCCAAAAATTTCATTCTTGACTTTATATTCTCTATAGTCTTTTTCAATATTTCCTATAAAATTTTCTTTGTTAGTGAACGAGTTATAGCAAACTTCATGCAGAAGCATATTTGGAATATATTTATGATTATTAATCATCAAAATAACATTTTCGTCAGATCCTATATTTTCATTACAACAATAGCATTTTCTTGGATTCAAATACATTTGTAATCTTTTAAGATGATATACTTTAACAAATGAATCTTTATAATTTATTGTTTCCACTATTAAATCACCTCCATCATGAAAGACATATTTCATTCTACATTTTCAGTAACAGGATGTGCCTTATTATATTCATCCTGCTTCTTTAAACATTCTCTATAGTAATCCGTCGATTTTAAACTTTGATCTTTACTGTTTTTCAAATCATTACAATACAAACATCTGTAACGTTCATGTTCTTCAAGATCTCCTGCATCATACAACTCTACTACCATATCTTTTGTGCATAATCTATTGCAATCACAGCACGTAACAATATCTTCATATTTAATACCAAGTTGTTGTTCGATGATGTCAGCAAAATACCCTAAAATAAAATGCTTTTCAATAAGCATATCTGTGATTTCACCGTCAAATAAATCTGCATCATACCATGGTAATGTTCTACTATAATTATAAAGTTCCTCAGATCCTGTTAGCATACAAGCCTTAAAGAATGCTGCTGAATAACCACCTGTTCCTGTATTCACTGGAACACTATATTCTGCAAATGCATCAAGTTTATAATATCCATGAATTCTAAAAAGTTGATCACGAAATTCTTTTAAAAATTCATCTGTAACAAGCTTTTTGATGTTTTCTGGCATGTGATATTCCACATGGACATCTTTTCCTTCTCCTACTAGGGGCATAATCATTTCCTCCTCTTCATCCGACTGCTCCAAACACAGTTATGTCAATATACACCGGCTCTTCAGGATGATAACCTTTAGATATCTCGTCTTCATATTTATTCTTCAGCCTTGTGTTTTTCTTTTCTGCATATTCTCGCATTTCTTCGACTGTAGCGTCATCATATTCAACATGATTGTAAATGTAGTTGTTAAGCTTCTGACCTAGTGAACGATTTTTATTCGCTGCGTCAGTGCGTAAACCTTTTTCTGTTACTTCATATTTATATCCATGTTGCTCTTCTGCAAATTCCTGGGCCAGTTTTCTATCTTTCCAACGACTATATGTATTTGGGATTTCTCTGATTTCATTTTCACCGTCTACGGACTTATATTGGTAGAAATCCTTATGCCGAATTACAAAGAGTAATTCATTTTCTTCTAAAATATGATTGAAGGATGCAATGGTCGGTTTAGTAATTGGAATCATTTCTTCGAAATTTTCTAAACTCATTCCTCCAACTTTTCCTTTATACCGTCCCATATTATTGCTTCTATTAAAGCTACCAACTTGACATGTAAAATATCTAAGTAATTTATGCTTATTGTGATTGCCAGGGATGTTCATGATTTGATGCATTTCTTCTTCTGAAAGATCTGAAAAATATTCGTCACCGTTATAATATAGATTTGATAAATCGACTAGAAGCTCATTCTTAGAAAAATCGTCCAGAACTGTTACATACTTATTTTCAACTAATTCTAAAAAACCATTTTTAATTGCTTCATATTCTTTTCTGGTTGGGTGATGTTTGAATACAGAATATGCGATCATGTTATAAGTAATAAAATATTCGTATTGATCTTTATGCATAATATTTCGCAATCCACACCATACCGAAAATGCATTATCAGATAAGTTCATATTCTCCACAATCCTTTTCACAATAAACAAATTTTTCATATGTTTCTTTTAAATTTCCTCTCCATACCGTTCTTCTTTGTTTCATTCTCTCCGTCTCTCCTTTGTTTCTTCGTTCTGTCGTTCCGTTACTACTTTTTCCATGGTAAAAGCACGTACATTATAAGGTACCGTTTTTCGAAAACTGGTAGAAAAGAGTACATTAGCTGCACCAGTTTTAACAGTATAAGTAGTAAATAATATATAAGTAGTAGATAATATATTTCACTCTTACGAGTGAAGGATTTTTATCTTTTACTCTTTATTCTCTTTGAGCCATTCGTTAAAACTTAAATCATACATATTATTCATTTTATATCCATGTCTGGCATATTCTAATAAATCTTTAACAAATTGCATAATGCTAGCAATACTATTAAGCTCATATTTATAATTGCCTATGCAAAATCCAATATATTCTACTGCTTTTGTATATCCATATTTTCTTTCTTTATAAATTAGTTCGTGATATTCGTCTTCTGTAAAAGTATAAGTCTTGACTGTTTGAGTAACTTTTTCTTCTTTAATTTCCATGTTGTATTAATCCTTTCAATTTAATATACACATTCATAAGATAAATAATATACTTGATCAGATAGCTTTTTAAACCATTCAATGCGAGATCTCATATTAACCTTATCTACCTCGCTTCCATCTAAAATTCTCTGGCAAATCTCAGTCATTTCTTTTGGATCAATCAGATGTAAATCTTGATCTTCTGAATCAAACCATTCTCCTTGTATAGTAGGTATTCTCTTTCCACTATATTTTTCGATCAAATCTTGTACCAATCCAATATTATATCCAGAATGTGATGTGCTACCTCCACCAATATATTCAATATCTGAATCATCGTAATCAAACATTGTGGTTCCTTTATGGATGTGTATTTTGTACGATTTAAACCAATTGAACCCTACTGACATCTTTATACCCCTTTACTTATATTTCCACATATATGTAAGAAAATTATTCTTATTATCATCTTTTTTAAATTCCATATTATAATTTAAGCATTCAATAGATATTTTCTTTTTTATTTCATTCCTCATTTTTTTGATATTCAATTCTTCCCATTTATCTATAGTGATTGCTGCATCATGACAATTTGTAATATCGATTTGTATTTCACTTTCTTCACCTGTTTTAGCGTCTTTTATAGTTGTGTATAATACAATTTTATCTATATCTTTAATTCTGAACCTCCCACGACTAAAGTCGCAGGGTTCTCGGTCAATAACTCCATTGAGTTAAGTATCACCGAGCTATCCCCGTAGTTCCTACGGTTCTTATATTATTTAGACATTTAAAAGCCTTAATCCTTCATTAAGAATATTAATCGCAGCGTTTATATCTCTGTCATGAATAGTTCCACATTCAGAACATGTCCACTCACGAATATCTTCTGTTTTCTTACCGTCTCTATAACCGCAACAATGACAAATCTGAGATGATGAGAAATATCTGTCTACAACAGATAATGTTTTTCCATACCACTGAGATTTATATGTAAGCATTCTACGAAATTCTGACCAAGATACATCTCCTACCCGTTTATTACGAATGGAAGTATCTGTTTCTTTCATAGATTTCACATCTAAATCCTCAATACAAATAATGTCATTCTGTTTTATAATCCGAGTAGTAAGCTTTTGTAAGAAATCCTTGCGTTGATTAGCTACGTGTTTCTGTAGATTCGCAACTTTGATTCGTACTTTATTCCAGTTGGAACCACCGATTGTTTTTCTCGAAAGTTCTCTCTGTAATCTAGCAAGTTTCTGTTCTGATTTTTCATAAAACTGAGGATTTTCAATTTTTATTCCATCAGACGTAATTGCAAAATCTACTAAACCTAAGTCAATCCCAATATTCTGATTGGTTTTCTGATATTGTGGAAAATCTACATCAGTACAACATAAAGAACAATAGTAGTGTCCATTTGGTTCCTGTGAGATAGTGGCGTTTAAGATTCTTCCTTGCGTAATTTGTCTATCTCGGATTTTAATCAAACCAAGCTTTGGCAACTTAATATGTTTGTTCTGAAAAGAAATGTTGTTGTTTGTACAACTGGTTCTATATGACTTGTATCTGTTCTTTTTACTCTTGAACTTTGGATAACCAGCATACTCTTTGAAAAACTTTTGGTAAGCCATATCTAAATCTTTTAGCGTTTTCTGTAGAGAATCTTTGTCTGGCTCTTTTAACCAGCTTAATTCTTGCTTTAATTTCGTAAGCAGTTTACTTGTATCGTTGTAAGATAAAGATGTTTTATCTTTCTCATATTCTGATTTTCTTTTATCTAAGAAATAGTTATATACAAATCTGCAGCATCCGAATGTTTTCTGGATTAATTCTTGCTGTTTTTTATTTGGATAGATTCTATACTTATAAGCTTTTTCTGACACAATATCACCACCTTTCTGATATAAGATCCTCTGTTTGATTTTTGTTGTTTTGCGCTCACTTACTCATGACTGAAGCCACGAGTGTGCGTTCGCAGTCTCATCAAATTTTCTAATTCTTCTTTGTTTTCGACCGTTTTTAACATATAATTAACCCTCTAATACTTCTTTAGGACAATACACAATCTGTTTACCCGCCTTTTGCGCTTTGCGAATCGTAGACCATACACCACCAGATTTTTTACCATCCCAAATTGCCAACAATACATCACAGTGGTCAACCATATATTGATCTCTTGCATTGTCGCAACCTTTGTAAAATTCATCAGATAATTCAATCCATTCGTCTGCATATTTTTTCATGTAATCATATAATGCATGTGACGAATTATAATCTTTACATGGTAGAACACAATGCAATCGCAACGGAATGATTTCGTACACCTTCACTAACATAGCTACTGTTCCAAATGCAAAATCGCTTCCTGAAGCCATACCACAATAGATATCTAAATTCTCTCTCTCCAAATAACAAACTTCAATCATTTGAAAGAGCTGTTTTACAATCCATTTTTCAATCTTTTTCCAAGCATCATCCGCTTCGTTTTCTGGGAGTCCAAGTCTTTCAGCTCTATGTCCTGTTAATGCTACTCTCATATATTTTCTCCAATTTTTCTATATTCCGTATATACTTTATTTTCACAATAATAAAGATTGTAGTCGCTCTGCTCAATATACCACCATAATTTCTGATGTCCCGACCTTAGATAATCTCTGCAGTAATCTGTCTCCTGATAATGATTATCTACCATCTGGCGAAAACTTAACTCGTCAATATTATCTGAATTATAACAGTAAACAGCAATTTTATTGATTAGATCTTCCGTAAAATCTTTTGTTACCACAAAGACAACTCTAATAATTTCATTGCCAATTCTTTTGATGGAACGGAGCTGTTTAAGACTATGCAGATGATACACTACTCTGTTGAAGCGGTTATATGGAACATTACTTAGATTAGGAATACTTGTATGTAATTCGATTTTTACCCTTAGTGCGTTAACAATATCAAAAAATTTGTTATACCAATCTTTATGATTTTCATAATCCCAAATTGGATCTCCGCCACCCGACAAAGAAACCCAATTGCAATTATTCCTCTTAATCTCATCTGCTAAGGAATCAATCCCTTCCAATGTACTTTTAGGAATCTGCATATTATTATTCTTGACAATACAATATGGACACGCATAGTGGCAGCCAAAGTTTGTAATCACACTCAAATATTTATCCATCTCTTCCTCCTGTTGAAAACAACATTCTATCGGATTATTTTCGATCTTCCAACGGAATAACCATGTCTATATTCTTTAGAATTTGCATGATATTCCAAGGTTTTCCAGTGAATTCCTTGTCTACATCAATAAATCTTTCTACTAAATCTCTAATTGGAACTGTTTTATTTTCGTCAAGCATTTTCTTTTCGTAATACATATCACTTTCAGTGTTTTTGTATAATCCAGTTGATGCCAAATACTCTATGATTTCTTGTTTTGTCATAGGCTCTTTATTTTCGTCGTCTTCTGTACTATTTTCATCTTCATTTATTTTTTCGATAAAATTTTGATACTTTTGAGCGATACCAAAGCATCTATTGCTTAATATGTTTGTTTCATTAAGGTGAGGCTTATATCCATTCTGCTCAAGATCCATAAGGATTTTATTCTGATTTCGTAATACTCTGCTTAATGATTCAAACAATGTTTGTATTTCGTATTCTTCTAAATTTCTCATGCCTTACCTCTTCCTTATGCTCCTGTATTTGCAATCAATACGACCTGTTCTTGATCTAAATTTATTTTTTGCACCACAACGTCCGTAGCTTTTCGAAAATCATCAGAACTCCATCTTGCTTTTCTTTCTGCATATTTTTCGTCTTCTGCTATAACAACCATAGCGTAATCCTGACACCAACTTTTTCGCTTAATACTTACTAAATATACATTCAAAGTTTATTTTCCCTTTTCCTTACTATCAAAGATGTACTTTTGTTTGCAGCTGCCGTCTGAAGATCTTACAGGATTTTCTACCGTTTTCATACATCTGCAAAAGTATTTACATTTATTACATTCGCAATTTTTATCGAACTTATGTTTTTTGTAATAGTTATTGCCCCAATTATTCTCTCTTTCAGTTAAATGCAAACACAATTCTTCAGAATATAAGCTATCAAATTTTTCCATAAATTTATCAATTGCTTTTTTATATTCAATAACACCAGCCATTTTCATGAAGTAATCTATATTAATCTTCTTTTCTGCTAAATATGATCTTAAACATTCATCTTTTAATTTATCCATAAAAATTACTCCTTTGCAAGAACGATCCTATCTCTTTTTAATCCCGTACACTTCACATAAATCATCACTCATGTTTACAATTTTAAAAAATCGTTTAGCAATTTCGTTAAACATATGTCCCTCGCAAATTGCATCTGCCATTTTGGGATTATATTCATATCCAATAAGTTTTTGACATTTTTTTACCATATCTTTATAAGGCTCATAATCCTCATTGGTTTTATTTAAAATTCTAATTCGACTCCGATAACATTTCTCTAATTCGCTATCTGTAAAATCGCAAAATAAGTTTTTAAATTCTTTTTGTATATTCCTCACTCCTCTGAAATTTCGATTTCATTTATTTATTCTCTGTCACAATTCGCCTAAACATCTCATCTGTAGAATCTATCAGATCATATCTTTTATCCATTGGCGCTGTTGAACTTTTTGCAAATTTTCTTTCTACCATGTCAATATAATAAGTAAATTTTCCGTCATCGCCCATGTAAAATTCTTCCCATTCTTTGTCCGTAAAGAAACGTCGCATATTAAGCTGTTCGATGGCTAGATTGTCAAATGACACAACTTTGAATTTGTCGTAAATGTTACAGATGTTCTCTTTCAACCACATCTGTCTTACTACAATATTTTCATGATCTTCTGTATACCAATCAGTCCCTCTACGAAGCTGCTTATAGCCAAGGATCAGCATCTTCAGATTATTATTCCCTAATGCTTCGATATCAGATGGTTTTAAGATACCATTAATGACATGAATTACTGCATTTGGATATTGCTTAATTAGAGAAATAAATTTTTCCGTTGGATTGACAAGTGATACACCAAGACCGTAGATCAGTTTTTCATTAACTAATCTTTTTATCAGATCCTGTTTTTGTTCAAAATGAATCTGATTTACAGTAATATTCGCAATTACTTTTCGTTCTTTAAGTTTTTGTAGGAATGGAATTAAATCAGGATGTGTAGTGATATCACCGCCACCGATTGCTACCTCCTGATATGGATGTAAAGTATCAATAAACTTTTCGTTCATAATATCTCCATGTTTCCCATCAGGAATACTATCTTCATGACACATAAGACAATTTCGATCGCAACAATTTGTTATTTTGATATCCATATTTTCTGCAAAATCCGGAATAAACTCATCATCATTTGTTTTTCTGATCTTTGTCCCATCACTCAATATAAGAGTACGATAATTGCCATTTTTATAAGCTCCTAATAATTCCATTCCTATAATCCTCCTAAATTTTATCAGCAGTCATACCCATCATAGCCAAACGCAATAACAGTATCACCATTCTCTGTTGTGAATGATTCTTCAAAAGTTTCCCAATCTTCGCACCATTCATTCCAAAAATAGTCATAATCATACCATTTATTTTCATGAAGAAAATCCAAAAGATCTCCTTCTGTGTCGTATGTAAAATTTGGATGATACTTGCTAGATTTTTCAAAGGTGATTGCTTCTTCTTTTGTATAAAAATGATTTTCTTGAGGTTTGTTGCCATCTGGATAAGCATAGCCACTTCCTCTAAATAGAAATACTTTTCCTTGTTCCCATTTATCATAATCGCTTTTATTACACATCACGAACGAGTGAACCGAGCTACTATTTGTTTCAAATGTTCCTTTTCTAATTTGTGTTTTCATCTTTCCCACCATTCCCCTTCTGGATATTCATGATCAATTGCATTCATATTGATTAAACCTGCTTCTTTCATTCCAGAAAAATAGCATGTTTCATCTCCATCCTGAATTACTACATATTTTTTGTTAGAAATAAACTCTTCTAATGTGATATTCTCTTTTTTTAAAAATCCACTAAGGATATCTTCATCCACAGAACCAGTATCTGGAATATTGAATCTCCAGGATTCATTTTCTGAATCAGTCCAATAATTAATTTCAATTCCATATTGTTCTTCTTTGTCAGAAAGAAACTTGTTTAACTCTTCTTCCGTCATTCCTTCCTGGTAATAATTGTCTGCATTATATTCTTCGTTATCTTTATTCGGAATATATTTACATTTTTTTGGAAGTTCAATTTTCTTTAATGTCGGCACATATTTCTTAACAATTCGTAATAATTCTTTATATGTATCATCATTATATTCTTCAACCAACGAAGCACAAGCATATAGCCATTTATCAGAAAAACTTGCTAATGCCCTAAATGGAGATCTTCCAAAATATAAATCTTCCTCATATGGTATCCAAATACAATTTTTCTCTCCTGTTTTTGAATCATCCCATAACCACATATCATGAGTAATTTCTTGTGGAGTATATTTACCTTCATTTTTCATCACGCAAAGCGAATGCATACTTGATGAATTTGATTCAAACACACCCATTCTAATTTGAGTTTTCATATTTTCTTTTCTCCTATTCAAAAATACAAATCATACCATTATTATCGACACCTGAAGTCTCATCAAAATAAATATAGGGCCATGAAATCCCTGAAATAACGTCAAAATTCATATCATGTATAGCAATTTCTTTATCACCATATTTCTCCATCGCTTTCTGTAGTAGTTCGATAAAGTCCGAAATTTTATATACATTGTCTTTATCGAATGTCAACGCTTTTGTTATATGTCCATCAAGACATTCGAAATCTTCCTCGATAATCTTATTCATCCATATCTCCTCTACAAATTTTATTAGCATTTTCTTTACCGTACACAACTTCATCGGCCAGTTTTCGAGAAATACGACTAACCTGCTTTAATCCCTCTCTGATAATTGTTCCGCTTGGCTGCTGATGATCTTTGATAAATCCGATCCACTGATCTTCGTTTAGAATGTTTCTTTCACTTTCATATACTACTGCATAGCCTAGTTCCCGTTTTGCAAGGCAAAGTGTGTTGATCATGCAGTCGATATCATCTAATACATCTTTAATCGGCATTGGTTTTTGTCCTCTCTTTATGTAAATAGTTATATGTTTCTATGTAAGATTATTCTCCTATGATCCGTTTATAAAAAGCGTTCTACAATTTATATTCTTAATAGGTTAGAATTGATTGTAGAACGCTCATGATGGTGAATTGTTGTGGTTATTTTAGAATGCAAATCAGTCTAAATATGATTTCAGACCACTTTCAAAATATGGAATTGGTCTTCTCTTGAATCTGTATTTTTCAACCCTTGCATCGATAATAGCTTTTACTGCAGCATCATCAATTTCACCTGTTCTTGCATACCGATCGAATACAGAATATTTAAATCCAAGAGCGCTTTCATCAGAAGATCCACATAATCCGTCTGACGGCGTTTTGTCAACCATCTTTTTCAGTAGAATCGTCTCATATCCAATAGCTTTTACTTCCTGTACTGTGAAATCCTTTAATGGTGCAAAGTCTCCTACTGCATCGCCCCAGCGAGTTTCCCAAGATAAGAGTGTTTCCGAAAGATTGCATGTATTAGCAACTCGTCCATTCATACTCTGTGAAATTGCATAAAGTGTTGCCATTCTGATTCGAGGAGGCAGATTAATTGATGTCTGTTTTGACCAATGATCACCAATTTGTGGTCTGATTTCGTGCTTTAGCGCAAGAATTGCTGGATGAATATCTACAGTACAGTATTCAATACCTAAATGTTTAGCAACTTCATAGGCATCTTCAATATCTGTCTGTTCTCCGTCTGGCATGAGCACACCTAAAACTCTATTCTTTCCAAGAGCTTCCACACAGAGAGCCGCAACAATGCTTGAATCTTTACCACCTGAAAGACCTACTGTGGCAATACAATCTTTCCCATTCTGCTCAAAGAACATTTTAATCCACTCGACAATCTTATTTTTTGTTTCTTTTGCATCAAAAGTATACATATCTATTCTCCTCTCCTTTACTGATTTAATTTCCACAGTTCAACATGAGTATCAAGTTTATTAAAAATCTTCTGTATCATTGAATATACTTCGTCCCAATCTGCTCCGCCACGATCACAGCCGATCTTATATGGCATAGCAATTGTTGCACTAAAATTATTGTTCCTTTCATGTGCTTTCCAACACATAGTTCTAAAACACTTTTCTAATGCTTCCAGATAAGTATATTGTTTTCCGTCATATCCATAGTTATCTTGTGCAAAGAAATTACAAATCCACTGTTCATTACTTGGAATCGCAATCGATCCACAGTCGTATCCAATATATTTTGGCTTGACTGGTACAATTTGTACTTTCCCCAGCATATCCGATGATGCTACCTTTTTATATTCTTCGTATACATGTGGAAATCGCTGTCTGACCTGCAAAGCCACGCCAGATTCCATCTTTCCCATACAATTTACCTGATGACAAATAAATTTTGCATCCGTATCAAATAAATTTCCTTCGATAATTTCAATCATGATTTTCTCCATTCAGTCTTTCACGAATCTCTTCAAAAGTCTGTTCTTTTACTAATTCTCCATCTTTAAAGACGAGTTTCAGTTCATTTTCTTCTGGCATTGTATTTTCTGCATAACCATCATGACACACGAATTTATTTTCTTCTTTTACTACACAGCAAAGTCCTTTATGAGATTTCTTCAGATTATTTTTATCTGTTTTTGGATTCTTCTGAATGGTATATTCTTTGCCATCAATTACACAATAGGTGCTCTTCATTGCAAATCCAAAAGTATCTCTTGTTAAGCAAACCATTCCATCTTCTGGCGTACACATTGCAGAGAAAGAAAACGCACCTACTCCAAAAAGAATCGTATCTGCTGCAAATCCTAATCCTTCAAGCTGTGTCCAAATCTCTTTGATCTTACTGTACTGACAACCATCTCCGTAAATGATTCCAATCTTTGGATTTAACTCCTTATAACCTTTTGAGTTTACAGTTCCACCAAAAATCTGATATAATTTCTGAACAGTTTTTACTGAAATCTCAACGATATCGCCGCTATCAGGACGTACAAGGAATTTGCCATTATGCTCTTCGATTTCTTTTCTCAGTTTTGGAAGTGTTTCGTCAATAAGGTTCCAGTAATCAAATGTATCAGAGACATAACTGAAAGATGTATTCTTATATGTATCAGTCAGTAATCTTCTTAACAAATTTTCTTCTGTCTCGCATACAGCCAGATTACTGCATACGGTTGCATGTTCCAGGCTAACTGCTCCAATACCAATATGGTTCTTAGCACAATCAGCATCGTACATTTTATCAATATACTGAGTTGCAGGAATTGTAGAAGTTTTATTGAAAGATAGCAGCCATGAAGAACTTGCATGAACTCCGTTCTCAATGCCGAGTCCTCTGAATCCAAAATCCGCCATAGCCATTGCAGGATTAGCACCATCTGTAGTTTTCTCGTAAAATTCATTTGCAAGTGTTTTATATTTATGACCTACAGTTGCCCAGTTGCATGTCCCAAAAATAAAAGACTGCATAATGCATTCCAGCCATTGTACCGTCCATGCGAAATCCGGATGTGTGTTACTCATCTCGATACACGGGACTCCCATTGTTACAACAGATCCTTCTGGAAGAGCTTTGATCTCTACAGGTAAATACTGCAGATCCCATAATTTTTCGATACGTCCAAGATCATAGCTCTGGGAACCGATCTGATTATCTAAGTATTTTTTGTACTCAGCAACAACCTCTTCTTTTGGTCTTTTGAAGAAAGTTTCATTTACTAAATCAATCATATATTCTTTAATAAAACCCTGTAATCCAAAGAATACAACTTCATTCAGATTTTTGAACATTGATTTTCTAGGAGTAATATAAGAAGTTAATTTTGTAAGACCCTTTGGAAGAGCATCAGGATTTGTATTTTTATATGTATCTGCCATCAGCATAAAAGAAATGTTTCTCATTTTAGACCTCCATAACTGTGATTTTATCGTGTTTTCCTGTGAAAAGACTGTCTGTTGTAAATAATCTTTCAACTGTTCCATCTTCAAGTGATTTGATTAATGTTCCTTTTTCTCTATCAAGAACTGAATTTTCGGTATGTGATGCATAAGCATAAATTCTATCTACACCACGTTCTTTCAACGCTTTTGCACTATAATATAAAGAACCGCCATATGAAATGATGTCATCAATCATCAAAACTTTTTTACCTTTAAGATCAATATCGTTATCTCTGATTTTGAGTCCAAGAATTTTCCCTGTATTCCAATCTCGATTTTTCTCACCATAGCAATACGGAATGTCAGAAAACAATCCAGAATATCTTTTCGAACTACCGGCATCCGGAAAATAAAGAATAAGATTTTCTTTACTAATCTGCTCAATTACTTCATCAATATATTCTCTTGGATTAAAGACATATACTCTATTCAAAAGCGCTGCTCCAACATTACTATGAACATCAAGTACCTCTACTCTATCAAATTCGAGCCAATTAATAACATCAGCGAACCCTTTTAATGTAAAAACCTCGCCCTGATCATGGATTCTGTCCATTCTGGCATTCGGAAGATAAAACATTGTAAGATCAATTGATTTAATATATGGAAAATTTTTTAAATGTTTTGTAATATAAATCAGCGCTGAAAGTTCTTCTTCTTTCTCATACTTCCATGTAATGTTGTTATATTTCTGATAAAAACAATCGTCTAATACGATTCTCTGTGTTCCATCTGGAAAGTGTTCTACTTTTACTTCTTTCCCATTTAAAATGATCATATCTTTATTCTCCAATCACATTAATCTGGCAGCTTTTCATGACTTCGAGTGCCGCCTTATGTTTTTCTGGTGTAGATCCCGCGCAACAGCCTGCGTCTACTGTAATTTCCGTATTTGGAAACATAGCTTTAAGGACTAATGCATTTGAAATTACACATATATCCGTACACAAACCGACCAGATCGATATCACCATCTCCAATCCATGTCATATTTCTCCACTGCAAAGTTCCAAAAGTACTTTTGTTTACATATCTGCAGTTAGGAACCTCAATGTCGCTCACAACCTTCCATCCTCTTGTTCCAAAAACACAATGTTTTACTGGAAGTTTTCTTCCCTCCAGAGTATTTAAGTAATCGTCATAATGCGTATCTCTTGTAAAAATAATTTGATCTCCACGATTATAATACTCTTCAATTTTCTTTTTCACATTCGGAATAATCGCCTGTGCTTCTTCCGATCCAAGGCTACCATTTACGAAATCATTCTGCACATCTACTACAATTAAAGTTCTCATTGTTTATTCTCCTCTCTTACTTCGTCAAATCTCTTTACCCAGTCCTCAAATGACACATCGTCTCCCACTGTGCCATCGTATTTACACATCCAATATAGAGTTTTCTTTCTCTCGTATTCCAAGTCATCTCTTAAATTATGAATAATTGATTGAGCAAAATCTTTCATGTGATTGTATTCGCTTTTTAAGACTAATCCAAACATTAAATTTCCTCTTTATCTTCTGCAAGTTTATTCCAAACACTTGCAATCTCATCATTTACTTCACAGGTCGTTTTACCATCGATTGAAATTCCAATTTCATCCAGATATTTCTTTAATTCAGACATCGTATTTTTCATTATTTTTTCTCCTTTTTTCAATATTTTAGTAATCATTACTATTTTCTAATTTCGATTCTTTTTCGTATCTTTTGATGTATTCTCTGGCTCGTTCATACGCTGCAGGAATACTAATATGTTCTTGCAGTAAAAGTTCCTCTACAGCCACTCGTTCCATAAGAATTTTTCTATCATGCTCTTCTTTCGTCATATCAATCACCTATAAGTTTGGCTGACCAGTTTACACCAGCCAGCCGTTTCTTTTAGTCTAATTCATCAAGCATTTTCTGCAGATCTTCTACGGAAGCGTTTTGAAGTGCCTCATCCTGCTTAGTAGCAATAATCTGCATAATCTTCTGTTTCTTCTCTTTGCGTTCTGCAGCTTCCTGCCGATTCTTTTTCTCTTCCAGTTTCTCATTAAAGATATATTTTACAATCTCAATCTTGGTCGCAAGAATATCATCTTCTTCGGATTTAGTCTGAAGCAGACTTTCTTCATCCGTCTTCTTTACTTCTGCATTCAGCGTCTTAAACACTGTATCCAGCGATCCAAGCGAAAGATCATATAAATCTTCTACTGCAATCTGTCCCTTATACGGGAAACGATATTTACCTTTTACTGCTTTTTCAAACATGTCACTCATAATTTTATTCTCCTTTATTAAAATTTAATTTTAATGATTCTTTCTGTTGCACCTTTTACTTTAACGATAAGCTCATTGCGCTGCGTCAGACTAAAACCAACACCAGAGAGCTGATCATCGACGTCTGTTACACTACACTTTGCGCCAAGTGCTTCAAATACTTTACGATGTGGAACTAATTCATTCTTAAGATATTCCACAAAGAAACCATTCGGCTGTTCTGGATTTACGCATCCACTCAGGAAGAAGAAAAGATGTTTATTCCCGATCCCATTCTGCTCATCAAAATAGTTCGGGCTGTAACTGATTACAGATACAGGTGTAAACTGATTTGTCTGCACTCCCCATACTTCTCTACTAGAAGTAGCCGAGTGACCAAAAAATTTTTCTTTGATGGTAAAGTTTCCGTTCTGATCCATAATTACTTCTGCGACGTCTACGTCTCCACGCACTGGGTTATTGTATTCAAACGAATAGATCTCTCCATCGAATTCAATTTCTGCTTTAAATCCTTTACTTCCTCGGTTGGTATACTGATTTACAAAGAATCTGTATTCGCCAGGAATCATTCTCGATTTGTCCTGCCATGTAATATTTTCCACTGCTGGCTTCCCTGGCATATCTCTATATGGCTGAATCACATCAATATCAAGCTGACCACCAAGTTTCGACATAGATGGTTTTCTATCACTACCAAAATAGATTTCATGACCATTTGGTTCAATGCAGTGAGCATCAAGATCACTGTTGTCATTCTGATCCTCGTTCCACATAATAGAGAATCTAAGCACTCCATCTACATTTCCACCAGCGTTCTTTACATTCTGTCTAATGTCAGAATCAGTAATATTACCTGTATAAGCCCAGCTTAGACCATTGCTCCATTTAAACATCGTCTTAGAATCCGGATTTTCTGGGGCAATCAGGGAAACAAAGTTTTTCTCATGTTTATTCTCTACAAATACTTCAACCTCTTTCGCAGTCGGAAGAACCTTTTCTACGAAATCCTGTGCCGTTACTTCTTCTACTCTTGAGAATTTCTTTGGATTAACTGCTACAGATTTTGACATCTCTGTAAAAATGTCTCCTCCACCAGAAATTCTCTTCGCTGCATCTTTATTAGAAAATAGAATATTATTTACTGTGATATCATCCAGATTTGCAAAGCGACGCTTCAGAGAATCCATATACCCAAGTTCTGTCAGAGTTTTCTTTGCATCGTCTAGCATTCTCTGAGTATAAATTGGCTTACTTCTTTTATAGTTGCTGGGTGCTACGATCTGCTCATATTTTTTAACTGCAGTATCAAGATCCATTCCTTCACTTACATTTACAAGTAGTGTTCCAATAGAATGATTTCTGATTTTACCAATAACGGCTCCTGCTTTCAGAGATTTCTCCCAAACATATAAATCTTTTTCTTCTTCTGGAAGTTTATCATATTCTGTTTTATACTTCTTGAATTCTACAAGGAGAACTTTCCATTCTGTTCCACGATACAGGGTATTAGAATTGATCAACTCTAAAACTGTCTCTACGGAGTCAATAGTAATCTCGTCAAGAGAACGTTTGAACACATTCCGGATATCCCTATATTCACCTTGAATTTCTCCAACAGATCTATAAGAATCAAAAACAAATTTCGTAGGAAGTTCAATATAGAAATGATCCCACTGATGAGATTTTCCGTTGATCATTTCAAAATTCTTATCTGTACCAATTTTCTTGAAATGGCTAACATACACATCAGTAACTTCTGCGTTATGAATGAGTGTTGAAAGAGCTTTTACCACCGGATCATAGATTGTTTCAGACATATCAACATCCCAGATGCTCTCCATTTTATTATTTTTAACTACAACTGCAGTACCAATAGTACGGATAAACTGTTTACAGCAGCTACAATCATGTTCTCTTCTTTCACGAAAGATATTATTCGTTCCTGGCGCAAAGCTATCAAGATATGTATCCCAAAGTTTATCCTTATCTACATTTACTTCGAATAACTTATCTGCGTCCTTAGTCATCTCCATAAAATGTTTCTGAAGCTTCTTCTTAAAAATTACGAACTGATCTAACATGATATTTTCTCCTTCTTTATGTTTTTCTTCTATTTTGTTATCTTTTACTCTACTTTGCTCTCTGTTTCCTTCATCTTATTGGTTGTTTCTTCTTTTACATTATTCTCCGAACTTTCTTCTTTATTATTTTCACCAACTACATTTGCTTTTTCTGGTTCTTTATTTTCCTTTGTATCTTCTGTAGTATTCTCTGCATCAGAAATCAGTTTTTCAACCTTTTTTACGATTTCTTTTGTTGATTCGGTCTGTTTTTCTTCCTCTTCTTTTTTAGATTCGAGTTTCTTTTTCTCTTCTTCAAACTCCATCATTGCCTGAAGATATGCTTCTTTCTGAATTGCAATCTGTTCATTCTTTCTCTCTTCTGCTCTTCTTGCGCGACGTCTTTCATTTCTCTCATGACGTTTCTGTTTCTGGCGAAGCTTAATTTCTTCCTCTTCTTTATCTAACGCAGCAAGTTTTTGCTGACATTCATATACTTTCAGAGCATTCTTGACTTTTGATACATAAAATTTTTCATATTTAAACTCATCAGCTTTCTTCTCAATACCTTCTGACGTATACGTGCCATTATATCTTTGTTTTGCATATGCGATATACAATGCTCTTTCAAGAGAAAAGATATCGTTTTTGTCGCATACTGTTTTTACTTTTGTATAAAAATAATCATTAAAGGTCACTTCCACTACTCGATTTGGTACAATAATATTGACAGAGCATACACCAGACTTATGGATATACTCTTTCATTTTGTTTTCAATACGTTCCCTCTGTGTTAATCCTACTTCCTGTTTTCTCATTTCTTTGTTCTCCTTTTTAGCGTTGAATGTAAATGTATCATTTTTATTTCCTGAGTCAGAGTTTGCAACAACTTTTTCAAGACATCCTTCTTCAAATGTAAAATCCGCACCGCAATTTAACTTATATACATTACCATCAGGATACAATTTTATTTCAGTTATGATATATTTATGCCCACAGTAACATTTCATACCTGGCACAAAAGTAAAACAATTAATGTCTTTATAATCCTTAACTCTTACAATATCTCCCACTTTGAAACTCATATTTCATCACTCCTCCACTTCTTTTGATAATTCTTTATACTCTTCCAGAAGCTTTGCAAATCTTGGATTCGTTTCTGCAAAAATCTCATCTTTTTTATCATCTTTTGTTGACTGAATAATATTATCCATCATTTGTCTTAACTGATGTTTTTTATATTGTATTTTTGCTAATTCTTTTCGTCTTTTCTCTCGATCTTCGTAGGCCGTCATATCAATGGCGCTTGGGTTGATTTTACAAACAATTTCCTGTGTGATTTTTTCATTTTCATGAACATGCGTCATATCATCCAACGTAAGAATATTTTGAATTGTTAAAATTTGACCTCTACGATAGCCAGTAACTAATACTTTATCTCCTTTTTCGTATTTATAGCCATCGTTATAAATTGCAAAATATTCTTCCTTCCCCATAAGATTAATTCCTGCTACGGCTATATAGCCTGTTAATTCTTTTGCCATGTTTTACTCCTTCTTTCTGTTTATATATTCTCTAAAGAAATGTGCCTTTCATCGGGTTACAAAATTGACAAAATCTGTAAGACGAGTTCTACTGTCGTCAGCACAAGCAAACACGTATATACAGCTTTACTAAACTCGCTTATTGATTGTTGTTTTAAAATTAATACACATAAAACAATAATAATGATTCTTAAAATTGTAAGTAGCATATTTTTGTTTCACCTTCTTTCTTTTAAATCACATTAATAATTCGCGGATGGCGAGGATATCCATCAGTTCCATTAGCGAACATATCTGGGAACACTTTTTTCATAATTTGATATGCTCCATTTACATCTGCATTGATATATTTTCCATTATTGGACTGAAAAAGTCCTCTATGTACACGACGATTTTTGTTATAATTCTCTGGGTTAGGTGATTCGTCGTCCAAAAAGGAAGTACCAGATGTATAGCTTTCTTCAAATTCCTGAAACCTAATACCTCGATCTTCCATTTTATATGTAAGTTTTTTGATTGCTTCTGTATGACCAAGATAAACAAAATTTTGATTATTTACTTTTCCCATGTCGCAATTTTGTTTCCATAACAGATTATGTCCACATACAACATATGACACATTATTTTTCAAACAAAATTCTGCAACTGCTGTTGTGGCTTTATGATAAAAATCTTCTAGTCGCATTGCTCTTCGATCAGTCAATCTTTGACATTCATTTGACCAATCTAAATTATGTCGTAGTTTTATACGGGACTTTTCTTCAGAAATCAATTTGTTATATTCCTGATTCATCGCTTTTGCTTTTCTTCCGTTTATAACAATTGGCACAATATCTTTCTGATTCGTAACAACTGTCATAAAATTATCAACACCAATATCAATAGCTGCCACAATATCGGTATCCTTCTTAGGTTCTGGACACTCAATTTCGTATACGACTTCAACATCGTATTGTGATGGAAAGGCATCTTTGTTTGGATGAAATCTCACTTGCACTAATTTTACATTTTCTGGAATATGCGTCTTGAATCGATGATTAAAGGGTTCCATGCTTTTATCGCGGCTAGAAAAAAATAAATATCCATCTATTATTCGACAGCACTGATTTGTAATTATATAATTAGCGCGTCCATGTTCTTTATTTTTATATCCAGGAAGTTTAGGCCTTCCAGTAAATTTTTCTGGATTTGTTTTCCATATTTTAATCGCTTCAAAAAATGACTTCCAATCTTTATCCAATAACCTTAATGTTTGCTGAGAAGAAGAGGCTTTCATTGCTTTATAACAATCAGCAGTCTTACAATCTTTGCATAATTGTTGATATTTTATCCATACAGCATGTTTTCGCAATCCTTGTTCTTTTTCTTTTGATGTATTAATAAATTCTTGTCTAACCATATAGTTAGCATAATTATAGAGATTTTTTGATCTCCAGCATAAATCATCAATTATTTTAAACAAATCATCTGATTTTTTAATTATATGTATTTCAGTTCTATTGCTTATCATTGATTATCCTTTTATTAAATTACATAGATCTAAAAAACGAAAGAAGTGTTGTAATATACGTAGAATAGGTGTTATATCTCAATAAAATTTATGAGTTTTCTACCTATGTTAAAATACATAGATCTAAAACTTTGCGCTCTATCATAATGCTCCATAAGAGGTTTTCTACCTATGTTAAAATACATAGATCTAAAACATCAACAGGATTCATATAAAAATCTTCTCGGTTTTGTATCTATGTTAAAATACATAGATCTAAAACCTCAAATATGTACTTTTCTATGAAATTAACACAGATATTTATAAAGTTTTATTTCTGTTGTAAAATAATCGTTTATTGGCTGAAAACCGCAGCCACTATCCAATTGATTTCTCTTTTGGAATACATTTATAATAGGTTTATGGAAATTCAGCTTGAATCAGCCATTCAGATGTGATATCCTAAAACTGAAGGAAATTCCTTCAACCTATTAATTTCTCTTTTTGAAGATCATCGTGATCTGGTCGCCAAACTTTCTCACAATGGTCTTCTATGTATACTATATATAGTGGTTTTATTTTCGCTCGACCACTATATATAGTATTTATTTTCCAATGAAATCAGTCTTTCATTCAGAAGAAACTCTTCGATGTCGGACACCCAAAGCATGATACACACTGTACTAAATCACACATGTGATGTTTTTTAATAAAGTCCTTATCTGCAGCCTGTTCGTCTGTAATTACTGTTCCACATTCATCCATATTCTGGATCTCATGTTCTTCATAAACCTTTCCTGAATATTTTCCTAACCTTTTCATTTGTCTCACCTCCTTTTTATTTCGTTTTAATTTCGATCTTTTTGTTGATCAGCACCTTACTGTATTCTCTCCCGTCAATAATATTCTCTGTTTGAATTTCTGTAACTTTGACTGGTTTTACACATTTTTTCGTAACACATAATACTGCGTCACCAATCTGCAGATTATTGATGAATTTTCTCCATCCTTTAACTCTTGGCACTCGCCAAATGTATTCTTTCGTACCAATACCATCGTAATTGATATGAACACCTTTGATCAGCGCACCTGGCTGACCTTTATATACTGTCCGAATTGTTTTGGCACCATTTCTTTTCATGATAAGATATCGGATATATCCATCTACGAGATAACCATTCTTATCCAAAATAATTGACTTGTCTTGATGATTTGTACGAAGCCAATATTTTTCAAATCGTTCCATCTTTTCTTGAGATGGATGAGAATCAAGAAACTGATCTGAAATTTTGATGTCATCAATATTCATCTGCATTATTTTATTCTCCTTTCTTTACGCTGCGTTTCCTTTCCCAACAAGAAAGTTTTCGAAATCTCGTTTCATGAATCTGAAATTAATACCCTGATTGGAACTATATTCATCATCTGCATTCTGATATTCTCCAATCCACTGTTCAAATTCCTGATCCTGATTATTCTGCGCTGCATAAACCATCAATGCAATTAACGCTGTTTTACACTGCTGATAAACATTTGCAGACACTTTTGTATCCTGAAGACACTCGTTGTAAAATTCGATGTCGTCTGGATCTACTTTCTCATTTACATGAGTATGTACAAAATCAATATCATTCTGATCAATACGATCATCAACACCAATGATTGCAGATTCTTCACCCTCTGAATTTTCTGATGAGTCTTTGATACTTTCGCTCTCTGCATCTTCATTTGGTTTATTCTCTTTAATATGTAAAAAATCCACTAATAAAGTATGTAAATAATCAATCTTCTGCTGAATTACTTTTTTGTCCTTCGTGTGTTTATCCTGTTCTATTTCAATCCAATCAGTATCATTGACTTTGATTTCTTTCATGTCATTAAATGCAATCAGGAATTTTCCAAAATTTTCTGGTGAAACTCCTTCATCTAAGGCTCTTTTCATAAGAGTCATCCATGCCATAAAATCTTTTGGCACAAATAATTCAGCTACTTCTGTATGATCGAGTTTATCTGCGTAAGGAATTAACATATTAAAGTATTTGTTCAGTGTATCAAATTCTTCTTCTGTTCCGTTCTCATTAAGATACTTGCAGATATCCCTTGGCGCCTTTTTCCATTCTTCTAAATGAAACATCGCCATAACGCATTCGATGATCACTCTTTCCCAGATGCCTTTTTTCTTGTCTAACTCATTCAGCATCGTACAATCTTTAAGAAAACGATTATTATCTTTAATCCGTTTAATTTTATCCGCAAATGTACCAATGTAAGTAAACGCCTTCTGGCTTACATTCATTGGAATAGTAGAGTTATACAACATGACAAGATCGCAGGTATCTTCTGGAGTACATTCCTGATAAATTGCAGCAGACAACTGACATGATCTCATTCTCTTTTTCAGTTCTGGTGGGAAATCATTATAAGTTTTATTAACCAGATCAAATGTTTTGATTTCTTTGATCAGTTTTCCATTTTCATCTCTCATAGGTTTTCCATTTTTATCCAGTTTGTTTCCTTGATAAGTCACATATCTATTCCGGATTGATTTAGAGATCTTATGCCCATCAAACACAAAACGTCTGAGCGCTTCTGTTCTCTGACCACCATCCACTACGTATGTAGTAGTAAGCCCATCTTCTCTTTTTTCTTCTGCAAGAATAATGTTGGGAATGTAAATCCGTTTTGGAGATACAGTACTATAAATCAAATTATTGATCATTTCATTTGACCAACAAAACGCTCTCTGGACTGCCTGATCAACAGTAATAACTTCCTCATCAATACTATCAACATAAGCTCCTACGCCCATCTGTTCGATTCTGTATTCATCTAACATTAATAATCCCTCCTAAGTATTCTTGTATTTGAGTTGTTCCGGATAGCTTTTAAGCTATCGTTATAGAGTGACTTAGAAATATGTAAATTTTGAAGAATTTCTTCTTCATTAAATCCATCTGCAAGCATATGTAAAATTACACTCTGTACTCGTGATAATTTACTTGTATATTCTCTCATTAATGAAGACATTTCTTGATCATTTTGAAAGACGACATCTTCCACGGTTTTCCCAGATACAAATGTCTCCCAGAGCTGCATTCCATCTTCGTCAATTTGAGAATAAATGGAAATATCAAATACAGGTTTCTCTTTAGGATTACCATCTTTATCGAATTTCTGCTTTCCAGTCTCTTCGTCAATATCTGGAACAAAAACACAGCGTTTTTTACGTTCGATATCTCTTGTATATGTCCAATATTTTCTCCAAATATTTCCATATAAATACGTTTTAAAAGTGCATTTGACATCCGAATTGTATTTAAGTAAACTCGACAGAAAAACTTCTACTGCTAAACTTTCAAGTTCTGCATCATGAAGTGTCGGTAAATCTTGAGATGACTTTTTCTTTTTGTAAATCAAAGTTTTGCAGATTTTTTTAAGCTCGCGCATGTCGTTGTCTAAATACGTTTGCTGGATCTCATCTGCTTCTTCTGGTGTAAGAAATTCTAATTTTTCTCTTTGAGTCTCTGTCAAATATTTGTATCTCATTTTTGCTCACCCTACCCTTCCAATATTTTCATCGCTTCGTCAAATTTTGCAGTTCTTGGTTTATAGTTTTCATATTCTCCATTGTCAGTTTTATTTAATTCAGTTTGCAGTTTTCCAAGAGAGTAATGGTACGTCAATGCATTTTTCATTGCCTGAAGTTTATAGATACATGCTTTCACATGTGCTCGATCAATAAGAATCCGCAAGAACAGATATCCGATTTTAGCAATTCTATGTGCTTGTGGTAATTTTCCATCATGTTTATATGTATAAATAACGAGTGCATGTTTAATATCACTCTCTTCTGAATCAAGCTTAGACAAATATGTACTAAGAGATTCCAACATGTTGCTCAATTCAGATTCATCCCATGCAGCCAAACTTAAAAACTTTGTACACTCATCTTCAATCTGATCGAGTAAGTTCAGATCAACTACAATGTCATTTTCATTTAAAAATACACCTCCATTCCCTTTTGCTTTAGGAGAAACTGTTGGCTTGTTTCCATCCTCTCCAACCATGGAATATCCATTCCGAATCCAACCTAGTTTTTTGCTACGTGCATTCAACAGATTTTTAGCCTGTTTGAATGTAAACTGTTTTGCATTGGATGATTTTGTGGATTCCATGTACTCGCCAGGACGTATTGGATTTTCAATCACCCAATATTTTCCATTTGTGATAATGTAGTACATTTTCTGATCACTCCTTCTTTATTTAATTTTAAAAATAGGTAAACTTAATACAGGTTCTTATTGTTCATCAAATGAATAAGTACCTTTACGTATTGGTTATTCTCCTATTCTGTTTGTGTAAAATTGTGAAATAATAGCGAACTGCTCAAGATAGACTTGCAGAATTGCAAATTAATATGTATAATGAAACTTAAGCAGGACATTGTGCTATTATTCATCTGGACTGCTCCAACAGTTCAGATTCATATGAATATCGCTTGTTTTGCTTGTTATGTACAGGAAGGGATTCATACCGTATGCGCTCCAACGCAGGTATGATTCCCTTCTTTTATTTTGTTCGACAAAATTATAATACATCGAACTAATGTTCTTGTCAATATATTTTCGAACATTTGTTTGTACTGTTATAATTTTGTATTTCCTTATATTTCCATTTTATACCTCTTGACATGTATATTCCAGAGGTAAATATTTCCATTTTACTCTTTTAAATGTGGTAGAATAATGTCATGTGTCACACCCTCTCTTCTCATATTTTCTAAATCCTGAACAATAGAAAAAAGCTGCACATGTTCAAATACTTCACCCTCATTCATAAAAACTGATTTGGCTTTTCTAACCAATTCACACCCTTCTTCTGGTGTTGTAAGTTTCTTCATTTCTTCTTTTTGATCATAATCAATTGTGCAAATCAGAATTTTATATTTTTTATTTTTCTTTTTTAAATTCTGTAGTTTTTCTATAGCCTGATCGATGGAGCAATATTCATATGTTGTTTTCATTATTTCAGTCCCCTTCCATAAGTAAGTTTTTTATACTGATAGCCATTGCCGTATCAACTTCTTTTTGTTTGGCTCGACTGATCATTCCCATTTTATTTAATAATCTTCCTTTGTCAATTGTTCTCATCTGTTCGCATGTGATCAAAGAGTTTTTCTTAAGTCCGTTCAACGTATCTTTTTCTAACATAACATGAGTTGGAAGATTAGGTTTTTTCTGCGATGTCAAAGCTACTACGATTGTTGTAGGAGAATAATTATTTCCATCATCGTTTTGTACAATAAGACCAGGATGTATTCCACTTACCTCAGAGCCTAAAGTATCTCCAAAATCTACCCAATAGATTTCTCCTCTTTTTACTTTACTATATTTCACATCCATACCAGATTCCTCCTTTCTCTTGTTTTTTTCTTACGTCGAATCCATTATATCAACATATCTTTAATATGTCAACACTTATTATAAATATATCTTTATTATTTTTGCTATTATATCACAATTTATCTTTATTTATATAAACATGTCTTTATAGATTTTCTTATTTAATTATGTTATAATCATTGACACGGAGGTGCAATATGATTAAATTAGATATTCAACATTTAATATTGACTAAATACAAAAGCCAAGCTGCATTTGCAGAAGCTACTGATCTCTCTTTGCCATCAGTGTCAAAAATTTGTTCTGGTAATATGGCAAGCATTCGCTTTGAAACTCTTGAAAAAATATGCGAAGCATTAGAATGCACTCCGAACGATCTACTTACTTCTGATAAAAATAAATGGGATACAAAAATTCCATCACATGTTACAGAATATATTGATAGTATGGAACATATCTCACAAGAAATCCAAGATGCAAATTTCCGTTATAGAACTGCAGCATATCATAAAGAAAGCGATGACTAAACTAGCCATCGCTTTCTTATTGCTCATATTCAGATCCGCTCAAATCCATTCGAAAATTGATTTCTTGTATACACCACCAATACAGTCTTTCTGCATCCTCATTATCTTTTCGATCTCGATCTGTGAAAATCATTAATTCTATTACATTCTCTTCTGACATATTTCTTAGATCTGCAGGTGTTACTGTATAGTCCAAATATTTTGGAATCATTTTTCATTCAAACCGTTCCGTTTTAAGATTTCTGTTACTTGAGATACAGGAATACAAAATCTTCTGGATACAGCTTTCTTATCTTTGTATTTCTCGAAATCTTTTAAAATATCTTTATCTGTCCACTCTAACTGAATAGGAGCATTCATATAGTTTTCCATTGTTCTCTCCTTTTGAAATGTCTGTTTCATCGCTTACTAAAATTCGTAAATTCCTTTGTATCCTGGAATTTCTCTCTAAAAACTGAATCTCCGTATTTTAAACATTCATAATCCCATGGATATCCTAGGTTATCTACTTTTACGTTGAGCTGCTTACATTTCTTACAGTCTCTACTACATTCTATCATTTATACTCCTTACTTAATTCTGCCATTAATTCTGCATTCCTGGTTTCTGCTAGCTCAAATTTTACAATTCCTTTTTTTTCTAATGCGTTCATTGTTCTTGTATGAATTGGAACTCCTAAAGTGTAAGACAACCAAACAGAATTTCTATCAGTCTTATATAAATAAAATTCTTCTCGTTTTAAAAGTTCTATTGCCTCTTTCATTTTATTTGTCAAATTATTTTTCATTGATTAAAACCATTTTTCATCGTTCCAGATATTTCGTTGGAACTTCCTTAGTCAACCATACATTATTCACAGACAGGAAAAACTTGTATCCATCTCTGCACATTTGCCCTGAGTTTACTTGATATACGATTTCTTTTCCATGTCTCTTACCAACCTGTTCAGCCGTTTCCACATCTGTTGAAAGATGAACATATAACCGGCTTTTTGAAATTAACCCAATCTGATCGATTGACACTACATATTTTTCGCCAGTTCCATGATATAAAAATTCTGGTGGCTGTTTATCTTCTAACTCTACATCTACAGTAATCGAATGTCCTTGGTTGCATCTGATCAGTGTTTTATCTTCATTAAAAGAGTATCTTCCCTTCGAATCTGTTTTTACGATCTCGTACAGATGACCCAGATCGAATCCAGGATTGTCTTTCCTAATCCCGTCAATCAGTTCGTCAACATTAGCCCACCCATGTTCATCCAAAGTAATACCAATTGTTTCTGGTTTATGTCTGAGAATCAAACACATGTATTTACTAATATTTTCTAAGTTCATGCCTTTACTTCCTTTTATTTAATTTTATTTTTCAGATGCCAAACAAAATCTTTTGAATCAAGTAATGAGCCTTCAAACAACTTTTCGCCTTCAGCTTCATAAATTCTCAACGATCCATCAAAACCAACCACAATATATTTTCCGTTATATTTTTCCATATCAGTCAGCTTCCATTCAAGTGCTTGATACTGAGTTCCATCTTCCATCGCATCTGCATATCCATCATATGTAAATAACGGAATGTCAAACATATAAATTATATTATCCATATTTTGTTTCTTCCTTTTGTTGTCTATATTAATTATTATACTGTTTCTATATTTATTACTTCTAATAAATTATCTTCCAGCCATTCGCAAATATCTTGTACTACTGCATAAGTATCTTCATATCCATAGGAGGCATTGCTCCAGGTATAACAATCATTATATTCGTCAAACCAGATTTCTACAGATTCTCCATTTGATAAATCAAGCCTAATGGCAATTTTATCTTCTTGCTCTTCTGCATATTCCATTTCTTCGACAACATATTTGTTAATATCTGCTTCAGTCACAACATTTCACCTGCCTTCTGAAAACAATCTTTCATCGTTGTATAGCATCCAGAATAGCTTGTCGTTCTTTTTCAGCTTCTACTAAATCAATATCAAAAAATTCAGCAAGTAACTTTTCTTTATTGATATAGTCTCCGTTACCCATAACATTGGCAAATGGACTTTCTCTCTTTTGTTTTCTGTCAAACATGGTATATTTTCTTAAGAGCCAATCAAGAAATTCTCCACAAAGCTGTGATTGTTCCTGAATTTCAATCATTATATCCAGCGTTGGTGTTTCAATTTTATTCATATTTTCATCCTTCTTTTCACATGAAAGCAATTTTTCAACTTATTCTACAATCTGTATAATATGAACATTCTCTTTTAAATAATTCATCTTCAAGCAATCGTCTTTGAATTTTCTTGCAGCGTCCAATGTCATTTCATCACTCATGTGATAACCACCATTATATCCTTTATATATAACTCTATACATATCTACTCCTTTAAAATCGTCATTTTATCTTGTCTGCTATTTCTCTAATTTTATCTGCGTTTAAAGGTGCTACTGCATCTGCGAGCTTCCTTTTGTTTCCTTATAATCTTTGCTATAAGGATCAAATCCAGAAAGGCAACACCAATTATCTATTTCTTTTTCTAATTTTCTTGCTTTATCACAAGCATCAATCTGTTGTTTTATTTTGTTTTGTATGTATTTAGGAATTTCCATTTATATCACCTCAATCATTTTCTATATATCCTGAAAATCCATAACATGTAATATCTGTAAAATTTAAATTGATCTTAGCAAAATTTAAATTACTATCTAATACAATATATAAATAATTTTCATCTACAGAAATATGTTTCACTTTATATTTTCCATATGGGACTAATGGAAATTTAATATCATTTACTTTTCCATGTGCCAATTGTACGATTTCGTCGCTTTCAGTTGTTCCCTGAATGTAGAATTTAGTATTTCCACTTGTTATTGTTAATATATCTTTTACAGTCATTTACTTTACACTCCTCCACATCATAACATATAATTATTCTGTTTTTATTCATGCGCTTTTTCTAGATTTAGTTCTCTTAAGCAATCTGGGCAAACATTTCCATACTCTTTTGTATATCGCCAATCACTTGTAGCATTTTTTAACCATTTTACACTCGTACTGTTCTTATAATTTCGATTTATAATACCTCCGCAGTGACCGCAAGCTACTTCCATATAAATAATAGCTTTCCTCATTTATATCATATCCTTCCAAAATTAAAGTCGAATTTTAATAAATGGTGCTATACACCATATTATATAGCACCATTATCCTTTAAAAACTTTCTATACATATCTTCAATTCTACTTAAATCGTCTGGATGTAAATTTCCGATCTTAAATATAAAGCTATCTTTTGTAAGTAGCGTTACCTTTGACACTCTTGCGGTAGATGCCAGTCTTAAACTTGCTTCTTCCCAATAAATAATTGGTATATCATAAGGATCTTCTTTTCTGGCTTTGTGTTTTGTAATCTTGACTGATAATACTCCAAGAATATTTTCATCAAGTACAATGACTGGTCTATTGATTGATTTACTTTCATCTTCTTCTAATGGAAATTCTACAAACCATACTTCTCCCTTGTTCACTACTCAATACCTCTTTCTTTTTTCATCTGTTCAAACATATCATCCCATTCGGTTTCAGCTTTCCATTCGTCATCAGGTGATATAACAGCTTTCCCTTTTTGGTTATAGTTTGTATTCTGCATTGCCAATTTATATGCTTGCAATCCATATATCCCAGTATTCATATCCGGTTTAAATGGCAAAGCTTGCTCTCTAACTGCTTGTTTTGCAGCCATAGTAAAGAAAGTAGTCATATCAAGTCCTAAACTAGACATAAGTTCTTGTAGCTGCGATTTTAATGTTTCATCAATTCTCATTGTTACATTTGTATTTGCCATATTTATCACCTCTTTCTTAATATTATTATATTCTCTATTTTCCTTTATGTCAATACATTGTATTAACAATGCACATAAAAGTTAAATTTTATTGCCAAACATCATCATTATCCGCGAGTGATGCATCCCACTCAATATTATGGCCAGTTTTATTCTTTACCATTTCTATTGCTTCGTCATAATTGTTTGCTTTTACAACATATTTATAAGATGAGTTATCCTCAAGATATTTTGGAACATCTTCAACAATATATAACTCTTTCATTTCACGTTTATTGTGTTCTTTAAACCATCTATCTGCTATTACATGAGTTAACTCAATTTGCAGCATTAATGTTGTCTTTGCTCCAAAATCTTTTTCATATTCCCTCTTAATTTTTGCTAACTCAGTGTTATCAGGGAATGCACCATTTTTTTCTGCTTCAAGAAACTGATTATATAGCAATATCAGCTCTTCGTCTGTTTTTGTATCAAAGACATTCACATGCATAACATTATTCCTCCATTTCAAATATTAATTTTGATGCTGTTTTACATAATCCCAATCAATACACTCTGGAACCGATTCATCATAGTTAAAAACAGTTACATTCTTATAACCAGATCTGATCAACTCATTCGCTTTCTTTATACATTTCTTTCGGTTATCAAAATCATCTAAAATCCATGGCTCTGTTTTGTTGAATCCATTTCCAGATTTATCATTATATGCGATTGCATATTCCATAACATCACCTCAATCTTTCATAACTTTCTTCCGCACTTAGGGCAGTAGTTAATATTTGCAACTGCTTCACTTTCTCCACCTGCGTATAACCCAAATTTATTTGTTTTAGAATTCCACAACATAGACAAACGTGTATAATCATCTTTTTCTATTGATTGTTCCATATCAAAGGCTGCGTCTCCATAATATTCTTCTTTGTATAGTTCTGTATTGCACCATTTACATTTATCCATTAAATACCTCCTGAAACCTAGATTTCTTATGCTACTTCTCATCCAATACAACCATTTTGTTTTCATGATCTATTGTAACAAAGAATTTTGTATTTCCATTATGATTCCAAAGAATATCTCCATTCTTAAAATTGCTCCAATTAATCGTCACTTGTTTATTTTTTAAATCAGTTTCTATTTCATTTAAAATATCTTCTGAGCCTGTCACATCGTATCCATATGCATTAATAATTCTCATTTATATATTCTCCTTTCCACTCCACATGAAAACTTGGTTTCATTTTATTATTCTTCAAATTTTCTGTTATTTATAATGTCATATTTTCCATAATTTTGTTCAATTCCATTCCATAAAAATGTAAGTTTTCCATCTGGATATAGACTTATACAAGTATTCGTAACTAGATCTGGATTTTCTTTTGAATGATAATACATTCCACCTTTTTCATGTTCGTACATTTGTACATATGTATAACCGTCCAAATATATTTCTTTTGGATATTTCATATAATCACCTCAATATTATATTCTCCATTATGACGAAAATGGGACTGTCTTTGTAACAATCCCATTTCTCTTTTAAAACTATCGTTTGCATTCCATACAAACGTCTTTTCCATCATAATCATCAGGTCGCTCATAATGTCCAGGAAAACAATGCACACAACTATAACATGATTGATCCCATCCCATTGGACATTTCTTTGTCTCTTTTGCTTCATGCGTATAAATATGTTTTTCTTCATAATAACCCATAGTTTTTAACATATTATACTTCCTATTTTTCCGCTAAATCGTAATCTGAACCATTCACAAATTCTCCATCTGTATTTATGTCACAATATTCAAGTGCATATTCTTCTACATCAACGCAATCAGGATGCTCGTCATATGTACATTTATATTTTGCCAATTCTGCTTTTGCTTCATTGAGCTGATCGTATGTCCATCGTTTTAATTCTTCTGGATCAGTATTGGGTCCATAAATACAATCTCCTTCAGAGTAATTTTTGAACTGTTTTTTCGTATAAGATCCTTCAGCATGTCTTAAAATAATTGTATTATAATATTCTCCCATTCTATTTTCCTCCAACTTTTATATAATTATTTATATTATATCATATTCCTCAGCAATAACATAGTTTTTCTATGCAGTTTCACCCAACAAAATTTTTCTAAACAAACTTTCAAATATCGGAACACAAATACTATTGCCAGCCTGTTTATATAATGCCATTCTATATCTTCCTCGTTTCTGTTGGACAGATGCAGCTGCTTCATAATCCTGATCCGTATATCCCATAAGTCGCCAGCATTCTCTTTCTGTAAAATACCTATACTTTCCGTTATGTAAGTCAATCACCTGCGCCGGTGTCCGATCCTGGCGAGTAGTGATTGTATAAGCATAATCATTGATAACTGTCGCTCTTCTAATTCCAGTTGCACCAATGCATTCCAAAATGCTAGGCTGTGTCACTTCATATACTGGGTCAACTTTCTTTTCCAGAAAGCTATGTATATCTCTCATCGGCATCCGGATTAGATCAGAAAAATCAAATTTCTTTCCGTCCAAACAGCTTACTGTAAAGTAGCGTTCCCTTGCTTGTGGAAGACCAAATTCTCTTGCGTCTAATAGTTCATATGTACTTGTATATCCAAGTTTACTTAATTCTTCCATATATCTGTCGTGATTATGTACCATATATTTACTTCTGACATTTTTAACATTTTCCCAAATCACATATTTTGGTTTCCATTCTCCCATCTGTTTAATAATATTAATTGTTTCCCACATAAGACTCGATCTTGTTCCAGACCCTTCTTCTGCGCCAGCTCCATGATTTATTCTTCCATTTCTGGTAGCTGTGCCTTGATGTCCAGCAACAGACATATCATTGCAAGGAGAACCATGTATCAGAATATCTGGACGAAGATTGTATCCGACCACTGTTTGCGTTTTATACGGAAGATCTTTTGCGAACATTGCATTATATGATCTGACTGCTGCTTCGTCAATCTCGACATAATCAATTGATTTAACAGGAATACCGATATTCCGTAATGCGCACCGTGGGCTTCCAATTCCACCGAATAGTTCTAAAATTTGTACCATAATAATTTCCTTTCTTATATGAGGCGGTAAACAGGAAGTCTACCGCCTCGTTGATGATTAGATAATATTTTTCATGATTTCTACAGATTCTTTTTGTGCTTTTTCTTCCATTCCTCTTACATATAACAGCGTTGTATTAATTGATGCATGATGTAAATTTTTCTGTACAAGCACAATATCACCCGTTGCGTTGTACAATGTAGTACCATATGTTGCCCTTAGTTTATGTGGACTAATTGTTTTTCCTTTTATATTACAAGCATATTTTTTTGTAATATCTGAAATTGCACTTGTTGACAATCTCTTTCCGGTTTTCCCAAGAAATAGAGCAGGTGTATCGCGTACTGTTACAAGTTGATCTCTGTATGCCAACCATTTCTGCAATTCATCTAAAACTTTTGGAATTAAAATGAATGTATGAACTTTCTTTCCCTTATCTGTTACAATCAGAGTTCCTTTATCCATATTTAAGTTCTCTATATCCATATTGGATAATGCTGCACAACGTACACCTGTAGAAAGGAAAAGTTTTATAACTGCAATATCCCTTTGTGACCAAATGGCTGATGGTTTCCTTGTTTTCCCTGTTAGCTTATGGTCTACATTATAAAGATACGTTTGTGTTTCTTCTGGAGTCAAATAACTCTTTTCTCTTCTTTCTATTGTTCTCTGTTGCTCTCTCTTTTTTGGCTTCGTAATTTCTTCCATATAATTTTTCGAAAAAATTTTATATGCAAACATACATTTTGAAAAAAGTTTTAGTGCAGAATAAACTGCAATTTGATAAGAAGAAACTGTTTCTAATCCATTGTCTTTATCTTGTATTTTTGCCATATAGGATACAAAATCTCTCAGTTCAAGATCTTCTTCTTTTTCTTTTTCTGTGAACTTTAGAAATTTTAATACATCACACATGTAAACATATTTTGTCTTTTCTGATAAATCATGCATATATAAAAGGAAGTCTTGTAGATTCTTAGACTTCCCTTTCATAATATTTTCGATTTTTCGTTTATATTTAAGTTTTTCTTCCTCTAAGCCTGTCTGGACTCTTTCATTCATTTTATTCCTCCAATCATAAATCGGCAATTGCAGCAATAATTATAATAATAATGACTCCAATTGCGACAAAGGTTCCATAGTATCCAACGGCATATTCAAGTGACATAATATCTTCCTCCTAGAATTCAACTATTCAAAAATGTATGACGGAAATATCAGCTCTAACTCTTCTTTTGAAATTTCCATATTTTTGTTTTGGCTTTTAAATTCTTCATCGAACTGATGATTTAATTTCAAAACATTATAAGCACTTTCAATCACCCACTCCCTGATGAACTCCATATCTGATTCCGACAAATCATATCCATATAGTTCTACATATCTTATCAACTTCTTTCTTATACTTGTTTGTGTTGGGTGCCATTTCTTTTCTAAATTCTCGAACTTACGCACATCTGTTTGACAATATTCCTTGAACGTTTTTCTTTTCATACATTCTCCTTTCTTTGCAACAAAAAACCGGCACATTTCTGTACCGGTTAATAACGTTTCTCTTTTCTGATTTTATTCAATTTTTCTTTCTTTTGATTGATGTGTCGTACTTTTGCTCGTGATTTATACTTATCACAATGTTGACAATAATGATTGTGATCTGCTTCTCTCCCTTTACTACATTATCCTGCACAAATATAGTATAAGCATGGCGTTTCTCTTGTCTTACTCATCTTTTATCTACACCTATCGGCATGATAATATAACCAGAAATACGGAATCCTCTGGACGCAAGTTCTTTTAAATCTGTTGCAATTCTACCTTCTTTCAATAATTTATGCATATTACAATGGATAGTGCCTTTGCTTTTAATTCCAACACCTTTTCCAATCTCGTCATAAGACGGAGCATAACCATGCTCAAAAATGTAGTCTTTGCAAAATTCATAGATTTTATCTGTTGTGTCCTGTATGTTATCATATTTGTTTACCATAATTATTCTCCCTTCTTTTTAAAAACATCACTGACCTGCCACGAAATCATCTCATTTCCAAGCTCAATAATTCTATCCTTGAAATTTTGAACAAAATCCGCTGTAATAACTTTTGCAATATTTACATTGGTTGGTTCTATACCATCTTCGACCAATGCATTTATAATATCATCTTTTGTCCATGTAGTGTTCATATCTTTACATTTTTCTAGTTCATATCTCAAAATCGTTTCTTCAATAGTGTCAAAATCAACACATCCATAACCAATTCTCTCTCCGTTTTCAGCTAAATATAACATATAAAACATTCCTTCATTTTCGCCATTACCCCGCAACTCATCAATGTTATTGCCATACACAATATCAATTAAATTCCCTTCCCATGGATGCTCTGTATAAAAATCACAATCATATCCATCTTCTGTATCGTATCTGTCATCTTCTTCTGTTACAATCATCATATACTTTTTATCTGTTTTCATATTCTTTACCTCCGTTTGATGAATATTTTTTATAACACAACGCTGGACAAATCTTTTATACCATCCGCCATTTATAATTTGTTCTTGAATCACATAATCGGATTCTGAATTTTCTTGAAATGATTTACTGGCTTCATACCCCATATTATATAAAGTTTCTTCTAAACTATTGGCTGCAATTTCACTATCTGTGAATGCATATGCTCGTCCATAAGAATCAATACCAGATCCACAGAAGTTATCACCCAAATGTGTTAAAATGTATTTTAGCATTCTTTGCTTTTCATTCATTTATAATCCTCCAATCAAATTCGACTTTCATCTCTCTATTATAATTTTGTTTGCATGATCATAACTGTATCCCTTCTTGTTTACAAACTTATCGAGCGCTTTGAACATATCCATTTCAAGCTGTTCTACCCAATTATTCGCATTCCAGTCCACACAAACAGTGTAATTAAGATATTCGCCAAGATCCCAGCTTTCATCGTCTTCTCCTGTTTTAATGCACGTAAAATAATCAATTGCAGGTCTCTTGTCTTCTGGAACTGCTTTCTCACTACACTGACAATATGCATAAATATTTACTTCCACATCCATATAACCGATTTCCAAAACAGCTTCACTTAAATATGGCTCGTTTTCTGGATATAAACCTTTCATACAGTTGTTCCGAATATCATCAATAAGATCTTCAATACCATTCAGCCGGAATCTATAATCATTTCTATGTTTCGCTTCTTCGAATGTCATTTATTCCTCCACCTTTCTCATAGCAATTTCAATCCGTGAACCGTCTGGAAAATTCCATAACTTTTCAAAAATCGAAAAATCGAAATCTGCGAATGTCAGATATTTTGTATTTTTATCTCCAGCTATCCTTATGTAAATTGTCTTTCTTTTTAAAATTGCTCCTCTTGTACTCTCTTTCATTAGATTAAGTTCTTGATACTGATTTCCGTTATAATTATTGATTCCAACAGGTGTTATATACTGATTCCACATTCTTTTCATATTATTCACCCCTAACAAATTCCGTTTTCTCTAAATTCTACAAGTAGCCCATACATCCGTCCTTTCTTTTCAAAGAAATCGTTCCAATTAGATAATTCTTCGATCGAATAATTCTGATTGTACATATCTGCTTGCCATTCAATTGCTTTATCTCTCCACTTTGCTTTTTGTTTTACATAACTTTCATGTCGTAATAACGCTCTATGTTTTGTATAATCTGACTGTCTCATTTTTTATTCTCCTTTTCTGCAATTAAAAAACAGACAACATATAGTCATCTGTTTCTACACATCAAAATTATATTCTGGATAAAGATATTCCAAATTCAAATCTTCCTCGAACCAGCAATGATCTGAAATATCCGGAATATCTACAATTACATGATCTGAGTGTGTTTCTTTTATTTCTCCATTATGCCATTTACCTGTGTCTGGATCATGATACTTAACTTTTTGTTTTACCTTGAATAAATGTGTTAAGTCTGCCATAATTTACCTCCTAACGAAATGTGCTTTCATCGTGTTATTTCTTTTTTGCATTTTTCAAGAAAATCTTTAAATTCCATATCTGTAAACTCAAAGAACATCTGCTCAACTGCTTTCTTGTCCGAACTGTTTCTCCAAATATTAAAAATATCCTGCGCAATCCCTGTGATCTCGAAGTCATTTTCTTGAACCATATCTACAAGAATTGTATCCGCATCTTTTACAATACCATCCGGTACATTAGCATTAAGTTCTTCTACCTCTTTTAATAATTTTTCCATGCAATCACCATCCTTTTGAATTTTTTGTTTTATCTTCCAATAGTTTCTATTTGTAATTATAAATCATATCAATTACATGTTTTTTAATTTCCATAATATCATTTTCTGTAAGTTCATAGTCTGGAGGAAAAGTTCCTTTTCGTCTTGCTTCCATAATCCAATCTTCAAACACATCTACAATTTCTCCAACTCTTGCCTGAAATTCTGTCAATTCTTTTGTAATAATATTCTTCACAAAAGATACAACATCTTCTGGAATTTTTTTGTCACACTCCCATAATTTATCATGAGATTTTTCTCCAAAATATACAGATAATCTATATGTATCACCGTTATAAACAAGAGCGTAATTTCTATAATTTCGTGTTCTTGAAACTTCTTTTAACGTAACCATAACTATCATTATTCTTCCTCCATATCTTCAATTCGGTCACAAAGTTTATTCAATACATCTTTTAACGTTTCTGCATCAGTACCCTCAATTGCCGCAACAATACCTGGTAATGTTCCTAATTTATATTCTTCATCATCATATCTATCAGAGATACATGACCAGATTCTTCCTGCTAACTGTAAATTCTCCATACTCCATTCATATACTGGAAGATCATCACAAACTTCTGCATCTCTATCCATACGAATTAAATCAATATCGTTATCCCATGCATACTGAAGTAAGATCCGTAAATCGTCTGGCATGATTATGGTGCCAATTTCATTTTTGCTTGGAACCGTAATAAAGGCTCCTTCGTCATAATTATAAGCATACGGCAAATGCATACTATTCAATTTTCCAAAGGTTCCCTGTGTCAGATGTGCTGTACTAATATCCAGGTACTTTCTCTCGTTTGTTTTCATAATTTTATTCTCCCTTCTTAAAACCGCTGTTTTATCTTTAGCAGCATTCCATATCTGTATAAAAGAACCACCAAATTTTATTATGGCTTGCGTAAACAACATTTCCTACAGTTTTAAAATATTTTGGATATTCATTACATTTCATATTTGTCATCCTCCATTTTGATTTTATAAATTAATTGGTTCATCATTCTCATCATATTCAATCTGATAAATCTTCGCTGCATAACCAATATCTTTTAATTTATCATAAATTTCCATTGTAATTGTTTCGCCACCTACTGCCCATTCAAACGAAAATCTACTATCATTGTTTTCAATAATTTCAATCAAATGATCTAATAATTCTTCTGTATTACTTGCTCTTTCCATCTGTTCTTTAATATTATTCATAATCATAAATAGCACCTCCTTGAAATGCGGTTTTCATTTACTCAATACTTTCCATTTATCAATATTTTCAGTATCAAAAAACGAATGTAATTCCTCTTCTGATAATGGTGTAATTCCATAAACACCATCATATCCAAATTTTTTCAAATCATCTTTTATAAACTCTTCTGCTTCTTCAAAAGTTGGATAATGATCTGCTTTGATTGCTATACTATACTCCGTATCAATAAGACTTCTATTGATTTCACATCCATTTTCTGCTCCATTTTTAATTTCTTCTTCTGTTGCCTTTACTCCGCAATTTAATTCGTAATATTTAATCTTCATAATATTCCTCCCAATCTTCTTCACTTAACGATTTCCATAATTCAAGACTCATTTCCTCGCACGCTTCCATATCCTCATAAACATCTTTCATATCATATGGTGCGCCATTTGTTCCATGCCCTGTATTGTCTAGCCACAAATAAGCCTCATAGCTGCAATCATAATTATCATAATAATCTTTAATGTTATTTAATAGTGCGTATACATTATTATCTTCCATCTCTGCCTCAAAATTGAAATCTTGACCTGCCGGACTATATTTAGAAAATTCATAAGAAAAATTATCTCCGTCATTTGATTCAACATCAACTTTCCATCCGTTTTCTTCTGCAATTTCTACAATTCTATCTCTCATGGCTTGTAATTTATTCATACCATCTACCTCCGATCAAATATATTGTTATTCACATTCTATACAATTATTTTCAATTTCTTCTTCTGTTTTCCATTCTTCAAGTCCAACGCATCTGCATTCACAACTATCTTTTTCATCACAGTAAAAGCAACATTTAGAGCATTTACTATCTTCTGGAACAGAAACATCAATTAAACATTTCAACATATTATCACCTCACCAAAATAATTAATCTTCATAAACTCTATACATTTCCTCATATTCTTCCGACAAAATTCTCAATACATCTTTATAGATGTAAAGTTGATTATTTTCTAAATAGTTACGCAATCCTGTTTCCGTATCAAAGAATTCCTCAACTGCTGTCGAATTCGCCCATCTGTCAAAAGATACCAACGCAGCTACTCTTAACATCCATTTTCCATTTGTTCCGCTATGTGGTTCTACAACCAGGAATAAAATTGTATCTGTTTTCGCTTGTAGTATGGCTTCGTATTCATCGACTTCATAACCGTTATCTTTGAACCAATTCTTTATAATATCCATGATTTTTTCCTCATTGAAATGTGCTTTTCATTGTCTTTTATTCAATATTGCTTTTGCCATGTTCCAATCTTCACTATTGATTAGCTTGACAACTTTTTGAATTGTACATGCTAACTCTATATCATAAATTCTATAATGGAAAGCTGCACTAACTTCATTTCTATTACCATGGAAATCTATATATCTATGTATATCTAAATTACCATAGTACATGTCCTTTGGCGTTGTAAAATGATGTTTTCTTTCAATAATCTCCTTCAACATTTCTAGTGGATTATTATAAAATCCGTTAAATTTAAAATATTTCCCTTCGTTTTCTATCAACTGATTCTTTCTTGCCTTGTCCTCTTTTATCTTCCATTCATCGTCAGGTTCTCTTCGATTGAATACAAAGAATTCTTCTCCATCTTTTACCATATATGTAGGGTAATAATAGCAACTTCCTGTATATGGACTATCATCATAATATCTTTCTTTTTCTATAAATTTAATCATAAAATCAGTCTCCTATTCTAAATATGAAATCTCCATTACTATTTTGCTTTATCCAGTCAAAATAAAGCATCAGGAAAACTTCTCTTTATTTCTTCAAAACTTTCAAAGCAATCCGCATATCTATCTATCCCATCTTCTATATTCAATACGAGAAAACTTCTATCTCCGTCATTCCATAATGTTCTTGCATCATGCTCTGGAATAATATCAAACCATTTTGAAAAATATTCTTCTGTAAACATTTCAATTCCTCCAATCTTTTAATTTATTAGTTTGTCAAACTCTATCTTATTATTCTCCGTTTCTATACGAAAAAAGCAGATAACTTTTTCGTCACCTGCTTTCGTTAAATATTACGAAACTGCATCTTCGTATCATTTCATAATCTCTACATCCTTTATAATTATCACACATCCAATTATAAATCTCTGTATCAGACATATTATGAAATTTTAGAATATGTTTTCTGCATTCATCTAAGATATATTCTTCCATATTTTACTCCTCAATTTCTTCAACATCACTTTCATCATAATGAGTATCTGCTATTGGAATACATCTATCAGATTCCAATTTTTCTTCCGCTATTCTAAGTGCTTCAGTTTCATTTTCTGCCTCTACTTCATATTCTTTATATGTTGTAAATGTCACACTGTACTTCTTTATAATCATTCCTCCATCATTTCTTTAAATTCTATCCAACTTTCAAAAGACTCTTCCAATCCTCTCGATCGAATGGTTTCCATTTCGTCTTCTGTCATTTCATAATTTTTATCTTCACAATATTGTTGGACTGTATCATGCTCTGCTTCTAACCACTTATCATCGTCTTCAATTTTATCGACTTCTACTAATAATTTACCAAGTTCATTCATAGTAGTCAACCTCCAATTCATGTCCACAATCAATAAAGAAAAACGTTCAGTTAAATATTTATTCTCTCTTTCTTCTATTGAAATTTCCGTTTCATTGTTCTTTGTTTTTATTCATAATACTCTTCTTTTACATACTGATAAAAGATAATTTTAAGGATATCTTCTGCATCAATTTTACTTTCACTTGCTGCCTCAATCACTTGCAAAACATTATCTCCATAAAATTTTCTTTTCTTTTTCTTCTTATTCTTATCGTCTAAGTAGGTTATTTCCCATACTTTTATTCCGTTATCAGACATACTATATCTCCCTTCCTAACAGCCATTCCATTATTTCAAGATAATTTCTATTGCATTATCCAATGGTGTTATCTTCTCAATTTCTTCATCCATATATTCTCTAAGTGCCTGATTTATATATTGTGTTTCACAATCAACAAGAATATCGTTTTCTCTTGCAAGAACAACGCTGTCAGTATTTAATACTTCTAACAAATCTCTTATTTTCATATTGCTTTCCTCCACCATCTAATACAATTCATTAAAAGCATCTATAATTTCCTGTCGCAGCTTTTGTTTCTGTTTAAGACTTTCTCCGCTGCACAATTCCATTCTGTGATCTGCACTTGTGATATCGTTTCATTACAACTCATAATCCCTGCATAAATCCAACACTGTATCAATAGTATTCTGTACGGAATTAATTCCATACCCACTTAACATATCAAACGAAGAATTGTCAGATTCGTATACTAAATCACAATAATGACACCATCCATCTTCTTCGTTATTAACAAATGTAAGCTCAAGATTCACTTCGTTTGTTAATGGATATTGCCAAGCTCTGTCATCAAATGATATTGGTCTATTTCCATTTCCGCTCCACATGTCAGGGTTCATCTGATTAAAAAAATTTTTTACAATTTTTTCTGCCGTTTCTCTTTTCATTATCATCACTCCTAATTTTGAATTTTCTATTTCATTCTAATAAAAACATAAGACACCATTATATAAGTCCGGTGTAAATTCCTCAATTCCCCATCGTGTAATATCTAATGGCAATCCTAAAGTTTCTAATAATTCTTTTCTTTGACATTTCATTTTTTCAAATGCATTGTTTTCATTATCTGCATAGACAACACATCCGAAATTCTCTTGTGATAAATAAAATACTTTCATATTGCTTTCCTCCACATAAATTTGTTTTCATAGATTTATTTTATCCTTGCATAAGTTATAAATAATTCCTCGTAGATCTTCAATTTCTGTTTCCGAAAGATATTCGCTTCTGTTAGTCTCCGGAATGTCATAAATATTACAACTATCATTTTCAAACCATATTTCAAAAATATAATACCATATTCCATTATCACAATTGTATTCACAGTGGATAAAATATGAATTTCCATCTTTATCAATCAACTCTCCATCACCAATGTCCAATGCAAAAGAAGTATCATCATTCCAATATGAATTGCATTTGAATTTTCTTCCATTTCCCCAATCTATTTCATAAAGGAGATTTTCGGTTTCTATATATTTCATTTCTATCACTCCTAATTTTGAAATCTACGTTTCATTTAGCTGCTTCTATTACAATGGTAGAATCTTGTGTTGTGATAGACTTTATTTTCATATCAAGAATACGATCCAATGGTTTATTAAAACCGTCTCTTTGTGTGCAAAAAACCAATTCTGCTCCATCACCATATTGCTTTCCGTCTGAGCAATCATAAATATCATAATTACAATTACAATCAAAATCATCATTATAAACTAAATCGCCAACAACCATTCTTGTATCCTCCGATCATCAATTTCTTGTTTCTCTTTTTCGTGGATCTGTTCAAGCTCTTCATAAGTTACAGTTCGAGAATTATAACCTATACTTCTATAATATTTGGTATAATGATTTGCATTCTCTCTATCACAGCTTGTACATGTTTTTATAAATCCAGTATGCTTTTCTGTTGCAATCACGCAGACAACATTATCTTCCATAATTGTTTCCTCTCTTTTCTCTTTCCGTTTTCGTTTCTGAAATCATCGTTTCTTATGGCTAAATAAATTCTTCAACATATCCCATCGCTAACACATCTTGCATATAATTATAAAAATTTCTAGTTACAATTATTTTTTCAGGCGAATAAATAATATGTCTTTCATCGTATAATCTGTTTAGAATTTCAATTTCTTCTTCATCCATTTTTGAATAGCTCCATCCTTGACATGCATTTTTTATTGAATAGTCTATATACGGATATAATCTAAGTTCCTTTTGTGAAATTGTTCTATTCAAGAATGCCACCGCTTTTTCTTGAATGCTATCTGTTAGTATTCCTCTCATATAAAAACCTCTCTTTCCTAGTAAATCCTCATTTCATTGTCTCAATTTTTATTAATGGTTTTATTCTTCTCCTACCAACATTTTTCCCTTGTCGTTTAAGTAACGATAAAGTTTTATTATATGTTTCAACATCTATAATTGGCTCAAAATTTCCTTTATAAGTTTCTCCACAAAAAATATTGTACCCACAATATTGTGTTCGTGTAAGAATTTTTTGAACACTATAAGCTGTTGGGACTTTGCCTCTCTTACCTTTAAATCCTCTTTCTCTTGCTTCTTTCGCAACTTCTGATAAATTTTTTCTTAACGAATACTCAGAAAAACAAAAACGCACATATTCTGCTTCTTTTTTATTGATTTTAAATGAATCCTTTCCATCTAAATCATATCCTAATATTTCAGAACAAGTACGTTTTCCTTGTGCGGCTCTCTCTGCCATAGCTGCACTAACTCTTTCACTTGTTAATTCTCTTTCTAGCTGTGCGAATACACCAACAATGCCAATCATTGCTCTACCCATTGGAGTAGATGTATCAAAAGCTTCAGTATATGAAACCATAGATATATTCCATTGTTGGAATTTTTCCATTGTCGAATATAAATCCGATACACTTCTTGTAAATCTACTAAGTGCCCAAAATAAAACTAAATCAAATTTCCCATTTTTTGCATCATATAATAATCTATTTATATCTGGTCTATGTTCAATATCCTTTCCTGAAATTCCTTTGTCTGCATACAAATCATAAACATTATATTTCCGTTCCTCACACCATTTCCTAAGCGTTTTTTCTTGTGCATCTAAAGAATATCCTTCACGGACTTGATCGAGTGTGCTTACACGTATGTATATTGCTACTTGTTTTTTATTCTCCACATACAACACCTCTATTCCTTTTTTATTCCAAATTCAAAACAAGCAGCACATCCCATTTTATCAGGGTACATGCCATCATTGTCAGCCACAATTTCCCATCCATATTCAAAAGATACTATGTTATCATATACTGCTTGTGGATTATCTTCATTACCATCCCAATCCGTAACTGGATTATCTCCATTTTTTAATGCTTCTAAATCACATATTAACCTTCCATGTTTCCCATATTCATATCCGCTATGTAAATAATCGACTTTACCATTTTTATTAAAAACAACTAAAGTTAACCCACCGCCATTATCCTCAATAACTTCATATTTCCTCATAATATTTTTCCCCTCCAATCTTCAAATGAAAATCTTGTTTCATTAATTTTCACAAATAATCTGATAACATTCTGCCTGATCTTCTGTCAATTCATACATTCCGTTCTTATCTGCATATTCACTTGGATATGTATTACACTCTGCATCTTCATCAAGCAAGATAATTGTGCAATCTTCAACAGCAGCATCTACTATTTCTTCTGCCTGTTCAATATTTTCTACTTCTTCAATTGGGACTAATATCGTTTTCTTAAAAACCATTTCCGTTGTAATTGCGTAATATTTCTTTTTCATAAAAACTATCTCCTTTCCTGAAATTCATATACAGAAAATACTTTTCTCTTCTTTTCAGTTACAAGGATTTTCCGCAATTTTCACTGCCTGTTCCTTTGTTTTTGCGTCTACAGATATACCTAATTCTTCATTTTCAAAACCAACACACCATGTTTTCATATTATTTTCTCCTTTGAAATTGCTATCTCTTAACAATAAAGCTCCCATCCTTTTCTTTGACTTCCAAGTTTCCGTTCAATTACAATACTTTCACCTTCACCTATTAAATATCCTTCTCTGCAAATTTCTGTATCTCCTAAACGAATCCATGGATAAATATAAAACTGCGTGATCTCTTTATAATTTGATAGATCATCTTTAAATCCATTTTCTCTGTTTTCTTTCAAGCATTCCTTCCAGATCTTTTCAAATTCAGTTCTACATTTCCGCTTAGACATTCGATTTGACTTAGTAACCTCATTTCCAGCATAATAATAACCACCTTCTGCTGGTTCATAAATCGGATATTCTGAATAAAATGTTAGATATCTCATATTATTTTCCTTCTCTCACACAATCATCCTGCTTCTATTCCCTGATATGATAAGATTTTGTCTTCATAATCATTTTCCCAATGTTCCATTTCCGTTCCTCCTAAATCCCGAGTAAATCTTCTAATTCTCTCATCCGATCATGCTTAAAACCAATACATACAAGTGTCTGAAGAATACCTTCTGCATATCCTCTGTGATTTTCAGCTTTCATCCGTAAAGTTTCAAAATGCACTCTGTTATCGGTTTCATTTGCTTCTGTAAATTCTTTAATCGCCTGATTTGCATTTCGAATTCCTTCTTCCATAACTCTTTTACAATTTTCACATTCTGTTTTATTCATTTACATCGCTCTCACTTTCTGTTATAATAACTACTCAAGGAGTTGGGGACTTACATGGAATTTCCATTGCCCCATTTGTTATTCATTGATATATTCCCAGGCTTCTCGTTCTGTTGGAAAAGCAATGCTGCATCCTGGGATATACCAGTTTCCGTATTTCATGTACGGCATAGCTACACACCTCCTTGTATGTATTTATAGAAAAAGCAGAGATGGCGTTCTCTGCTTTTATCTATCTCGTTATGTTATTCTCTCTTTTGGAATTGCTATTTCATCGCCATGACAAAACCGGTTCATAAACCGTATCAATCCATTTACATAAATCATCGAATTCTCTTTCCGTGATAGACCCATCATCATAGCAATCATGAACATAATCCTCAATATCTCCCTTATGTTTTCCGCGCATATTGTTTATGATATAGTTCATAATTTCTCTCATAAAATCGCCTCCTGTTTTATCATCTTTCCATCTTCCCAATGACAAATTGGCGTACTTGAAGAAATTTCAAGACTATCGTCGTTATTCAAATACACCTTTTCTCTCCGTAACGTAACTACTTCAAATTTATTTTCGCTTAAAGCTTTTCTGATTGCGTTTAATGCACCAGACTTCGATTTATAACTTCTATTAAATGTTGCATTTTTATTTTTATCATCAAACCCAACCACCAAATAAGAGATTTTGTAGGTTGCCTTCCAAAAATTCTTTGCGAGTGGTTCAAGAACATAATGCTCTTTCATCCATTTGAAGCTTTTTTCTGTTTTACAAATATACGGGTTGCTTCCATCAATAAAAGTAATATGCTGATATACATTCATATTTCTCTCCTTTCACACATCAACCGAAATGCAATGGTAAGCCCACCATCTTCCGTTTCTTTCAACAAGCTTGTACCAACTCGTAAATCTCTGTCCTGTGCAATCAAATGCAGAAGGAACATATTCCATATATTTATTATATTGAAACCATTCATCCGCTGTTTCCCTTGTAGTGATTTCTTCTGGAAGTTGAAGTAATTCAATATACCCGTCAATTCCATTATCATGCACAATATGTCTTTCTGGTTTTTCGTTTTCTTGTTTATAGATATCACGGATTTTTCTTTTCTTTTTGATAATTTCATCTTTAGCTATTTCATTCACGTCATATCCATAAAGCTCACACATTTCTTTACAAATTTGAAGCCAATCGTAAAGCTCATGTAATCGTTGTCTTATTATATGATCCATACTCTACACCTCCATTTTATCTATTGTCTTAATCTACCAGATCCGCATAGCCGCCATCATAATTCTGTTTCCACGACCTATAAACTCCGTTTGTATCAAGAAACTCTAAATAATATGCCTCTCTCCATTTCCACGGCTCCTGCCATACAATCTCTTTAATTGTACATACAATTCCTTGGCAATGAACTACATCACCTGGTCTTAAATCTCTCATTTTCTTTACTCCTTTTAAAATCTTAGTTTCTTCAATTTTCTACTTCCACGAGAACAGTGTATTCAATTCCATTATGTTCAAAGTTCCATTCACCGTCATATGTACAATCTGGTTCTGTGCATGTCAGTTCAAATCCATTATGGAATAATACACCTTCTGTATATGGAGCTTCTTCACAAAGTACTAACTTAATATCTGCTTCAATTCCGTTTGGAAATTTTGCGGTGTGCGTAATTGTTTCATCTCTCTTATATCCATATTTCTGATAAATTTCATCTCCTGTAAGATTGAGTAAATCATTAATTAAATTCATTTCCTCGCTTGATATTTTTATTGTTTGTACCATAAAATTTCCTCCAATCTACTTTTGAAATGCGAATTTCTTACTTATGTCACTCTTTTTCAAATTTAGTTCCCTTCCAATCTAACCCATCAATCAGATAATTGGATAACTCGTCAAGTACATCGTCGGGTGTTTCATTGATGAATCTATTCATATTTACTGTAGTTCTGTCGTGTGTATATTCATCAATAAAGTCCATGATTTCCTTTACTGTAATATCCGTTCTCTGAATTTTATAAAAATCAGGATACCATCTATCAGAAAATCTGCCGTTAAAGTAGTCTGTTGCATACTGACCTGTTTTCATAGGAACTTTAATCCCGTGACTGTAAAAAATTTCTTCTACTGCCTTTTCTTTCTCATTTTCCTTAAATGTATCTGTATTGATTACTTTATCTTCGTATGAAGAAAAATCTGCCGAATACATTTCATAACAATCTTTTGATGGATCGTCCCAATCAGGCGAAATATCTGCACCAATCAGAGTTGCATTTCCACATGCTGCACAAATAAGAAGGAAGTTTTTATCAGCATCTAATGCCTTTTCAATCCTCTCATTTGGGATAGCATGAATCCGTCCACATTTACAAATTCTAATATCATACTTTCTACTCATATCTTACCTTTCCTTTCCAATGAAACACGCATTTTTTATATTATATGTCCATTGTATTATTTGAAATAATTATGTCGCCTTATCTAGCAAAATGTTACCGACTTCTTCCTCTGTAAGTTCTCTGATTATCTTCATTTTCTGTGTAAGAATCCAACTTCCGCCCTGGCTTTCTGGTCTGTTATAGCTTGTCCAATCTTCTACTTCACATTCGACCCATACACGCTGCTCTCCGTTTGCAAGCTTCTTGCGCCCCAAAGATTTTTGTCTAAATCTAATTTTTCTCCATACCGTAACATCACAAGTCCTCCTTTTTATAAAAACAAAGGAACAAGATTTCTCTTGTCCATTTATCATTCTCCTTTTAAATTCGGACATAAGTTAAGTCCACCATCAATTTCAGGAACTCTTCTATATGCATCTCTGTGAATACATTTTTCTCTTTCACATTCTGTGCAATCACATTTCTGATACTCTTCATAAGTCATTTTCCAATTTGTTTCTGCAAATCTTTCTCTTGTCATCATATTGTTCGCTCTCCTTTAAACAAAATCTTTTGCAATATCTTCTCGACTCCCACAACTTGAACAACCTTCTGTGCCATGCTTTTCAAGTATCTTCCATATTGCATTTTCCTCTTCTTCTAAAAGATTAAAACCTTCCCAATATTCTACAGTTCCGTTCTTATGTGTTTGAAGAATTCCGCTAATCCATGTATCATTTGTCATTTTTCTTACATAATCTTCAGGATTTTTGAGTGCAATATAATCTGGTTTAATCATCACAACTGCACCATATCCATTTACACACAAGCCAAAAGCAATATCTTCTGCATAAGATTTACTATCAAACACCTTTGCTTCCTTGTTTGATTCCCACTTTGCAACATTTGTATTTGTATCAATGCTTGTTACATATTTAATCGTATTTACGTTATCATTACCGCCAATAACTCCTATTACATATTTAATTTTCTTTGCCATATTTATCATCCTTTCTCTTTAAGAAATCGTTCTTTCAACTGGTTTTATATAACTTCTTTCCAATCAAGTATCTGTTTATATCCGTCTGCCTGTAAGATGTGAATTTCTTCATCCTTATCGAGTTCGTATTTCTTCCGAAAATACTCTTTTAATCCACCATTTTCTCTTCCTGCTTTCCACAATTCGTCATGAGTGATTACATCTACAAATTCTTCCTCATCAGTTGTTACGGTAATATCAGAAATCTTTCCAAAATACATTGCTTCAAGTAAATCTGTATCCACATCTCCCTTGACAATATAGTTCTGCCAATCACCTTGACAATAACCTCTAATTGTTCCGTCTTTAAAAGCATCTTCTGGATAAAGCAACCGTAATACATCAACTATAATATCTTCTGTACATCTACATTTATCATAAATCTCCTTTAATTTTGCATTTACTTCTTCGGATGTATATTCAGGATATAATTCATAACAATCAATATCCTCTATTACTTCTTTTGCCTTTTGATACCATTCAGCATCTTTATATTCCTTACAAGATCTATTACCAGCAAGAATCACCTGTTCATCAAAATTATTGCATCCGCAATAATCCTTCCACTCATCATTGTCATTGTATAACCACCATGTTCCATCGCAGGTGTTATCAATTCTAATTTCTACCATATTATTTTACCTCCACTGTATTATATTTTTCTACGAGATATCTTAATTCATTTCTTTCTTTTCTCAATCTCTCAACATGTCTTGATAATTTCTTATTTCCTTCTAATAACGCTCGATTGTTATTGCGAAGCGATTTGTTTGAAATTTTGATTCTAGTATTTTCATTTTCTAATTGAGAAATATAAAGTTTCGCCTCTTCTAATTCCATTTTATATTCATCAATACTCATTTTTCTTCACCTTTCTTATGCTATCTTTTCCCATTCAATGTGTGTATTTTTTCTATGTGCTTCTCTTGATACAATGAGAATTTCTCCTTTATAATATCTAAACATAATATCTTCTAAATGCGGTCTTGCTAAAATGTTCTGTTTAATTTTTGCAATTTCTCTTCCACCGTGTTCAGCTTCATATTTTTCCAGTACCCATTCTAAATCCTCATAGAAATCTAACAATGCACATTTAACTGATCGTTTATAATTCTCTTCCATGATCTCATGCATTCTTTTTTCAGCAGCTTCATATGTCTCAAAAACTTCATCTGGATATCTGTCGTTATGACTTCCATAGCACTGCGTCCATGCAGGATATTTCTTTCTCAATCTATGTGTACCGTGATCAAATTCTGGTTCAATAATTGGTTCTACGTTTTCCATTTTGACAAGATAACCATTATCAAACAACCACTGAAGATCTGATGGGCATGTAACATATCTGCCTTTCATTGCAGCATTTATTTTTGCCTTTTTCTCAATATTTTCTGTGACAGTATATAAATCTGTGCTATATGTCCATCCTTTAGGAAGTTTTTTAAATTCCGTTTCTGACTGAAATTCTTCAAAAGGAATTCCATTTATCAATCTAATTTCCGGCGGTCTTAACCGTGACACCCTATGTCCACCATACATTTTTTCATATTCGTACATTCCATACGAAACATATAATTTCCCGTTAAATCCTCTTTCAACATAATAACAAACCTGATTGTGTTTCATTGCTTTTATCTCCTTTACATATTTTTTAATTGTTCATCTGAATACTTAAGCCACTTGCCAGTTCGGATATTATTCATCCGTTCTGTAAAAGTTCTCTTTCGCATCTCATACATTTCCGTTGCAATTCTATACATGTCGTAAACTACATTTTTTTCAATGTCAATGACCATGAACTTATGAGGATCATCTGTGCTATCTAATACATATTGCATAAAGTCTCTAAACATAATCAACCTATTTGTAATACACCAGGCGACTATTTTATCTTTTTCTTTTGTTACAAATTTTACCTTTTGCATTTTTCTCCTTTCTAATAAATAAGGCAGATACATTTCTGCATCTGCCTTATTATTCTCTGCCCATGAAACTAATATTTTATGTACTACCACTCAGGTTCTTTATCTGTTAAACCCAAGTAAAACGCATCCTTTTCGCTGTTCCAAAAATGTTCTTGCAAATCAGCAAACGATTTAGTTCCATTTTTCAACGCCTCATAATCTGCAAGTACCATATCATCTGTGTAATTTGCATATTCATTTCTGGCAATAGCAAGTCTGAACGTTTCACCCTTTCTTATCCAACCAAATCTACTTGTATTTTTCGCTATCGGATAAGCACTAATTGTATACCCATGCAAATCTGGATATTCTTCTGAATTTTCACTATGCCAATCTTCAAGCTGTATTTTTGTTCCATCTGCCATTACTGCTCTATCAATAGTCTGCATATCAATCACTAATCCTTTCTCTCCACTTTTTAATTCGCACAGGGTAAATTACGTTTTCTCTGTATGTTTTCAATTGTGCTTTTGCATCTGCTCTATCTTCACAATTGCACTCAATATCCCATCCATAACCACAATTTCCTTCGATTGCATAACAATCTTTCGTCTTTCTTTTATATGCCATAATCAATATACCTCTTCATAAAATTTAATTGTTCTTTCCTTTTCAGCTTTATATTTCGCTTTATCAGTAAATAATGTGAGATAAATATCTCCCTCACAATATGTAAATACCGCCATCTGTTCATCTGAATAAGCATAAGAGCTATAACCATTTACCTGCACTAAATCGAATTTGCATTTCTTTGCGAACTGATAGCTCAAATCAGACATCCAATGTCCACTCAACATATAGTTTCCATTTCTATCTTCTGTCTCTTCCATGAAGTTTACGTTCGCAATCCGTTTTGTATCTTCGTTCAATGGATACACTGACAAATCTAAATCGGCAATGTCATATTCTTCTTTATCTGGGATTCTTCCAGTTTCTCTAATCATCTGATAGTATTTGTTTCTTGGTATATATTTCATTATTTCATCCTCACTTTCATCATTTCTTTTCTGTATTCTTTTATCTGTTCCAAAGTCAACCATTCCGGTTTCTCTTCCAGTGATTTCCAAATCCGTTCCATTTCGTCACAGATTGCTTCTACACTGCCACCCCACAGATGACCTTCATAACCGTTTCCATTTCCGAGGAAATAGTTACAATCACTTCTCATTCTGTCTAATAACATGTAATCCTTTTCTCTTGGATGCCGAATAAAAGGATCATCGCACTCAACTGGTTCTGTTACTCTATTACATGGCTCACCACAGATTTCATCCCATTCGGTTCTATAAGCACCTGTGTAGAGATTAAGTCCGTTTTCTCCATTGTTCTCGTCAAAATACAACTTCCCATTTTCATCTTCGTAGCATGGAACTTCCATGTATCCACCAAACCCAACATATTTTACTTTCATACTTTTCAACCTGCCTTTCTATCCGATCCACTGTTTTGTTACTGTGTTATAAATCGCCCCGTTTGCATCCTGATATTCTTTGTATCTGGAATATGTAAACCGTAAACATTTATGACCGTTCGCATAAACAATGGTCTTATTTCCATTATCAATGGCAAATCTTTCACGCCACCCAGCAGCTTCCCATGCTTCTTTCATTTCACCTCTGAATCTTCTTGCCTTCTCCATTTTTACTCCTCCTGTTTTCTCTTCATAATTCCATTTGCTGCCTGTACACATCCGTATAACCAACCATTCAGGTAATCAATGTTGTAGCAATACTGCGTCCAATCTCCGTTTTTTGCCCTTTCTTCACTGGTAAAAACATAAAATCCATTACCATAATCAGCATCTTCAATTTTAATAAAGTCGAAGTTTGCCTTATAAGACCGCAAGTTATCTTTAATAATTTCTTCCTGACGTTTTGTCATCTTCTTTTTCTCCAATTAAATAAGGCAGCTAGGTATTTATTCTCCTAACTGCCTTGCTGCGTTTAATTACTATGAATCGAATAGCGAGCATTCACTTCTTTCAAACATTCCATCATCAAACCGAAATCATTAAATCTGTCAATATCTTTAATAACAGCTGTACTACCACATACATTAATAAAAATGCATTTTGCGTTTTCACAATAATCTACGGTCACTCTCTTATCATCCGTATACTCATTCGCTTCGAACATCTCATTCATTTTCTTAATCCAGTCATTCATGATATTTTCCTCATTACTTTCTTGTAATAAAACAGATAGTTAGGTTTTTATTCTCCTGACTACCTTTGTTTTGCGTTGTTTTGTTTAGTTGCTAGAGCTTACAGACACTCTGCAAAAATCTGAAGGTTAAATTTGTTGCTTAACTTTTCAATGGTCATATCTTTGAGTTTCTTTGCAAGAGATAATTCATTTGCATCGTAAGTCCATTCCATTTCGTATCCATTTGGTGTCGCAGGGAATTTCACTTCTACACAAATTCCATTTCCATAATCCGTAACTTCTGTTACAGTTCCAAAGAAACTTTTATGATACCGTACACCATATTCTTCTTCATACTTCGTATCTGGGTTAGATACATATACTAAATCACCAACTTTAAACATTTGCCTTCACTCCTTTTCTTGAAATCTTAATTTCATTAGAAATCCCAGTCTGAACAATTTTCACATGTTCTTCCTTTGTTACTTAAGCATACAAGTTCTGTATACATTCCGCAGCAATCACAATATCCAAGAAGACTGTTTCTTGTCCACTTACCATTAATTTTGACGTATCTATATTTATAGTTCTGCATTATTTCTGGAATTTTATCAGAATATATAACAACTCTTGCACCTGCATGAATACTTGTATTTGATTCTACAAACACAACCTTCTTTCCTTGTGATAAAATTTCATTTTGTCGCTTTTCTAATTTATCGTAAAAATCAAGTGAAGTAAAACCATAAATGATTTCCTTATTTGATTCGCATCCATCATATAGATTCATAATATCCTCCTACAATGCCAAATCTTTCAGCAATTCTCTATTTTCTGGTGTATCAATATAAGCTGCTGAATTTTCATCATTAAATTCCATATCATGAATGATTTTAATTCCATCACGTTCTGCCTGTTCAGCAGCTTCGTCATCGTCCTAAAATACATTCATAAAGTCAATTTTCTGAATGTGTTCTGCATCATTCCCATAATCTGATGTAAAAATTGCATAACCTTTTTCTGCATCTTCCCTTTTTCATCCATCTTCAATAGCGTCTAAAATCATTTCTTCTGTTATTTCTCTCATATTGTTATCATTCCTTTCTCAACCAAATGAAACACGTATTTCTAACTACTTGCTAATATAAATTCTTACTGAGTTTTCGTCATCAAATGCCTTTATGACATCATCTTCCGTTTCTAAGAATGTATAATTGATTCTGTATCTAATTCTTGCATTACTATAAAGTTTCTTGTAGAAATAATCGTCAAACTCCTTCATTGTCATTTCCGTTGGCTTGTCATTTTCAAATACTGTCACACCATCAATTCTATTGAATGACACATATTTTCCAGAATGAATTAACTCATCGTAAGTAACTGACTTTTTCAGCATTCTCAACAAGTGCATTCCATAATCATAATAAGTACAATATCTACTTCCGATTTTCAAGTCAAAGCCCTCTGATTCTTTGGATGGTTTACTATCATTTTTGAATCCTTCTGCAAACTTGATAAAATCTTCTTTTGTATAAATTTTCCCTTGCCAATCATCGTTTTTTCTGCCTTCATTGTCATTGTTACAACCTTGTAAACTCAGATGTAAAATTCTCCCATCTGATAAGTTCACAATTTTTGTTTTAAAGATAATACCATATCCCATATAATCACCATTTGTCTTTATGATCTTCCTATGAAATGTTGCTTTCTTACACTAAGCTACAATTTTAGTAACTTTTAATTGAACCATCTGCGTTTACATACCATTTTTCAGATGGTCTAAAGTTCTTTCCGTTGTTGATATGCAAAATCCATATGTCACCCTTCGGACAAAACCAATTAGCATGTTCCATCCGATGCTCCATACATTCTTCAAAAGAAGAAAATATATCTACAACTTCACCGCTTCTTTCGCTTGTTTCAACATATATTGCATAAAAATCAAACTTAACCATTATTCTCCCTTCTGAAATTTCTCTTTTATCCGATGAATCCATAGAGGCAACCAAAAACTTTTTCTGTTTTATGAATAGTTACTGTGCGAATATCAACCATGTTTTATTACCTCCATTTCAATTTCGTTCCCATCATCATCTTCCAGCCAATACTCAAGCCCAAGATAATCTGTATCACGCAAATTTTCTACCAGCATTTTCGCTTTCGGAAGAGAAACAGTTGATTTTAATTTTCTGGCTTGTGTTTCTACACCATTACTTGCTACAATGTACACATTCCCTTGCCTCCTTCTCTTACAGATTTTCTTGTTGCAAATAATCGACCGTCAAGACTCATATATACATCAACCATTGTATTTTTTGTTCTTACATACAAGACGGTCATATGCCGCAAAGCGTCTTTCTGTACATATAGTACGGGTTCGTACCGATCAAAGATTTTTATCCAAATCACCATAAAATCGCTTTCCTTTCTGTGATTAATAACAGCCCAAATAAAATGAACGTTACCCCTAACGGCCAGGTATCGCTTGCATATCTAATAAGTAGATACCCAACGCCCATAAGCATCACGCAAAAGATTCTTTGTGCTATAAGTTTTTTACGCTGTCGTTCTCTTTTGCGTTTAGCTTTCGCTTTCTGGATTTCCATTTCGCGCTGTTGCTCGATGTGTTGACGGTATTTTTCATAATTGGTTATGTCAATTATGTTGTAATGATCTGGATCAAATACAGCACATTGTTGCGTTCTCAATTCTTTTCGCTCCTTTCACTTTTTTATTTGACACAAGATTATTCTCTTTTATCAATCTTGCTTTTACTTCTCTATTCAGCCGTGTATTTACTTCAATTCTCTTGTGAGTTACACGGTTTAAATAATGTAAGTGTGATCCAGTACCATCTCTTCCGTTTACTCTTGTTTCTCTGAATCCATTAGGAAATAAATATTCCCTTTCAAAATCCAGAACTTCCTTTGGCTTTCGTCGTCTTGACATTACTCGTCATCTCCTTTTAATAATCCGAAAAATTCTAATTCTGCATCATCCATAGCACATTCATTCATGAAATATTCGTACTGTTCTTCGTCTGTCATATTACATTCTTCCAGAAGAGTATCTTTCCATTGCGTTGCAAGTTCTTCCAGGCGTGAACGTGGAATATAATCATTTTCCGTTTTGTAACGAAATGAATCAATCGCATTCTGCATAACCAAATATTCTTCTCTACCATATTTTCCATACATCCATGAGCAGACAGTGTAAGCCCAACTTCCATCAGCACAGATGTCAGATACGATCTTGTACTCTTCTGTACTTTCCATTTTGATGAGTGCGTACTCTTTCTTTTGGGCAATGATTTCATAATCAAAGCCAGCTGGATTATGTCGTGTCTCCCTTCTGTCTTGTACAAATTCAATTAAGTTAATTCCCAAGTTCTCCTCTAACGATTCGAGAAAAACTTCTCCATCTTCGTTGTTTTTGCAGTAATTCACCAAAGAAGTCACACGTAATTCATTGTCGCTTTCCTGTAATTTCCATTCAAACATCGCACAAGCTTCATTCCAAAGACCATCGTTTGTTTCCAGCTCTACAGATAAATCTGTAAACCGTTTTTGTTTTAACAGGTTGTACCGTAATGTTTCTTTCATTTTCTCTTCCTCTCTTTCTTGTGATTGAATCAAATAATCACATCAGCACAGACAAGGTAACTTACCTTCTCTGCACTGTCTAACTACTTAATTTTCACTTTCGCTTTCGGACAAATACTCTTCAAGTCCTGCATATTCGTCATCCGAAAGCAGATTCCGTAAATCATCCATTGACATAATCGTTATTCTCCTTTCTCGTTTGTGTTTTTGAGCGAAAGAAAACACCATCAGTTAGCTAGGCTGACGGTGTTTCTTCCTATATATATGTGGAGGGATAAGGTGGTGCTTTCTTATTCCGAACTCCCTATGTAAAATATGTATATGTATTGCTTGCTATGTATTATGTAAGATATGTATTATTTATTGACTTCGCTTTCCAGAATGTCAAACAACTGTGCATTACTCTTAACAGGAAATACCTTACTTTCGTAGAAAGCTGCTCCGCTACAATGTTTCTTCAAAAGATTTAATGTTTCCGTTCCGTGAATGCTTTCCATCTTCAGAAGAACATTGATATTTCGCTGTGTGAATGCATTCTTTTCTGTAGATCCGCACCAATTCAATTCTTTAATCATAACAATTGCATGTTTAAGCGATTCAGGTCTGCGCTTTGCCATTCTTAACAGATTCATGGTTGGTGTAACTTTCCCAATAGGATTTTCTTTCCGATTCAGGTCAGCCGAGATCTGGATGTTGTATGCATCGAAAATCATTTTGAAATTAATATAATCTTCTTCGTTCGCTTCAATACCAGCTCTATACATATCACTAACCGACATAGGTTTCCTTCCTGCCTGCTGTCCTAAGAAAACTAATACGGCCTCACACATTGTTTTACAATCAATAATCTCAACCAGAATTTTTAATTTTTCTGCTTTTCCTAACAGATTGTTTTTCATAATGAATGCAGCTAATCTATGTGCGCCATCGGCTACATATAATTTTCCATCAATAAGGAACACTTTGATCGGATCGAATTTCGATTCATTGAAATTTTCTTCAATCTCTTTTGCCTTTACCATGTCCGTACTTCTCTGCCAGTCTGGAATATGTACAAACAGTGGGTTGATTGTTATATATTTTTTATTTCCTACTGTCAAAGGATACCGTAATGCATTGCTTACTTCCGATGTTTCCATTTCTGCATCAAAATCTCTCTGTTCATTAATCCAATTTTCGAAATCGACTGATGTCATATAATGCCGGAATCCTTTTGCTCTTCTATATTTTTCATATGTCTTTCCCATCGAATCTGAAAAGCTGTATCCTACATCATGAATTTCGATGTCGTCTTTATTGATCTTCAGAATAAAGCACAGCTTTTTCACTTTTCCTTCCGATGGGTTACTTTTGCCTGTTTCATAATTGGAAATTGTGTTTTCAGTCACACCGAGTTCTTTTGCAAGTGCTTTTTGTGACATACCGGCTTTCTCTCTCATCTCTGTTAATTTTACTCCATTGATTTTACACATAATTTTATTCTCCTTTTTCTATGTTTTATTATTTTGAATTTCCCTTTGATTTTGAGCATAAAAATAACAGGTATATTTCAACCTGCTTTTCTATGCTCTACGTTCCATTTGCCTTAAAGATTCTATACGGCGGTTTAGTGACCAAGATTCTATTTTGCGTTTTGTGATTGTGCATCATCTCCTTTCTATGGTGTTGCCTTACTGGATTTTGTATAGGCTTTCACTCCAACCAGGAAGAAGAAATTCTGTCAACCGATCATTGTTCATCATCGCATCGAATCCGATTTCCGTTACAATGTCAACAATTTCTTTTTTAGTAAGGATAAATTCTGGCGTTGTCTTTTTAATAGTTCTTACACAGATTTCCGCAAGTTCCCTTCCTGCTTCTTTCTGTTCATAAAATGCATGACGGCTGATGTCATGAAACAGATCGTCTAATATTTCCTTTACCTTCTGAAGAGTAATATATTCTTCATGCAGTTTTTTGTATTTTCGTTCTTCCGCCAGCTTGTTGCAATACTGGACTGCATCTATAAATTCCGTGTCGGTCATGTCGCAAGTGAAAATTACTACGTCTGGTTTCTCTTTTGTTTTAAAGTCGATTCCAGATAATGCAAGATAAGAATAAAAACTTGCGCTACTTGTTACTTTGATTTCGAATACTTTTCTCATGATTTTTAATTTCCCTTTCTTAATTAATTTGATTATGTATATATTATGCATAATTATAAGTTATGCATTTATACTACATAGTTCTTAGTGCTGCGAAATGATCCAGTTTCCGTTGTTCGCTTCACCAAAAGCTACGACATAAGTAAGACACAGAAGAGATGGAATAATATTCCACATACTAGCTTCCAAACTGAGCAGGGACGAAAATGCGCCGATCCATGCCAGGATATAACTTGCTTTTAAAATTTTATCTCTCATTTCTTTTTCTCCTTTGCTTTTTTTGTTTTATCTCTGGAAGTAATTGAGCGGAAGAGGAATATCTTCTTTGCCTTTTTCTTCGAAAAATTTAAATCGGTTTCCCTTTAAAATTCCGGTGATAGAAAGAATCAGTCTTTCCGTTCCGTCAAGCCAATGACCTGCACCCAGGCTATAATAGTTCTTATCATTCGGAAGCATGAACAGAATGACTACTTCATCATCCCAGTCAAGCGGGATTTCATAGATTTCTGCATTCTGTGGAATGTTTACGAGATTCATAAGTTCCCTTGCAAGTTTCGATTTATTTAAGGATCTGCAATCAGTTGCTTCTATGTTACAAATTTCCTTTACAAGTGGCATAAACTTTTCTGGTTTCATTTTTTGGTTTCCTTTCTGTGTAGTTTCTTTTTTCTTTATTCTCCGAACACCTGATAGATTGTTCCATCTTTGGTGTAAATCCGAATTTTGCCTTCTGCCTTTTCTACGTCGGTGATGTCGTCCAACGCAACGTATGCCTTGTTAAAATCGTACTCGTCGGCTGATTTATAAGAGTAGAACTCATAACCGTCGGAAGTCATAAGAGACAGTTCTTCTCCGTTTGTATTCCAGTCTACAATGTCACAGACGAACGCATCGGCGTAGCTGTAGTCCTGTTCCTGGCTGTAATCGAGCTTCTGAGTTTCGCTTGTGATTTCCGTTGCGGAGTTCTGCCGTGATTCTGATGCTGTTTTGGTGGTTTTGTAAGCAGAGATTCCGGAAAAGATGGTGGTAAGGGTGAGAAGTGTTACTGTTATTTTTTTGAACATAGTAGTTCCTCCTTATTTTGAGTTTGCCTTGTGAAATTGAAAACTTTTGCATCAAAAAAAGACATTCTTGCTTTGCATTGCAAAAACGCCTTTTTCGGTTCTGTTATTTTGTTTTACAAATAGAATGTAACTTCTACTTGTGTAGGAATCCCGAATGCAATTACATTACATACACGAGTTTCCATTGTGTTATCTTCCAGATATTTCCGTTGTTGGATTCTGGAATCATACATTCCTGTCAGTTTCCGCAAAGTATCTTCTACGTTTTCCGGTATGAACTGTTCCGCAATTTCTCTGTGACGCCGTGAAAATTTTGTCATCGGAATACAAGTAATATCATTTCTTTTCATTTGTGTTTCCTCCTAAGATCATTCTTGATGCTTTCAGCGCATTGTTTGCCTTGAAATTTCCAGTTTTGATAAACACAGATAATAAAGCAGGTGCTAATTCTTCTACTAATTCTGTAGTATATAACATATTACAGATAGCATTGAAAATACCCATGGTTGCCTTGTCGTTTTCTAAATGATGGCTTTTAATTGTAACCATCATTGCGTTTTCTGCCTGGATTGCGTTCATATTATTTCACCTCCTGTGGGTAATAGTCACCCGTTTCTCTATTGTAATGATACAGAGTAACTTTAATTTTCTGTTCTCTGCACACGTTAAGAACAGCTATGAGCGCAACTGTCAGACCTGTTACGTACAGGTTTAGTGTGAAAACGCCGCGGAGCTGTTCTGCTGCTTCTCTTTCCATCCCGGAAAGATCGAGCGGATCGACTTCTGTTCCGAAAATAGATCCGTCGATTGCCTGGGGAATCTCGTGTCTACCTTCACAGAGCGACATGTAGACTTCAGTTGTAGGAATCTGCGTCGGTTCTGCGTCCTGCTGATCATTCCATACTGGACATTCTTCTGCATAAAAACATCCCCAGCAGTTTCTGTCTTTCGGACATGCGTCCATATATCTTTCTTTTCTCATTTTCTCTTCCTCCTGTTTTGCCTTTTTACATTCTGTTTAATAGTCATAACCACAAGATAATGAAATCATTGATGCATTGCCCGAAAATTCCCAATGTGCGTATGTTGTGTGTTCTTTCCATTCCGGTTCCGGACGTCCAAAATCCCGTGAATCCATTCCAGGAATTAACCGCTGACCAGATCCGCCGCCCTTCTTTCTTGTAACCGCGCTTTTCATCATTCTATCGAAATTTTCCGGTTTGCATTCTCTGATTGGGTGAACTGATTTCGCTTTACTTTCTTTATGAGCTTTCCAGATACTGCACGCAAGTTTCCGTTCGAACTCATTCTTGCTATAGGTGGCGATTATATCCCGTTCCCATTCGTTATAAACCGGATTGAAAGCCCACACATACAAATAAACGCGATTTCCATTGTAGTTTGGGAATGAGTCACACACGTACCGAACACCGTCATATTTAGTATATACAGCATTTACCGGGAAACTTTTCCCCGCCATTCTGAATTGTTTTCTTGCAATGAGATAACGCGTATCTGAGCATTTTTTAAACACTTCTGAAATTTTACACATGGTTTTCCCTCTTTTCTTTCTTATTTTCATTGCAAAGCTGGAAATTTAAGCACGCAAAAAAGACGTTGCACACACAACGCCCGTTTTCCTCTGATTTTCGGGTATCAAAAAAGCACTTAAAAAAATAAGTGCTGAAAATCGCCCGTAACTTTTGACGGCTACGGGCGAAAAGATTACGCTTGTTTGGTTATTTCTGTTTTCTCTGTTCAAAAGTCAAGTTGCCCTTGATTTCGAACTTTCCACCCTGTTTTTTCAAAACGATTGCTTTTACAAGAACACGTTCAAATTTCTTGTAATTTACTGTCTTGAACAGGAACTTTCCGTTTCCGTCCTGTTCAATATTAAAACCGGAAACCAACGTGGCAAGGTTGTTAAGTTCCGTTGGACTCATTCGAATGGAACGTGATGCAAGCACCTTATTCCCGTCCGATTTTGTGACAGAAAACCGTGAAAACAGGTTTTCCATCTCAGATCGGAATGAAAGATACAGTTTTTTTGTATCTTCCGTTGTTTCTCCGCCTGTACGTCCTAACTCATGGCGGTAAAGCTGAGCAGATTGCAAAGGCTTTTCAAAAACCTTTTTCCAGTCCGAAACGTTACCGGAAGCAAGGGAACAAAACAGTTCAAAATGAAGCAACTGTTTTCCCGTGCCTTTCACCTGGGCAACGTATACCGGTGAAATAATACCGGCAATTTCGTTGCACGCGTTGCGGAGTGCGTCACGGCGTGAAACAAGATCCATTCTCACGTCCTCTGATGTAAGAAGAAACGCGCGGAGTTTTGAGTATTCCGTGCTTTCCTCCTGATCCAATTCGAATACATCACGCTTGTTTTCAAGCTCTTTTGCGCGCGCTTCAGACTTTTCAACCGTTTTCAGAAAACTTTCTAACTTGTTTTCTGAAGCGGTTTTTTCCTGTTCCATACAAGCCGCGAAAACGGCGTTTTTGTACAGAACTGGAGTAACTACCACGCCGACAAGTGAAAGTTCGCTGAAGTCGGCGTATGACCGTGAAACCAGCCCGTCCGAAACGAGATCGGAAACAACACGGTTGTAAACAAGTGCCGTTTCATCTGCTACGACTTTAGAACCGGAAACAAGGTTGACAAGTGCCATTTCATTGCGTGTTACTCTGAGAATATTGTTATTTTTCATGATTTTTCCTCCTTAAATGCCGTATACTTGACACGGCGAAACAAAATTGATAAGATATGTATTGAAAAACAATTTCGGCGCTCATAAACTCACGTTTTCATCAATATTTCAAGCGGGCAACTTAAGTGCCACGACTTGCGGGAAACGTCCCGCGACGTATTTTAATGGAACACGTAAACCGAAAAGGGAGCGACTTAAGCGCCACCACTTTTTTATTGCAATTTGTAGGGAGCGACTTAAGCGCCACCACTACGAAAAGGTGTTTCGTTCAAAGATAATTCGTGTAACCCGGACACGATCGGAATATATACCATCATATACGCCCGATTTTCCTACCATTTGCGTGCTGCTGATTTTGAGCAGAAATCACAAAGACGGTGACTCATGTTACCCGTTCACGAATGTTTCACAACAAGCGTGCGATCGGTGGGAATAGTCCTATATCGGTATGGACTTTGTACCGTCCAGCTCAGCGCCGGAAAACTCACGTTGGAATAGAATGCATTAGGCTTTTTCACCTTATGCGGAACGGCAACGTGTCCGTGTGATAGATACTGAGACTAAGGTTTACAGTTGCAATACCGGGCGGTGTCCGGGTACAGAAGAGACAACACCGCGAACGAAACGACTGTTCGCGTACCGTTTAGGCTATCACCCTTTCGGTAATTGTATAATAGCATATAGTACTATATTAATCAATGACGAATCTTACAAAAAAATTATTTATTTCGAGATATTTTTGTGCATTATTTAAAGATTTAAGATGTGTGTAAAATTAGTATTGACAAATTTGATATAAAACACTGCTATTGCGATTGTTTATTGTGTAATATTAAAAGCGTATGAATAGATATTAAAATTAATACCAGATTATACACGTATATTTACAATAAAATAGGAAAGAAAGTAAAATTTAATGGAAAATAAAGAAAACGCAAGAAAAACAACTGAATCACAAGCTAGAAACCAAAAAAAATATAACCAAAAATGTAAACAAGTAAAAATACAATATACTCCAACTGATATACAGGACTATGAACGGCTACAAAACTATTTAGAGGATCAAAATATTTCAATCACAAAATATTTGAAAGATTTAATAAATTGGGATCTGAGCAAAAAGGGATATTGACTGCAAAGTATGCCGGAATAGAAGGTTGACTAATGGTCATAAAAATATGACTAATAGTCAACTTAGAAAATAGGAATGATTACTATTATTGATTTTATGGAAATGTGCGGTTTAGCATTGGTAAACTTTTTGTTTAGTATTTGTATATGTGGATAATGTGGAAAACTTTTGTAGATAACTTGATAATAGTAATCATTACTATTATCGATATGTAAAATTTTTATATATGACGTTACGTCACACCTTACCGCCTTTTTCAACTTGCCACCGGAACGGCGCGCGCCATGGTCAAAAATTTTTATTTTACCAAACAATAAAAAAATTTAATCCATTATCAGAACATTTTGAATTGTATTAGAATTGTGTTATACCCTATAAAATACCTGTTTTTCGGGGTAAAATAGTGATGTGATCTGTTTATTGTCTGAATGTTCAGACGGGGGTAGTTAAAATCAGCAAATTGTCTGAAGTTTCTGAAATCTCACATAGCTGGTTCATCCACACACCAACTCAAAATCTACCACCCAACATCTCTTCCAACCGCCTCGCACACCCATCCAAAAACAATCCCAAATTTACCCAATAATCAAGCCCAAAATCCAATCATTTCACCATAAAACACCTTATCGTACCCTTTATCGTTACCCCCAGTAATCAAGCCCTAAAATCACTCCACCATTCATATTTCATTTCCAACTTTCACACACCCGCTCCAAAATAATCCATATAAATTCCAAACTCTAACGATAAGTATTTCACCACGCAAAAATTGCTCTCTTCTACTCTCACATCCACGCATACCATCACAAATCATCCTTACTATTGATCTAAGGACAAAACAGTATTATAATCGACCTAGAATCCATTCAAATACCTATACCCTATAAACTGTCAACCTATACAAGAAAAGAGGAAAATCATGTCATTTCGTGATGAATTGTCCAGCCTTACCCCAACACAAAAGCAGATCCAGGTCAAAGCAACATCTGAAGCACAAACAAATGCCAGACTTGATTATTCTGGTGTAAAAGATCTTTTACGCTCCAAAGCACAGCATAATGAGTACACAACTATAGGCAATCATAAATATATCTCTTGCTATTATCCGGATTCCTATTCAGGCGAACCAGAAGCTGCAGAATATGTCAGACGAGTCTGTGAAACAAGAACAACCATGCATAGAAGAGGATTATTTTCTGGACAAGTACAAGAAACATCATGCGTAATCTCTTATGTTATTACAAACCAATCTGCATATGATGAATATTTAAAAGAATTACAAAGACTCGCTGCAGAAGATGATATTCGTATATCTGTAGTAGGATATAATAAATTAGAAAAACGCACCGAAATATCAATTCCCTGTTGTCTCGGATCGACTTTACTGGCAAACAATTATATGTACAGAATCAAACTTAGTGTCAGCATCACATTTTAAATAGGAAATAACTCAAATAAAATAAGGGTAGATGACCATAAAAATCACCTACCCTATACAAAAAGATACTTCTACAGATTTTAAATCAATTTTATATCCATACCCTAACAACTATCCACTAAGCACATTAAAATTTGTTCTAAACAAATAATCTCACATACTCTCCTACGATCATACCCAAGAAATGATCTGTATCCTCTCATACCAGACACACCATGGGGGCTACTTTTAAACTCCAGCATAAAACGATCTTCTATTTCATATATACCTATATAATATACAGAATTTACCATTTGAATGTTTGTTCGAATTATGCTAAAATTATTAATATCAAAAATATAAAGGACTGTTGGGCATGAATGATTTATATAGCTTTTTCTATTGGGGAGATTACAATGCTCAGATGGCGGAATTAGCAAAAAGAGCACAGTCAGAGCCGTGGTCTTTTGGAAATATAAACGATTATTCAATTTTAAAAAATTATATGAAACACACTTTCCAAAAACTGCAGAGTGAAGGGAAAATCGTTACAGCAAAATATTATTGTATTTTTAATACAGGCCTATATGATAATTATAACGAACCAATTTATGTATATGCAGAACCTAATAATAGATTAGGCTATTCAAGTTGGATATTTAAAGGATTCAAAGATCGTTATGAGCTAGGCGATTTAAAAATCATTGATTTACCAGAAAGAGCTGATTACTTTTCTGATCCAGGCAAACTCATATTCAACTGGCATTATCCCGTTAATGTTCATTATGAACACATCTTAGATGACCTTAATACAGCGCAGCGTTTACCAGAACGTATTCGGACAAGTGATCTTGCATTGGAAACACTAAAAGGAGTAATCGATTCTTCAATTCAAAAGGTTACTGCGAATTATAAGCTTGCTATTCCTCATTACTACAATAACAGGATTCAGCTAATGATTCCATTATATTTCAACAAAAATAATATTCCTGACGTTGCATTGGTGCTTAATGAAATAGATGGAAAGTGTTACCAAGCAAGAACATGTCTTTCCATGAAGATGGCATACATTGATGCAAGGATTATTTCTAAGCCTGATGTGTTCTGGTTATCCTTTGATACAATTAATGCAAGAGAAGAAGAATAAAATAATATATGAAAATACATTCCTATAGCAGATGAGAGAAATCTTGTCTGCTATTTTTTTATGCTCAAAATCAAAAATTGACAAATCATAAAACACAAAAACGATTCAAATAGCATGGAGAATAAACAAATATCAAAGAAAATCATAAATGCGAAGGAGATATTTACTATGGACAATAATTTAAAACTGATCACAACAGAAAAATAAATTTTATGACAAAGAACAGAAAATGAAAAGATGTACGAGTTGGACTCCGAAAGGAGTGCAATTAATCTCATATAATAATTATATATTTATATAATAATTAATTAAGTGCAAAAAGTGGTCAAAATCTGCCCACTTAGCGGGAGTGTTTTGGAGTGTAGTGGTCAAAATCGATACACTTTTTGCACCATGTAAAAAATGGAGGTAAAATTATTAACGATCAAAATTTAAAATCAATTCAAATTTCTATACCAAAAGATATACTTCACTCTTCTACTTTTTCAAATTATGAAATTGCAGCGTACTGTTTCTTAAAAACTGTAGTGACTGTCACATACACAACAGAGCATTGTATATCTTATTCTCAGGCCAGCTATTATCTAACTGGATCTACAAAATATTCTAAACGATTCCCTGTATATATAAAAAATGGAATAGATAGACTTATTCAAAAAGGAATTATTATCCAAAAAGGAGTCGCTCAAAAAGAATATATTTTAGACTGTTCTTGTTTATGGGATGATACAAAAGATACTCCGTTTGTTATTATTGATTTTTTTGAAATAAGAAAAATATTTCAAATAACAGACTGTAATAATTTTCAATTGCTTAGATATTTTTCAATTCTTATTGGTACGATCAGCTCTTCTATCGATGTGTGGCTCGATTCATTAGAACATAAAAGTCGTGTTGTTGGCAATATGACGATCGAATATCTGTCCGATTTATCTGGAATTTCCATAAGAAGTATAAAAGAATACAATCGCGTTTTGGAGAAAAACCAGTTGATCTATATTTTTCGTCAAGATGATTTTTTACTATCATCTGATGAAAAAAATATTTCTCGTATGACAAACGTGTATGGTCGGCCTGCAGATAAATTATACATTGATTCTTATGCTGGATCGCAGAAAAAAGAAAAGAAATCTTACAAATGGATTAATAGTGAAGTTGAAAATGCGAATCGTAAACGTAAGCTGGCCCAAATGTATAACCAGATTGCAAAGGGTAAGGGTCAAAAATACTCTTTGGAAGAAATTCAGCAGATATATGATTATATCCATTCTGAAAATAGCAAATATAGAGCTATGTATAAAGAGAATAAATACGAGGAGTACTTAACGAAGCAAAGAGATGAAACTGTTTTTGAAAAATTTAATTTAAAGAAAGAAGGATAATATGACAGAAGATCAACATTATTTAAAATTACTACTCACGAATATTCATAAAAAATACTCACTAAAAGATACCATTGATAAAAACGAATATTCTTTTACTATGATGAAACTAGGTCAAAACAACATAACTCCACAAGAGGCTTTAATGTGTTATTTAGATCAAGAATCGTCAATTCTCGACCCATCGAATGAAGTGTTGGACGATACAATTTCTTTATTGAATTATCTTTTATCTTATATTACTGCAAATTTTAATATAAAAACCATTGCAGGTTGTTACAAAATTACAAATAGAGAAACTGGTGAAATATACATTGGAGAAACAGTCAATATGTTTGCAAGGTTCTCGCAACATATCAGTATGTTGTATAACGGCACACATCATTGCATAGCTCTTCAAGAATCATTTAATAAAAACAAAGACATTAACCGTTTTTCTTTTAAACCTATTTTCTTTTTTGAAACATCCTATTACAAAGGCAGAGCAGTAACAAAAACAAGAACACTATATTTAGAAGCTGCATATTATTTAACTTATCGTTATAAAAAATATGTTCTTTATAATACGAAAAATCCATTTTTAGAACTTAAAAATAATGAAAAGAAAACTTTTGATAATTACGAAGTTATCTATAAAGATGTTTTACAGATGATATATGACGATCCTGACAAAATTTTATCAGAAAATTTAAAAGAAAAAGTTAGAAAAAATTTGAATGAAAATGGAATTCATGAAACGCCTGAGACAAAACAAAAAAAGAAACATAGTCATTCAAAAAGCAGAGAATATATTGGTGTTGATACGGAAAATGGAACATATGAATATAACAATAAAACATATCCACTGTGTCCTGGTGAAAAATATAGTTTTACGAGTTTGACTGAATCACTTTGTGATAATGGAATTCTACTTTCAAGAGAAGAACATGATTATTTGTTATTCAAAAAGACATTGGTGTACGAAAATCTATTAAATGTGGATAACAGCAATAGATTTTTTGCCAGGGAATCTTCTTTAACTGACGGATATTTAGAATTAAAACATTTTAAAACATGCAATTCTGATTTATATAGATATCAAATAACAGAAAAAGGTAAAGATAGAATTTTAGAAATTATCAATCAGTATGGAAAAGATTACTTTAAAAGACAAGATTAGCAAAGGAGGTATAAAAATGGAATTTAATACAAACCAAAAAGAAGCTATTCACACCATAGACGGAAATATGGTTGTCATTGCTGCAGCTGGATCTGGAAAGACATCTGTACTTACATATAGAATTTTAAACATGGTCAAGAATCATGGAATTGATCCCACTACTATTTTGGCTGTCACGTTCAGTAAAAAGGCAAAAGAAAGCATTGAGCATAGATTAGGAAAACTTGGAGTAGTTAGTGTAAATGTAGAAACTTTTCACTCTCTCGCTCTTAAAATTATTACTTCTACATATGGATATGGAAAGTACAAAGTATGGACTGCATCTTGGGAAAAAGAAAAAGCACTGAAAGAAATTTGCTGTGATTTACTTGGATTATGCAGGAATAAAGATGATGTCCCTTATAATGGAATACTGAGATTTTTGGGAATTCAAAAGACAAATATGTTAAGGTCAACAGATGACTTGATTTATTCAGATGACGATCCGTATCCTGATGATCGGATGAAAAAGATTTATAAAATGTACGAAGATTATAAAAAGGATAAGTCCTATATTGAATTTGATGATTTCCTGAATATGGCAAATCAGTGTTTTGACAAATTCCCAGATATTTTAAAATTTTATCAGAATAAATATCTGTACGTATTATCAGATGAGTTTCAGGATGTGTCTATGGCACAGTCTCTTCTTCTTAAAAGAATTAATAATAAAAACACTATGATTGTAGGTGATCCTTTACAGGCAATCTATTCTTTTCGTGGTGGGCGAAGTGAATACATTATGCAGTTTGATCAGGATTATTCTGATGTGAAAATCGTCCATTTAAACACGAATTACAGATGTAGTACAGATATTGTACGCATGGCGAATATGTTAGCACAACATATTCCTGACAGTAAGGATAAGAATTATGTAGAAAGTATTGCTTCTAAAGGAACAAATCAGTTCCCTGAATACAGAAAATTTGTAAGTGAATATGATGAAGCCTCTTGGATTTGTAAAAAGATCACAGAGAAAAAAGAGAATAATGAGTATAGAGATATGGCTGTTCTAGCAAGGACAAATGCCCAGTTGACAATATTGCAAACTGTCATGTCTAAAAATATGATTCCATATGACGTTGTTAATGGGGTTATGTTTACGGAGCTACCAGAGATTAAGTTACTGATCTCTTATCTTAAATTGGCATTGCACGAAGGAGATAATTCAGCATTTTCGTATGTGTATAATAAACCAAATCGTTGGTTAGACCAGAAATTTTTCGCTGAAGTCAAGGAAAATGCTACGAGGAAAAACACTTCGTTGTACAATGCAATGTTTACGATTGATCGCAGAAATTGGCGTTTCAAAAATGGAATTGATCAATTATATGAAGTTATTAATACACTACAGAACAGAAAATTCGAGTCGGTTGGTAAGATGATTGAATATTTGAGATTCTATCTTAAAATCGATGATTTTGTTAGCAAGGGTAAACAGGCTGATGATGGTGGATTTTCGGAACAGATTGAAAATATGGATGCTTTTCAGAATATTGCAGAAAAGTATTTTGATTTAAACGAGTTTATGTTGTACTTAGATGACATCAATAGACAAGTTGCAATGGAGAATAATGATAAAGTACATCTCTCAACAATTCATAGAGCAAAAGGTTTGGAATATCCAATCGTGTTCATTGTTGGATTGAATGATGGACTGCTCCCACATGCAAAAAGTGACAATCTCGATGATGAACGCAGGTTATTATATGTAGGAATTACAAGAGCAGAGAATGAATTATATCTCTCTTCTACTGCATCATACAATGATAATCTTATGACTCCTAGTCCGTTCATTGATGAACTTGGAGATAGCGTTAAAAAGATGAAGTGTTAATGAATGTTTAGAGAATATAAAATTAGGAACTATTAATCATCCCTATAACTAAGGAGTGATAGAAATGTATTTAAAAATTATGAAAATCAAAGGAGATGCTAATTATGAAAGAGAACACAAGATTTTGCACCAGAAGTTTAAGAGATAATGCAAGATTTGGAGGAGTAATTCAGGTTACAGAACTTTCTCCATATCCGAATTCTACTACCCTATCACATGGATCGCACTTCGCAGAAAAGATTATTGCAGACAGAAAATTTGATGAACAGTGTCGAAGAAATATTATTCAAACACAAAAATTTAAAACTAATCAGTCCACAGTAAAGGAAGTGGATGAGTTTGTTTACTAAAACTGATCGTAGATATTTATCTAAAGCAAGACAGGCTGCAGATATTTCTGATTATAAAAACGTACATATTGGTTGTGTAGCAGTATATAAGGGAAATATTATTGGCATTGGTTGTAATACCAACAAAACACATCCAGTACAGAAATATTATAACAAATATAGAATTACTGACGTTGATCAGGAAACACTTCTTCCTAAAATACATGCAGAAATTAGCTGTATCAATTCAATCCGACATCTGGATATAGATTTTTCCAAAGTAAAATTATATATATATCGAAAACGAAATGATAAACCTTATGGTATGTCTAGGCCATGTCCGTCATGTATGGCTGCCATCAAGGATTTAGGCATAAAGCACATTTATTATACTACAAACGAAGGCTTTGCTTATGAATGTATAACACAGGAGGATTTAGTATGAATATTAATACAAATATTATAGATTTTGTATGGAATTTTAAAAATTTGAAACTTAAGGATTTTGGATTAGATCCTGAATATAACATGTTATGTGCGCCAGTATGTGAATGCGGATGTGGTGAGAAGATGAATGTTCTATTGGCAGATGATGATGACATCTATGATTTTTGTTATGAGCTTGTAGATACTCAAGATTGCAATTATTGTGTTGTTTTTGCAATCAATGAAAAGAATGAAATGCTTGGTGCAATTAAATATGATGGTGAAATTCATTGTATTAAATTGAAAAACATTTCTGAAGACTATCTTCAAGTTGGTGGTATGTTTAATGATTTAGAGCTACATCAGTATGGAATTATTGTCTGTGTTGGCGATGGAGAATATAAGATTTTGGAGGAATAAAAGATATATGGCAGGTATTAATGTACCTCAGTATGAGATTTTTAAAATTGGAACAGATAAATTAAAATATTCTAAATGGAATTTGAATATTGATAAAAAAGAAGCATTTAAATACCAAGAATCTGTTTCATTATTTGAGGGTCAGCAATTTCGAATTATGGCAAAGAAAATCATGAAGAAAGCAAAATGGAAATGTGATTTTTCGAAACTTTTTATGCAAGTCGTTATTGATCAAAAAACAGATTTTGCAAGAGCAACAAACAAAAAAGGTGTTACTGTAAATGGTATAAATTATAGACGTTTTGTTGGAACAACAGGTGGTTTGAAGAATAACACTCTTCTATTCTGTAATTCGGAATACATAGATAAACTAAATGAATTATGTGAATGTAGGCGAAACAAAGAAGTGCCATTAGTTCCAGCAAAATATGAAGCATACAAAGCGTTAACTTGCTCTGCATCGCAGCCAATTTGCGAACCACATGGAATTTTAGTTGTAAAAGATTGCATTACTCAATACGAAGATGATGTGATTTCTCTCGATAGTGGAGTTGGAGACGGTGAGCCAATTCGTGAAAAAAAACATAAAGTAATGGAAAATACAGTGTCTGATGGGTTTAATTTATGTACTATTGGATACATGCAAAGAGTTGCTGAATCTCTTGGATTAGATTATACTCCTGCAGGTGTATGTTTGCGAAATGCCTGGTTAAAAGGTATGCTCTATCCTTTCCCAATTATAGAGTTTATTGAAAAATATAATGGTGGAAATTATTTTATCAAGGATATTTGGGGTAATGTACAGGACATTCGAGAGTGTGAAATGATTCTCACGGAATCTTCATTGAAATTATGGTCGGCATATGAAAGTATTGACGAATATATTGCCGCATATAGAGAGTGTGGATATGAATTTGCAGTTACGAAAATTTCTCCTCGTATTTTAGATGAAGAACGTGAATTAAATTATCAATATTTACAGTCTTATGAATTCACTGATGATGATATTAAAGAATTGTGCAATCCTACCATTCAGCATTTAAAAGATGCGATGTGTGGAGACTACGAATCCACTATTAAATTTCTTGGAATTAATGAAAATACAGACGTGAATTCATGGCAACGCGCATTATATACAAGCCAATATATGCTTGGTGATCCGTATATTATCGATTCAACTCATAGGTATATTAAGAAGAAAATAAATGATGCAAAAATTGGTAAATTAATTGTAAATGGTAATTATCAAATTGCTAGTGGTGATCCGTTTGCGTTAATGCAATCAATTTGTGGACTAGAAATAACTGGCTTATTAAAAGCTGATCAATGCTACTCAAAATTCTGGATTGACAAATCTGTAGATTCTGTAGTTATCTTTCGAAGTCCAATGACTTCTCACAATAATATTCGAAAATGCAATGTAATTTCAAACGAAGAATGTTTGTATTGGTATCAGTATATGGATACTATTATGATTATCAATGCATGGGATTCTTTTTGTGTGGCGGAAAACGGTTGCGATTGGGATGGCGATCTTTTATATTCAACCAATAATAAAGTCTTACTTCGTTGTTTTAGAAAATTATTAGCAATTGAATGTGTTCAAAGAAAAGCCAATAAGATTATTATTAATGAAAAAGAAGTCAAAAAAACAAATAAAAACGGCATGGGAAATCAGGTTGGTCAGATTACAAATCGTGTAACTTCTATGATTGAAGTGTTATCTCGATTTAAAGAGGGGTCTAATGAATATAATGATTTATTATATCGTATTGAATGTGGACAGCTTCATCAACAGGATGAATTGGATAAAATCAAAGGAATTATTGCAAAGCCAATGGCAAAATATTGGTATAATCTTGGTGCTTGCAAAGATAATCATTATTTACAATCAATTTGTGCTTATCGAAAACCGTATTTTATGATCTATATTTATGATGAGATTAAACGTAAGTATAAGAATTATATCAAGGAAAGCGAGATAAAATGTGCTGCATTATATGATTGCAGTATTCAAGATTTATATAGTAAAAAGGATAATTTAACTGACGAACAAAAGGATTTTTTATTTTGGTATGAGTATAAAATGCCGGTTGGCATTGGAGCTTGTGCAATGAATAAAATCTGCTGGTATGTTGAAAGTCAATTAGACGGATATAAATCACAATTACATCATGATTCTACTTTTGATTACAATCGTTTAAAAGTTAAACGTCGATGCACAGAAGAACATCGAAAAGCTTTACATGATCTTGAACAAGAGTATCGTGAATGTATTAAGGAGTATAAAGCAAACAGATCTTACGACAAAGAACAATCAAATAATAACAGAAAATATTTATGCGAAAAATTTAGGCAAGAGGCTATTGAACTTTGCCCAAACGATGAAGAGCGTATGAATATTATCCTTGATATTACCTATGGTTATAAGGGGAATCGACAGTTTTGTTGGGACTGTATTGGTGACTTGCTTATTAAACGTTTGGAAGAAATGGAGAATGAAAATGTATATACTGAATGAGAAGGATTATATTAGATCTGTTCTGGCTTCAAAGAAGAAACCAGAAGATCTATCTATTGGCTATTTGATTGTTTTAACAGCAAAATATTATTATATTAACAATGAAAATATAGAAAAAAAACAGTTAGTTGAAATCGTTAAAAATAAGATTTCCGATATGATGATTTATGGCTATCAGGAATATAAATGGATTCACAAAATTGAGAAAGTATGTGATATTTTTTATGACAACGAGAAAGATAAACAGTCAAAGAAAACGGAAGAAATTAGCGAAAAGGATAAACAACTTAGAGAATTAAAATATGTTCCAATTTATCAAGAAGAAATTGATCTTATTAACTCACTTCCTAATGACAGACAAAAGAAATTTATGTTTACTTTATATGCCGTAGCTCGTTATATGGATTCTGATGGATGGATTAATAAAAAGGATCTTAGAGGATTGTCTGAAATTTTTAAATTGGCAAATATTACTCTTACGTCGGATAAAAAAAACGAAATGCTTCATGAGTTATATAAAAATGGTTATATTTATTTTGGTAAACAAATAGATAACCTGAATATTAGAGTTAATTTAGCTGAATCTGATAATGTAGCATATAAGATAAAAGAATTTTCTAATTTGGGAAATCAATATATCGGTAACTTTAAAAAAGGATATAGGCAATGTGCAAATCCATCATGTGGAAAAAGAGTTAAAATGACTGCACCAAATAGGATTTATTGTAGTAAGTGTGCAGAAGAAATTGATCGAGAAAAAGCAAAAGATCGCATGAAGAAGCTGAGAAACCATAAAATGTTCGAAGCTGACAGTATGAAAAATGCTTAATTTTGTTGAGATTTTTGTCTCTTTTTCAAAAAAAATTGTTTTTCTTTGAAGGGAATAAATAATCATTTTTTATTCTGACTACACCGGAAGAAACAAAACCTGTAGTCTATTCAACGGGCGGTTACTCTCTGCCGCCCTTTCAAAAGGTTAATTCTTTATGTTAATTTCATAATTATCTCCTCTTTCTTTTATGTTTTATTTTTCACTGGCAGATATAATAGTTTGCCAGTATTATCGCGGGATATGCTGGATCGGTTCCACGAGAGATTCATATTCTCTAAAGCTACGTTCGACTCGTAGTCCCGCAACTCGTGGCATAGCACAGATAGATGCGTGTGAGCGTATTAAAGGCGAATTTACAACTCGTCGCCATGAAAATTGGTCAATCTATGCAAAACTAACATCCCATGCACTCAAAAAGTGCAGTTTCATACCGGTAAAACGAGTAAGTCCTGTGTGGAAATAGTATCAGGAAATAGGGAGCAACAAGGTGATTCAGGGGCAACCGCTGAGAATCATTTTTCTGCGCAACAGAATAGCTCACGCGAACCTATGAAGATATGATGGGGAATTAGGAGGATATATAGTGCGAGTCCTTATTAGACAAGTGCGATGTCCATTTGGGTAAGTGAATTGGTAGAGATGCCAAATTAGCTTATGCAGGATGCGAGTAGGGATTATAACCGAAAGCTACGAAGGTGTGATGTATTTTGTTATCCAAAAGATAGCGAAGCGTCTGGCATAGCACATCTTCTGTATTTATTTCGTTCTTAATTTATAAATGGTATGTAAAATTTATAAATGGTATGTAAAAGCTAAATTAATATTATTGAAGAATATCAAATTATAAAGCGAAAGTCTATGCCTCTGTGCAATGTAAGCAGCCAAAATGTGTAATCTCTTTGAGGTAATACACACACTGAAAGATGCGCAACATCTGGATGTGTTATGTGGATTCTGCATGGTTTTCTTAGCGGAAATTTGTAGCATGGCAATGTTGACAGAATGATGAAGCATGAGTAATTGTACAGTAAGAAGATAAGCCTCTTCTCAAAAGGCGGTTGTGGAAGATACTATGTGTGTGCGTAAGCAACATATAGTGGATAACCGAAGAAAAAAATAATGTCGGTAAAGGTTTCCGAAAATACGTATAATCTCAGCGTATTTATTTTGCTACTTCTGTAGCATTATTGCGGTGTAGCTCAGTTGGTAGAGCATTCGGCTTATATCCGAACGGTCGTGGGTTCGAGTCCCACCACCCCAACTATTTATCTTTGCTGGTAAATGCAAAGAAATTTAAAATGAAAGGTGTGTATTAATATAGTACTCATTACTAAACAAGAGAAAGAATATTTAGTAAAACATGGAATTCCTTATGCAGAAGGTGGCGTATCCCATTCGGAATCATGTCATAAACGCAAAAAGTTCTATCTGTGTGAAAGTCCTCATAATATGAGACTTCTCGAAAATTATCGAAAAAAATTATATCATCGCTAATGCGAAATTTAATGAGAAAGGTGGTATCAATGATTGGAATTTAAATTATTCCTAGATACCAATGCTCTTCTGAATTTACAAAGGGAAGCTTTTAAAGAACCCTTTATTATCTCACAGAAGACGCTTGAAGAGATTGAAACTATTAAAACTTCAGGTCATAAAGATAATGAAGTTAAATACAAAGCCAGACAAACGGCTCATATGCTGGATGAGCATTATGGAAAATATGAGGTTGTCGCAACTAACACAGATATAAAAAATATTCTTGCAGAATATTATTTGGAGGAAACACCTGATAACATTATTCTTGCATCAGCAGTTTTATATAATCGAAATGTATCTCCTATCATTGTTTGTACAGACGATCTAAATTGTAAATTTATTTCAAAAAATATTTTTAAACTACCAACTAAAGGTGTAAATGAAATAAATCTTGTTAAAAATATTGATGAATACACAGGATACAAAGATGTAACTCTTTCTGATGAGGAAATGAGTTATTTTTATTTACATTTAAATGAAAATCAATATGATTCACTTCTGAATGAATATCTGATAATTCGAAAGAATGATGGTGAGGTTGTTGATTACAGAAGATGGAATGGGCAAGAATATCATCCTATTTCTTATAAACAAATCAATAGTCATTTTATGGGCAAAATCAAACCAAGAAATCCACAACAGGTTTTAGCATTTGATATGCTACAGGACAAAGAAGAGACAATCAAAGTTATCTCAGGTAGATTTGGTAGTGGCAAAGATTATCTCATGATTGCAAATGCTATTAAATTAATCGAAGAAGGAAAATTCGAGAAATTAATTTATGTCAGAAATGCAATTGGCGTAAAAGATGCAAATGAGGTTGGTTTCTTGCCTGGTACTAAATTTGAGAAGATTTTGCCATTTGCAATGCCGTTAGCAGATCATCTTGGTGGAGAAAATGGTCTGGAAATGCAGATTATGGCAGGAAATATTGAAGTTGAACATCTCGGTTATATTCGAGGACGAGATATTAAAAATGCGATTATCTACGTTAGTGAAGCAGAAAATCTAACAAAAGAACATGTCCAACTTCTTATTGGACGAGTTGGTGAAGGATCTGCTCTTTGGATGAACGGAGATTTTAAACAAACAGATTCTACTCTTTTTAGAATGAATAATGGTTTACTATCCACTGTACAAAAACTTGCAGGACATACAAAATTTGGTTATGTACAGCTTCAGAAAACAGAACGAAGTGAAACTGCAGCTATGGCAGATTTATTAGATTAATCCTTTTATGGAAATATTATGAAAGCACGAGGCATATTGCCAATGGAGAAAAAGGAACTCAAGCAAAAATTAGAAACAACATATTTAGACATTGCAATTCCAAGTAATGTAGAAAATTTACAGTTGCCAGATCCTACGCTATTACAATTTTATAAAAATTACGATGATAGAATTATTTGGATTGATGATGAAATTACAACCATGACTTTGGAATATGCAAAGATGATTATGCAGTGGAATTCAGAAGATAAGAAAAATAATATTCCAGCAGAAGAACGTAAGCCAATTAAAGTAATCTTCTTTAGTCCTGGTGGCGATTTAGAGGTAAATAACTGTTTGGTTGATACAATTCAACTAAGTCAAACAAAAGTTATTGGAATCAATGTTGGTATGGCTGCATCAAGTGGATGCTTTATTTATTTAGCATGTCATGAGCGTTTTACATTTCCAACGGCAGAATTCCTCATCCATAAGGGAGCTGGTCAATTTGCTGGGACATACAATGATGTAGTTGCAGCAATTTTAAATTATCAACGACAAATCGAAGAACTTGGTGACTTTGTTTTATCTAGAACAAAGATTCCAGAAGATGTATTTAATGAAAACTTTGAAAATGACTGGTATTTATCTGCGAAAGAAGCTATTAAATATGGTGTTGCAGATAAAATTATTACAAGTTTAGACGAAATTATTTAAGGAAGAGTTCGATGCTCTTCTATTTTTATACAAATTTTTAGGATTAAAAGGAGAATTATACGATATGGCAGCATTTACTTATAAGAAAACATCGACAACTTCAATGAAAGTTACTGGTATTTTAAATCCACAGACTATGGTAATTAATGTTGGTGGAGAAGATAAGCAACTTTCTACCCTTCTACGTGACTTCGCAGACCTACCAGTAGAAATTAATATTAATGTCAAGGACGAGGAAAAACTGGATGAACCAGTTGATGTTGAGTAAGAAGGGAGTGATCTACTATTACTTCCTATACAAGATTACCTGGTGAAACAGACGATCAACTTATCTATAGAGTTACTAAAGACAAGGATCTAATCGGTTCTTGGAATGATGTAGCTGATGTGCTAAACGAGTTACTTGGAACTCATTATGGAGAATCAAAATTTCGGAAGGATAAAGCGACATTTGATCGAATGCTGAATGCAAATCGTGATATGTTTGTTGATTCTGATAAACAGTTGCAGGATATCCGGATCGCGCAAAGAGAGTTAGAAAAAACTCGTAAGAAAATCCAAACAGAAAAACTAGAATATTCAAAATGGCTACGCGAAGACGCGAGAGCTGAAATGATTACAGAAAAAATTTGCAATGCAGTTCGTGAATTAAAAACATTGGATATTCCGGAATATATTCCGCCTATACATGATAATAAATCATATCTTCTGTGTTTAGCTGATGCTCATTATGGGATTGAATTTGAGATTAAAGATTTGTTTGGAAATATTATTAATGAATATAGTCCAGAGATCTTCGAAACACGTATGTGGAATCTTTTAAATAAAGTTGTTCAGATTGTGAATAAAGAACATATTACAGAATTAAATGTTTGGGAGTTAGGCGATGGACTGCAGGGTGTCTTGCGTTTAAATTCCCAACTTATGAAGCTTAGATATGGTATTATCGACTCTTCTATTCTGTATGCCAATTTTCTTGCAAATTGGTTAAATGAACTTAGTAAATATGTACGAATTAAATTTCAAATGGTGATTGATTCAAATCATAATCAGCTTAGAATTTGCGGTGCGCCGAAAAATGCATTCGTAGATGAAAATATGAGTAAATCAATGCTTGTATTAATTAAAGAACGGCTTAAAGACAATAAGAATATTGTAATTCTTGAAAATCCAACTGGAATGGATTATTCCGTACTAAGCACATATGCAGTATTAGGTATTCATGGCGAAGTTCCGAACATTAAAACCGCAATTGATGAATATGCGCGAGCTTATCAAACACATTTTGATTATTTGATTGGCGCTCATTGCCATCATAAAACAAATGTGGAAATTGGAATTGATGCAGAATGTCTTACTGTCAGATCTATTATTGGCGTCGATCCATATGGGATGTCTCTAAGGAAGACATCTAACCCTGGCGCGAGTTTATTTGAGTTCGAGCTTGGACAAGGGCTTACCACACAACATTCAATTAAGCTTAATTAATGGAGAATACAAGTATGGGAGAAATTGACGAAAATCCAGTGTTGGATTATGACGAACTTAATTCATACATTCAAGGTCGAACAGGTTTAGATTATGACACGGTAGCTAATGTACTGGATCTTGAAACAGAATATATGATCAAAGTAGGAATTATTGAATCACAAAATCCTGCTGAAGTAGAAAAATAAGTACAGATACATCTGTACTTACATATAAAGAAGGCCATCGGCTACCTAAAATTTCTTTCTTTATGTTGCTATACAACAAATGTACAAACTCGTGGAAGCCGATGATCAAAAATACAGAAGAAGGACTGACGGCTATCTCGATTTCTAGAAGTGAACTTTATCAGAGAATTCAATCCTGTCATCAGGATGCAGGTATCATAACCTAACTGTTACGTTCGTGCCGCCAATACTGTCTCACTCGTTCCCATTTATTATAACGGAAACGTGAGTAACTATTGACATGTACTGGTGTTTCTGGTGAATAAAACATCGCCATACTAAATCACCTGCCTTCCGTTGATAAACTTTCTATCATTGGAAAACCGGCAGTCCAAGAATACGGAAGATGCTCCGTACTTATAAAGAATAACATATTATAAAAAATTAGACAAGCACTTCATAAGTGCAAAATTTATTTGAACAAAAAGGAGAATATTAAAATGAACAAACAAGATATTATTAAAACCGTAGCAGCAAACCTAGAAGTAACCCAGAAAGATGCAGCAAAATATGTAGATGCCGTTTTCGCTACCATCAAAGATGCAATGGCTGAGGGAGAGTCTGTAAATATCGCAGGATTTGGTAAATTCGAGGTTGTAGAAAAAGCAGAATCTAAGAGACGTAATCCTCAGACTGGTGAAACAATTATGGTTGCTGCTCATAAAGCACCGAAATTCAAGGCAGCTACTGCTCTTAAAGAGGCTGTTCTCTAATAGATCGGTGGTGATTATATGCATACACTGAAATGCAAAAGTATCGAAGAATTAGTCGAAGTAGTTGTCGAGACTTATGAGCTACTACATGATTGTGATCGAAACGTAAGTTTTGTTGCTAAGCATGATCATGCAAAAGAAATTTTGAGAGAATTGGTATTTTACGATTATGATCTAAAATTTGTTGAGTTAGCAGATCCTGAGTGGGATAACTATGAAGACGAATATGTTATTAGTATTGTGTGTGATGAAATATTTTGCGAGAAGCTAAAATTGGACGGAAGATATTGTATGCTATCTCCAAAATTTGTATTTTTTGATGAAAATGCAAATTCTAAATGCGTTAAATATTTTGAATCGGATATGAAATATGAATTTGAAATCACGGAAGAAGAATCTGGTGATGACTCTGATCATATGATCGACCACCATGATTGTGATGACTACGACTGTGATTCACGTTCCAAAGACAATTCTATGAATGTAGATTTCTCTGATGATGGACAGGGATTTACATGTAGCAAGCATGATAAGAATGGATATAGTTCTATTTCATATTGGTCATCTGAACAGGTTGATAAAGTTCGTCTATCTGAGATTTTGAAAAGTTTTTATTTATAATTTTGTTGAGTGTGTAAGACTGCAGCTTACGCATTCAAATACAGGTCGTTAGTGTAATTGGCAACACGACAGTCTCCAAAACTGTTAATCAGGGTTCGAATCCCTGGCTTCCTGTTTACAATTTTCCGTAAATGAATGCAGAGAATAAATGATTAGAGACGGGTGGATAACCTGATAATGAGTTATATAGAATAGTTTTTACTCTTCTATTTCATCTCTGTTGGTGGAACTAATGTATAGGGTACGCTCCTATCACACCACGTTGCGGAGAGATTTGGTGGATAATTACCACCCACTCTCCTTTTACTAAAAATAACTATTTTAGAAAAGGAGAAATAAAATGAACGAAATTATTTTAAAAAATGAAAATGGACAAGTTGTTACTAGTAGCCGCGATGTAGCTTAAAAGTTTAATAAGAATCACAGAGATGTTCTTGATTCCATTAGAAATATCACGGCGGAAAATTCCGCAGTGAAAAATATGTTTTATCTTTCAGAGTATACCAATTCAAGAGGAAGAAAATATAATGAATATCTTATGAATGGAGATGGTTTTTCTTTGTTATGTATGGGATTTACTGGGAAAGAAGCTCTTGAATGGAAACTTAAATACATAGATGCATTTAATAAAATGGAAGAAAAACTAAAAACTGGAAATTATCTTTCTGAAGAAGAAAAATATAAACTTCAGCTATTTAGTAAAGATCTATCGGAAGTAGCTTATGCGCATCAGAAACTTGTTGAACTTGCCACAGCTCCACTTATTGCAGAAAATGAAGAAATGAAGCCGAAAGCAGAATATCATGACACCGTATTGAAGAAAGATGGTCTTATTACTACAACTATTGTAGCAAAAGATTTAGGGTTTTCAAGTGCCGTTAAATTAAATCAAGTTATGTATGCGAACCATATTATTTTTAAAAATAAATCTGGTACATGGTGTCCGTATGCCGAATATGAATGGTTGATTTCAGAGGATTATGCAGACTATCAAAGTTATACAGATACTAAAGCAAAACCTTGTCTGAAATGGACAGAAAAAGGAAGAAAATGGATTATTGAGAATTATAACAATTGGGTTATGAATCTAGCGATCTAAGTTTTAAATGAAGAATATTTTAAAAGAGCAGATAGTAATTTACTACTATTCTGCTCTTTGCTTTGAAAGGAAGTGAGATTATTGGCTGTAAGAGGTCGTATTTATCATAATTTTTATACGCCTGAATTATGGGCGCAAGTAAATAAAGAGAATAAAAGAATAATGGATGATTTTCTTCAAGAATATAAACAAAGAAAAATGAGCAAAGGAACGATCTCGGGATATCATAATGATCTTCGTATTATTATGATTTACATTCTTAAAGAGTTAGATAATCGTTGCGTCCTGGAATTAAAGAAAAAAGATTTTCGTAATTTAAGTTTATATTTTACAGAAGAATGTGAAATGTCTGCTGCAAGAACAAATCGTCTTAAAAGTGCAATCAATAGTCTCTTAACATTTTGTGAAGATGATGATGACTATGATTATGAAATTAATTATGCCAAAAAAGTACATGGCATTCCAAAATCGCGTGTAAAAGACGATGATGATGATTTCTTTTTTACTTTTGATGAATTTATTAAAGTTCGTGACATTTTAGTGTCTCAAGAAAAATGGCAATTAGCTGTTTTATGGAGTATAGGATTTGATTCTGCTGGACGAAAGAATGAATTATTTCAGATACAGAAACATGGATTATTAGACGGGAATAAAACAAATATTGTTGTCGGTAAAAGAGGTAAAAAATTTCCACTTGTATATTTAGACGACACAAAAGAATTAATAAGAAAGTATCTCGAATGGCGAGGAGATGATACTATTGATTCTCTTTGGATTAAGGGTTGCGGAGATAATAAACAGCCATTATCTGATTCGAATGTTTTATATGATAGAATTGTAAGTATTTCAAAAATATTATCAGAAGTACGTGGAGAACCATGTAATATTTTTACACATACAATGCGACATAGCAGACTTGAATGTTTATCTCAGGGAACCGATTTACGTCTTCTTGATAAAAATGGAAATCCTAAAAAGTTTCCTTTGGAACAAGTACAAGTATTTGCACATCACTCTGATCCAAGTACGACACAGGGATATTTAAAGGATCATTCAGAAGATACAATTAATTCTATGTTTGGAATTTAACATTCCATCCGGAGAATAATACAATATAGATCATATATTGACTTATGCGGAAGCTGTTTTATTCTACTACAAATTTGTCATTTGTCAAGACTTGACTTGACATTCCTCAAAAATTAGGGTATATTACATTTGTAAGTAAGACAAAGTAAGTAGAAGTAGAACAATGTAGAGTGATCTAGTAGTCTACATAATTATTTAAATAAATAAAATAACCACTTGCTAATCAAGTGGCTTTCAATAAATTGAATATAGAATGGGATATTCACCCAAGTGGATTTCTCAGAGCCGAAGGGGTATCGGCTGATTTCAACTTACGAAAAGGATCGCTTATTTAGCGGTCTTTTTTCGTTGGGACAATATTCTGTAAAAACATTAGAATTGTCCCGGCAACAATCGTAGATAGTAAATTACTATCATTCACAATTGTGTATGTATCTTTAAAAAATCTTAGAAACGTATCTATATCGCATCACCCTCCTTTCGTAGCAAGGGTATCTATATAACGAAGCATCACTGCTTCGACGCGACTCTGAAAAAATCCTTGGCATTGCATCCAGCCGTAAATGAACGCCTGGGTGAATTCCTTCATATAGATTATATGTCAACAGGAAAAATCTGTCAACCATAACATATGGACAATCTATAGATAGATCGTGTAGCAACACGTAAACTGCAATCTCCGACCGACGTCTAGGAATCGGTATTGGCACAAACCCGAGAAAATGTGCGACGTCAAAAAATACAAAAAATCGCAAAAATATTTATAAAAGGACGTGCTATACCTTTACAAAATTTTCCTATTGTGATAATGTGAAATTATCAAATACAGGAGGTAGTTTTGTATAGACTATGTAGTAAAAAGACAGAGCGCAAAGAATTTTACTAAAGATATTGCAAAAGGAAAATACAGTATGAAACACAAGTTTCAACGCCAGGAAAATCAGTGGGGCAATCGTCAGAAAAGTTTACTGATTGACTCTATGCTTCGTCCGTATCCAATCGATCCAATTAGATGCGAAGTCGGATCTGACGATGTAAGAAGAATTTTTGATGGCGTTCAGCGCGCTACCACAGTAAGAGACTTTTTTAAAAAAGATGGTTTTAGATTGGCTAAAAATTTAAAACCAGTTACAGTTGATGGCGAGGTATATGAAATTGCTGGTAAAAAATATGCACAGCTCGATGAAGCCGTACAAGATAAGCTGAATGATTATGAGATGACAATCTATGTGTTTACTGATTGTACTGGAGAAGATATTCGAGAAATGTTTACTCGTCAGAACAATGGTAAACCATTGAACAATACTCAAAAACGTACAGCAATCGAGAGTGAAAAAGTAAGTGACGTTATCTTTAATTTTGCAGATCATGAGTTCTTTGAGAAAGTCCTTACCAATGCACAATATAAGAAAGATGTTCAGCGTGATCTGATCCGCGAAACCCTTATGCTGATTAATACAAATGAAGAAAATGATTTTACATCCTTTAGAGCGAAAGATATTGACAGTTTTGTTGTTTGGTATGATGAAAATATCAATGCTACTGATATCAGTATATTAACAGATGTATTAGATACTTTCAATACAGGCGATGAAGTAATCAAGGTAAAATCTACTTCTATTCCAATGATCCTGTATGGCGGTTATAAATGTATTAAAGACGGAAAAGATTTTAGAAAATTCGAAGCTGCGGTAAATGAGTTTGTTGAGAATTATGATTCTAACGAAGCATATAAACAGCTCGTACAGTCTGGAACTACTGCTTCTGCTGGCGTTAAAGCTCGTTTGCAGTATTGGAATAACATTGTAGATAATTTATAATTTTTTGTGAAATAATTTAATGTGATTTTTATTATGGAGAGTGGAGCAATCTACTCTCCTATTTTTATGGGCAGATGTGCTTAGTGGCGATAGCAACGGACTGTAAATCCGTCACATTAGAAACACCGTAGGTTCGACTCCTACTCTGCTCATTTTTGTTTTGGAGCTTTACTCAAGTTGGATGAAGAGATCAGTCCTGAAAACTGACAGGCCGTTAACAACGGCGCGTGGGTTCGAATCCTACAGGCTCCGTATATAATTAGCGAATGGAGGCAGTGCCTCCGTATGCCGGTATGGTGGAATTGGTAGACACATCTGGTTTAAGCCCAGATTGTTATGAGCAGTGCGAGTTCGAGTCTCGCTGCCGGTATTATTTTTTTATAAAAGGAGACATACATATGAAAGGTATGACTGGAATTTACAGGATTAATCCTGCGTTGTTTGGTGGAATTCTTGGTGGATGCACTGGTATTCTACTTCGGATTCTATTGTTTTAAGGCGTTATGAATCCTAATAAATAAAATATTAAAGCAACTACAAATGAAACAATTGCGGTATTTCTCCAATAGTGTCTATTACTATTTTCAAGGTTTTTATTCACCGCTTTTAATTCTGCATTTACATTTCTTAAAGTATTCAATTCTTCTAAATTTGAATCAATCGTTTTGTTTTGTATTTCAATTTGTGCATTCAATTTCATGTTTTCGTACTGAATTTTTCTCATAGCTTCTGTCTGACTTTCAAGCTCAGATTGCATAGAATCCATTTTGTCAGTAAGGAATTTTAAACGTTCTTCTGGAGATTGGAATTTTGGCATGTAATCAAATATATTCATGCTGGCATTATTGTTCAGCATTTGCTGATAGCTTGCATCTGATATTAGTTTTTCAGAAAATTCCTGTAGTTTTTGGAGATTTTTAGATAGAGCTACTGGTTCCAATATTTTTCCATCTGGTGTGGTTATAGTTTTACACATTTAAATCACCTTTCTTTATTTTGTTTCATGTTTTATATTTTTATTCTCTTTAAATTCATTGGAGAATAAGTAATCATAAGCAGTTTGGTGCTTATTGCTCTGTCAGTGGAGCGTGATTAATTTTTTGGAGTAGGAAACCAGAGAAGTCATGAGCTTTGGCATAGTAGACACTCGCACTACTCTCCTACTCTTTTTTAATTGTTATGCGAGTGGAAAGCGAGAAATAAAAATGGGATATACTCATGGAACAAGTATTGAATCAAAAACAAGAATTTGTACAAAATGTGGAAAAGAATTCCCGAATACAAATAAATTCTTTTCTTATGCAAATAAAAAACTTGGACGATTAAATGCTTTATGTAAAGAATGTCAAAAAATAATTAGTAAAGAAAAGCGCCTGAAGATTATTGAGAAAAATAAAAATAAAGATTTATTTTATTCAGGGACACGACATTGTAAAAAATGCAATAGAGATTTACCAAATAATAAATTATATTTTCCTATCGATCTATCTTGTATTGATGGTTTAAGAAATGTATGTAGAGAATGCAGCAAAAAGGAATCTGGTTTTCTTGATCCCAATTATACAGTTTCCGAAAAATGGACGGATGAAGAAAATAATGTATTGTTAGAAAAATATAAAGATTTTACTGGCGAAGAATTGCATAATTTATTTTTGCCAAATAGAACCGTTAGATCTATAGAATGTCATGCAGCGCTTCTTGGTCTGCAAGGCAAGAATTACGATGCACAAGTTAGAGCTAATTTGTCTAGAAGTATAAAAAATAGTGAAAAGTTGAAAGGGCAAGCATTATCTGAAGAATCCAGAAAGAAAATTTCTGAAACAAAAAGAGAATATTTTAAGACTCATAATGGATGGTGGAAAGGTAAAAGACGTAGCCCAGAACAATGCAAAATGATAAGCGAAAGGCAAAAGGGAAAATGGGCTGGAGATAAAAATCCAAGACATTTAAATCCATTAGTTGGCGAAGAAAATGGTCGTTGGAAAGGTGGAATTAATTCTACTTATGTCGAGTTAAGATCTGATACAAAAAGTTGGTTCAATGATTCAATGGGATTTTGTAATTATAAATGTGTTATAACTGGCGGTGAATTTGATAATGTACATCATACAACAGCATTTAGAGATATCGTTGATGAAGTTTTTAAAATAACAGGAATAGAAGTAAAACAGCAAGTATGTGATTATAACAAAGAAGATTTCGATGAATTAAGATTAACATTAAAAGATTTGCATATGTTATATGGGTATGGAGCATGTATAAACAAAGAGGTACATAAATTATTCCATGACAATTATGGATATACAAAATTCTCTCCATTTGACTTTTTGGATTTTTTATACAGAATCGATACTGGAGAATTTGATACTTGGTTCACGGAAAATAATTTGAAAATAAATATAAATTATGAATATGTAGAATATTTAGAAAGCACTTTGTCAGTTCTTGCGGAAAGTGCTTAATTTATTGAAATAAAAGGAGGTGGCTATTAATTGGCTACAAAAGCAACTGCACCGAAATTAACGGCTGCTCAAGCAAGAGAAAAAGTTGTTGAATTACAAAATAAATTAGATAACTATAACAAAACAGCACAATGTCCGATGTGTAGGAAGCATAAGGATGTAAAAATCGGATTTTATATGGACACAGACCCAATTCTTGGCGGGGATAGTTTTAGTAGAATATGCCGTGACTGTGCAAGGAAAATTGCATTGCGTGTGGATAAAAATGGAATTGAGCATGACCCAACTAAAGAATCCGCACAAAAAGCACTATATTATTTAAATAAACCTTTTATTGAGTCATTGTGGAATTCAAGTATACAAGAGTCTGAAAATTTAGTAACAGGAAAAGGGAAAAGCAACGCCTGGAATGCTTATATTAAAAATATAAGTATGGTTAACTATAACGGGCAAGGTTATATGGATTCTGATATGTTTAAAGAAAAAATTGTTTATGCTGACGAAGAGAAAAAGCAAAATACAAAAGAGGAATTGTCTGAAGATGTTGTTGAAATGTACAAAATAAACAAACGTACAGTTCTTCGTTTTTTAGGTTATGATCCATTTGAAAATGAACCAGAAGAAGAAAAACCTCTTTTATATTCCAAACTTGTAGGATATTTTGATGAATCAGTAAAAGATGATGGGTTAAAACTTGAAGCAGTTATAGAGATAGTGCAAAGTTTTAAAGATGTCAAGACAATTAACGATGCAATTTCACAATATAAAAAGCAGCTAGGTAGCAATCCAGGCGTTATTTCCACAATTAAATCTCTTGCTGACACAAAACAAAAAATGATTAATTCTGCACTTGCTCTAGCAAAAGATAATGGGATCTCAGAGAATAATAATAACAGAAAAAGTAAAGGTGCTGGAACATTGACAGGTATTATAAAGGAACTTCAGGAAATGAATCTAAATGGTTCAGAAGTTAATACTTTTGATTATGAAACAAATTTGGCGATCGAAGATATTATGACTAGAAATCATCAGAACCAATTAAGACAATTGAATCCAGACGAGAATGATTGGGAAAAAGAAGTAGTTCATCAAAAAGAACTACTTTTTAATTTGCAAAAAGAACGGGATAACGCCGTTGAATTTAGTAGGTTATTAAAAAAAGAAAATAAAGATTTAAAAGATTTTCTTTTAGAAAAAGGATTAATTGATGAAAAGGGACAAGTAATCGAAGATGAATGAAAATAAAAATATTGTCCTAATGGGGGATAAAATTAACGAATTTACCCCAAAGAATTTTACTTTTTTTACAAAACCTACGTATTATGATATGTCTGAACTGAAATTGGAAGGATTAAAGAAATTTGCTGAAATCATTCAATGGGGGAGGCGCAATCCCGTCAAATTCTGCGAAAGATTCTTTGGGATAGAATTTCTTGATTATCAAAAATACGTATTTATGATGTCGTGGATAACCCCAAACGTTGTATGGTGTATGAGTCGTAATGCTGGAAAAACAACATTAGGTAGCCCATTTCTTATGGCAAAGACAATGTTATTGCCTAAATTTGAAGCATATATTTTAAGTTCAACTGGTTCACAAAGTATTGGTATGATGAAAAAGATTGAATCAATTACCAAAAAAGAAATTGCTTCATTTACGGGTTTAACAGATGTTTTTCTTAATGAACTTGTTAAAAGTGCAAATTCTGAAGGGTTCCGGCATGATCCAGCATCTTATTCATTCAAGCTTTATTCAGGATCAAGTTTGGCTACAGTAAATTCAAATTTTGATGGATCTCGTGGACGTCGAAGTAGACTAAATTTTTATGATGAAGCATCCTATGTGTCAGAAGATATGTTTGCTGCTACTCTTCCATTTGTCACACAAAATAGTGATTTTGCCCTTGGAGGAGATGTTGACGTAACTTTACTTCCTCCAAATTTCCCGAATCAAGTTATTTGTGCTAGTTCTGCAGGTTCGATGGATGACGTTTTTTATAAAAGATATAAAGAAGCAGCTATGCATTCCATGGCGGGAGACAAAAATTATTTTTGTGCAGATATTGATTGCGAAGTTATTCTTCATGCTACATATAATGGAAAAATTTACCCTGTACCACTTCTTACTCAAGCAAAAATTGATTCTGAGATGAAAATGAATCCAACAAAAGCAACAAGAGAATACATGAATAAGTTCGATTCCGATCTCGGCGATGATATTGCAGTCAAGAAATCACAGGTATTAAGGAACAGTGTAGTAAGACCACCTATGTTGGTTAATGAAGATAATTCATATATGGTAATTTGCTTCGATCCAGCCAAAAAACGCGATAATAGTTTTGTATTAATTGGTAAATTACATAGGGATGATCGGCGCGGATGGTTATTGGATGTTGTAAACGGAATAAACCTCATTGATAAAGAAACGAAAAAACCATTGACAACTCCAGAACAGATAAAAATGTTACAAGATATTATTGTTCGATACAACGGATATGGCGTTCCCGATTATAAAAATATACATGGTATATATATAGACGCTGGTTCTGGTGGAGGAGCTACCCAAATGTGCGATCTTCTTTTTGATAATTTTTATGAATCAGGACATAAAGGAGAAAAAGATTATGAACATCATGGTTTAATAGATGCAAATTATGATTATGCAGCTCCATATGTGAAAAGATATCCTGATGCTATAGATATCATTCGAATGAGAGAACCGTCAAAATATAAAACAATTATGTATTCACAATTATGTGAGATGATTGATCAAGATTTAATAAGTTTTACCGCAGAATATGATTATCATGGTAATCTTACAATACTATCAGAAGAAAATGGCGAAGTCAAAGAGCAAGTTTATAACCTTACATTGGAAGAGGAAGTCGGATTAAAACAATTGGATGCAATGAAAGAAGAAGTTACCCATATGTATAAATACAAAGCTTCGAATGGTAATGTAAGATATGACTTAGCTCCTGGATTTGAAAGTATTTTGCATGATGATAGAAGTTACTGTCTCGCTCTTATGGCTCATAGTCTCTTCGAGTTAAGAAGTAAAGACAAGGTAAGGCAAAAACGCCCACAAGAGTCCACTCAATCTCTCCTCTCTAAACTTTCAATCAATCAACCAAAACGTATATCTTCGTTTTCCAAAACAATCTAAATAAAAATCCAAAACACAACTAAATAGAAAAGGAGGTGTTCGCATCAAATATGACACAATCAAAAAAAGAGATGGTGGAAACATCTCCAACATGCAAAAAACAGCCAACAGCTGCAGAACGAAAATTATATATGCAAAGTCTTGAACGCCAACAAAAGAGATTTGCAGAAACACAGAATGCATTTAAGCAAGTTCGTGATGTTACAAAAACGACAAGACAAATTCCTATAAGTTCATATAACAAGGGAAATGTAATTAAATATCTTCAAAATATAGACAGTTATGAAGATGAATTGCGTGGTTTATCTCGTTACTTATTTTATCGTTGTCAGATATATTTTAGATTAATTATGTATAATGCAACTATGTTTGACCTAAATGCAAGGTACGTAGTTCCTACATATGATCCAACTGGTGACAACGACAAGGAAAGTATATTAAAAGATTATTATGACACTTTGGTATGGCTAGATAGAATGTCTTTACAAGGGAACTTCTTACAGGTATTAATTAATAACTTTATAGAAGATGTATTCTATGGATGCTGTTGGCTGGACGAAACCGGAATGTTTATTTTAAAAATTCCACCAGATTATTGCAGAATTTCTGGTAAATATTTTACTGGCGATTATTCTTTCTCTGTAGATATGAGTAAATATAAAAAATTCGAAGACGTGCTTGAATACCTTGGTGATCCATTATTATCAATGTATAAAAAATACGGTGGCAATAATCAAAATAAATGGCAACCTATGCCTGATGAATATGCTTTGTGTACAAAGTCAAGAGTTGAGACATGGGAAACTATTGTTCCAATTTACAGTGGATTATTTATTGATTTAATTGGTCTTTTAAATCTTGGTGATGTACAAGCTGTTGCGGATGAACAACAAATTTATAAATTAATTACAGCTACTATACCGACATTATCTGGTGCTGATGAACCAGATCAATGGGCTGTAAACATTGATTTTGCCGTAGATTATTATAATAAATTGGTTGATAGCCTTCCACCTTATATTGGTTCTGTGATAACTCCATTGCCACTTAATACAATATCTTTTTCTGATGATCAAACAACAGACACGACGAAGGTACAAAAAGCCACAAAAGAAGTGTTGAATACTTCTGGTGGAGCGCAAATACTTAATTCTTCTAGTATTTCTGGTGCTGAAGCATTTCGAGCTGCTACAAAGGCAGATACTGAATTAGCAATTTCTGCACTTTTAGGTCAGATTCAAGGATGGGTAAATAGAATGCTATCATACCAAGTCAAAAATGCGGCGAAGGTTAAATTTTTTGAAGTGTCTTCTTATACAAAAGATACTCTTAGAGAAGCCATGCAAAAAGATCTGCAATATGATAGTTCTAAAATGATATTAATAAATGCATTAAATGGGATTAGTGAACTTGATACCCTTTCGATGACTTTCTTAGCCAATGATGTATTAGATTTAAAGAATAAATTTGTTCCACTCGTATCAGCAAATACAGTATCAAACACAAGTGACGAAGGTGGCAGACCTGAAGTTTCTGATTCAGAAATAAGTGACGATGGAGCTAAAACGAGAGACAGAAAATAATGAGGTGGTCATATGAAAGAAAAGTTTTTAAAAACAACAGACACTACTACCTCTGAAAACTTAAAGAAACTTGGATTTCAAGTAGTAAGTGAATTGAATGGAATGTATATATTTTTGAATACTGACAAACTTCAGTTTTCAAATATAGATAAATCAAAAATACAGTATAGCAATATACTTACTTTTTAGCCACTCTTCTATTTCTTGAGTGGTATTTTTTATACCTAATATTTAAGGAAAGGAGGAATCGCTAAATATCATGTCAAAAAAAAGACTTCTTTTTATAGAAGATTTATATGATTTTTATTTAAACAAATATAAAAGATCTACACATTTTAGTAGCGAAAAAAATGGAGAACCTTTGGTTGTTCAAGTGCACGGCAAAGTTAATTTTGATCAGTCTGACAAAAATAAAGATGGACTACTTCCAGTTCATCTCCAATCTTGTCACACAGATTTAAATGTAAATGGATCAAATATTAACAAAACTGTTATGGAAGCAGCATTGCCATCATTCAGCAATCGTCCGATTCTTGGTTATATCCATAAGGTAGTTACAGATGAAAATCCGGATGGTCAGTGGGAGTTTTACAGTCACAATATGCATGAAAATGAAAATGGAGAGCTTGTTTATGACGAATATCCGATTGGAATCATTCCGGAGAGCTGTAATGCACAACTTGTTTACGATGAAGAAAAAGAAAAAACCTATTGTGAAGTTGATGGATATATCTTTGAAGAGTATTCAAAAGCTGCTGAGATTTTAGAGCGTGAAGGTGAATGCTTTGTATCGGTTGAACTTTCAATTCGAGAATTAAGCTATGATGCAAAATCAAAGTATTTAAACATCGAAGACTTTTTCTTTAGTGGAGTAACAATTTTGGGAAAAACTCCACAGGGAGAAACCGTAAAGCCTGGAATGTCCGGATCAAATATTAAACTTACTGATTTTAAAGCAAAAAATAACAGTTTATTTGAAAATTATGAATCAAAAATGGATGAGTTGCAAGAACGACTAAATAAATTAGAGTCTACTTGCTTCAGTATTAAGGAGCAAACTTCTGCTCTACTATTACAAAAGGAAGGAGGAAATGAAAGTAAAATGAATAAATTTGAAGAGTTATTAGAGAAATACAATAAAACTGTAGAAGACATTACATTTGAATATTCTAATTTATCAGATGAAGAATTAGAAGTTAAATTTAAAGAAGTTTTCGAAGATAGTTCTATTGGCAAAGGGGAGGCATCTAGTGACTGTGAAAATAACAAAGGACAGGGATTTGAAAAACTTGTTCGTACATATGAAATTTCACATGAAGATGTTCGATACGCATTGTATAATTTATTAGTTCCATACGAGGAGCTAGACGATGATTACTATTACATCTCAAATGTTTATGATTCTTATTTTGTATATGAAGGATGGTGTACAGATAAGATTTATCGTCAGGGTTATGTAAAAGATGGTGACAATGTTTCATTTGATGGAGAACGTACAGAATTATTCCGTGAACTTTTAACAGCAAGTGAAAAAGCAGAATTAGAAGAAATGCGTTCAAACTATGCAGAATTAAAAGTGTTCAAAGAAGAAATTGAATTAAATGAACTTCGTGAAAAAAAGAAAGAAATTCTTGATTCTGAGAAATATGAAATTCTTGCACAGAAAGATGAAGAAGGAAAATTCGTAAATAAAGATTATGAGAAACTTGTTTCTGAAATGGATAACTACTCTCTCGCTGATCTTGAGACAGAAATTAAAGTTCTTCATTCTGATTATGTTTCTGAGCATGGTAACTTTGCACTTTCTAATAACAAAGAAAAGACAGCTACATCAAAGAAACAATTTGTAAATGTAAATAAAAAAGCTTCGAAACCTAGCAGATATGGAAAACTGTTTGCTGAAGAAGAAAAATAAATAAACAAAATAACTTTTAATTTTAAAGATCGCAACAAGCGGTCTTTTTATTTTGTAAAAAAAACAAAAGGAGGAAAAATCAAATGGCTATTAAATATAAAATTGATCAGCATCATGTATGCTTCCCAACCAAAGTCCTTTCTGACAAAGTTGGTCGTGTATTAAACATGGTTATCAAAGAAGATACGGATAACGGTACAGTTTGCGGCAAAGGAAAATATGTAAGCTTTGACCAATATGAGGTTGCAGATGCACCAGCTGGTTTTGAAGGAGAAATTCTTGAGCAAGCTGCTGACGGAAACTGGTATGTAGAGGTTAAGAAAGTCGATCCAAATGCACCAGCAATTCTTATTTATGAAGTTCCTGAAATTGCAGAAACCTATAATAGTGAATTTACCAAAACTTCTAACTTCTTCAACGCAGCAACAGCCGAAAGAACAAAAACAGTTAGAGGACTTGTGCTTACAGTAACAGACGTTTATGAGCTTAGTGAAGATGCATTTGACGGAACACCTGTAGCTGGTAAGAAAGTAACTGTTGAAGCTGGAAGTCAGAAACACAAAGTTTCAGAACTATAAAGAAGGGAGGAATAAGCAATGAATAAGATGAATTTTAGCGCACATGTGCTTAATGTATTCGATGAAATGAAAACTTCTTATGAAGAAGTAAAAAATCTGATGTTCGATTTATATAAAAATGAACTCGACGATGGAATTTCTAAGAGAGAGGCCGAAGATAAACTTAGAGAAGTATCTCTCAAAATTTTCGGTCTTACCAAAGACTCTTCTCGTAGAGAAAGAGAACGTGCTTACAGAGATCATGCTCGTCAGTATTTCGATGTAATTGAAGAAGTAACTGATTGGACAGTTTCTACAGGACTTAAAGAAAATGAGTGGTTCAACGCACTTGTTAATTACAAAAACCTTAAAGATGGAGATGCTAATCTTTTCGTTAATGAGCATGAAGAAGTAATTCTTTCTGTAGCAAGAATGGGCAAGAGACATCACGATACAATGCTTCAGAGATTACCAGAGAACACAACATATTCTGTAGAGACGGATGTTTATGGTGCTGCTGTTGGTGCTGATATTGATAGATATCTTATTGGCCAAGAAGATTGGACAAAACTTGTAGATGCTATCACTAAAGCATTTGTTGTAAAGATTCAAGAGCTTATCTTTGCTGAGATTCTTGAAGCACCAAAGAAACTTCCTGCACAGTCTGAGTTCGTACAGACAGGTGCTCTCAACACAACAAACAGAAAGAAATTCAATAAGATTCTTCAAAATGTATCTGTTGCAAATGATAATGCAGATGTAGTGATTATGGGAACAATGGTTGCACTTCAGGAGCTTGAGAACCTTATCGATGTTAAATGGGTTGCTGATTCTCAGAAAGAAGATATTGCAAAGATGGGTCGTCTTGGAAATTACGGACGTTACACACTTGTTGAAATTCCACAGAGATTTGCAAGAAATGATGTAACTAAGTCTATGTACAAGGACGATACTCTCTTTGTATTTGCGTCTGGAGATAACAAACTTGTTGATATGGTTGACGTTGGCGAGACTCATATCGAGGAAATCACAGAGCGTGGAACAGCTAATAGTAACATCGCTGATATCATGAAATACGAAGTTCAGAGAGAGCTTGGAGTATCTACAAGAATTGGTCGTTACTTTGGTTCATGGACCATTACTGACTAATCTAAGTAATAAAAAATATATTAGAGGAGTAGTTTAACCGCTACTCTTCTATTTTTTAATGGAGGAAAAGCCATGCCGACAGCACGAGCAAAAAAGGAAACCGCTACTGCAACTAGAAAAGTAGCTACTAAAGTTGAGACAAAAACAACCGTAGAAGAACCGGTTATTGCTGAAAAACCAATTGAAGAAAAAATCGAAAAAGAGAAAAAGGTATTTACCGATTCAGATTATATTCTGTGTCGATCAGTATGTTATGGTGGATTAAACATCACGTCTCAATCTGGAAATGTTTATGAATTCAAAGATTATGGATATGATTGCGAGATCAATTATCGTGACCTTGTTTCTTTGATTAGAAAAGGTTCAGACCATGTATTCTTACCAAGATTTGTTATCCTGGATGACGATTTACTGGAAGATTTTCCTACTGTAAAAAGAGTATATGAAAAAATGTATACAAGAAATGATTTACTTAAAATTCTTGATATGCCTACAAGACAGATGGAAATGGAAATCAAAGAGCTGCCAGAAGCTACAAGAACCATCCTGGAACAGATGATTGCTACAGAGATTGCTAATGGTCATCTTGACAGTATTGCAAAAGTAAGAAAACTCAGTGAAATCTTTGATTCGGATTTTAATCTTCTAAGTGAATTATTTGTTAAATAAAGGAGGTTAAGATGATACTTCCTTATGAAACTATCTTTTCAAGGGCATTGGGAAAAATTGATGATCCGAAAGAATTAGCATTAAACTCTAATGATTTTTATGAGATTTACACCGAAAGACTACACAATGTACTTGGAGATGCAAGAATCAGAAGACTCTTCTCTTCTATTGTATTGGACGATGAATTTCAAGAAGTTTCTTTTAATCTTGTAAATACAATAGATGAAAGTTCTGATATTGAATATGTGTGTAAACTATTTGTTCTAGGGATTACAATTGAATGGCTCAGTCCAAGAGTCGATTCTTTGAATTATACCATTATGATGGTTGGTGGAAAAGAAGAAAAAATGCTAAACAATCCATACAGATTGCTTCAGACAAGATTAGAAAATGTACAGAAGGAATTAAGTAAGACTATTAGAGATCATGGTTATCTTTATAACTCTTATATTAATAATGGTATATAATATGGATTATTTATATGGAACTTTTTCTGACGAGCAAATAAAAAACGCAGCATGTTTAATGCACAAAAATATTCATAGATTACTTTTATATAAAGATAAGCTAGTGACAGACAGAATTTTTAATTCAGATGATGATTTTAAAAAATACTTTGAAGATATTCTATTTAAATTCGGTGGACTTAATACATTATTAGGTTATCCAAATGATATGCTGCTTTTAATTTCGACATTACAGGCGGCATACGATCTAATAGATAGTCCAAAATATAGTTATAGAATATTTAGAAAAGCTATTCTAGATTCTCATGGATATATTAAAGCTATGTTAGAGGAGGTAAATAGTCATGCCAAACCTATCAACAGCTAGACGTATATCAAGCATACGATTAAATGATGCAAAAACAATTGGTGAAATAACAAAAGAAAACTCAGATTTTCTTATGGAACAAACATTTGATCATGACATCCAGGCAAAAAAGTGTTATATATATGATTTTTACCATGATGATCAGCCAGATAAAAATCAGAATATGACTTATGACAATACAACCAAAACTCCAATTGATGCAAAGTTTATTATTAATTCTTATCAGTCTATAGATAAGGATCAGGTTCCTTATTATCTACAATTTCGTCCGTCTCAAAAATATTCTTTTTCCGAGAATGATGATTTGTATTATTATGAAACAGATTATCACGAACGGTATCTAGCCGATTTTCCGATTGGGTTATTCGTCGATATCCCAGATGATAATAAAATTTATCATAAATGGTTAATTGTTGGAAGAGAAATTGCAAACCAATTTCGGAAGTATTTAATTCTTCCATGTGATTATAATTTGACATGGATTGAAAAAACTGGTCAGAACAGAATCAAACGAAAAATGTGGGGAGTTCTTAGAAATCAAAATTCGTACACAACTGGAAAATACAGAGATCACTACTTTGCCCACCCAGACAACCAGGATAAAATCTGGTTCCCATTAAATCAAATTACTGAAAAGTTTTGGTATAACGATGATGTTAACAAAACAATGCGTCTTATTATTAGCGCGCCAACAGAACATCCTTTGGTATGGTCTGTAACAAAAATAGAAAACACAAAACCTGTCGGAATCCAAAAGCTTACAATTTATCAAGATTTTTGGGATGAACATAGAGATTATATTGAACGTGACGAAAACGGCAAGATTATTGGTATGTATGCTGATTATTATGATTCGTCTGTTATCCCTGTCGAACCATCAACGCCTGGAGAAATTGCCGGTATAAATAAAACAATTATAGCATCTTCCACCAATGTAAAAGTTGGTGGCAGTTACAAACTGTTTACTATAAAAATACTAGACGAGGATCACAATGACATATCTGATCAATATAAAGGAGGAGAATTTACTTGGAAATGCTCCGTAGAAAATAATGAATTATCTGATTATGTATCGTGGTCAAAATCTGGTTGTAAATATAATCAAATTAAAATGAAATTTATCAACGATCGAAATTATTTAGGGAAATTATTATTAATATCATGTGATGTTTCTTTAAATAATAACATTATTCGAGTTGCTGAAAATTTTGAAATTACTGTATAGGGGGTATATGAATGAATAAAATAAATGAATACTCCTTTCATACAAAAGATGATATGCTTAATAAATTACGCGCGTATACACATAATCCAGATGATGATAATATTCGTATTAAAAATCAAGTATATCAAATATTATTACACTGTCCAGAATTACTGTATGCAATTCATGATGCAGAGTTGGAATCCGAATTATTTGACGATGATGGAAATTTGAACGTTGATGAAGATGGCGAACCATTAGGTGAGTGGGATCGTTATTTTGGTGAAAATGCCCATATCCGTCCATACATATTTTTCCCAGAAACAGAAACAGATTCTAGGAATTATGTATGTTATCAAACAAGTTTTAGCGACTTAGCAAGATATAATAATTCTGTAAAAACACTTCTTCTTACTTTTACAATATTTATCCATGAAAAAGATGTCATAGATGATCTTACTGGTTTACCAAGACATGATCTAATTGCTGCAATATTGCGAGATAGATTTGCATGGATTGGAACTGAGGTTGAAAATCCGATTCCATCTTTGGATAAAGAATCAACGATGGATAATAATTATCTTGTGCGTACTTTGCAATATCAAATTATTACATCAAACAATATTACAAAAACAGAGAATGGTAAATCCTTCTATAGTAATAAAAGGTGGTAAATTATGGGGTTTGCGAATAATGATCTTGTACAAAGTGCAATTGAAGCACAGATAGCAAATGAAGAAAACAATGAAGAAGAATATTTAGATTTTAATCCTCTTCAACTATATTTTGGAGATGATTATGTAGTGAATGATAAAATCACAATTCATCAGCCATCAATTCAAGACTATATAACATACGGAGAAGAAAATATACAATCTGTTATTTATCCATTTATTTCAAATACAACAAAATGTCGTTTACAACTTTGGAACAATGGAATTGACTGGAATGATATCACAAATCAGCAATTGTTTTCCATTTTGATCAAAAGTATTGATTTGGAATATTCAAAACTGATGTTTGGTGATATTGATTTTCATGGTTTTTCTTTCTTTACCGAAGAAAAAGATGGAAAAGAAAGTGTTATTTTATATAATCCTATTCAAGATATAAAGATTGACGAACCAACACGAATTAAAATGTGTAAATATATTCAATATATGTTTCATGCATTTCCGCCAGAAGAGGAATTTACTTCTAGTAAGACTCTTAAAAGAGATCTTATTAATAGAGACAAACAGAATTTGCTGGCGATGAAAAGAGACAATTCTTTAAAACCACCAAATCTATTATCCATGATTTCTTTCTATCTGAATCACCCTGGATCGAAATATAAAAAGAATGAACTGCGCAATGTTGGAATTGTGGAATTCTATGATAGTGTACAAAGACTTCAAATTTATGAATCAACACATGCTGTCATTAATGGCAGTTATTCTGGATTTGTTGATACATCAAAAATTCCAAAAAATGAATTTAATTTCATGCGAGATCTTAAAGGATCTGCATGATTTTTTTATACAAAAATTTAAGGAGGAAAAACAAATGAGTTTTAAATTAGGTGACAAAATCTATAAAGAGATTCTATACTTTTACGCAGAAGATAAAGGTACTGGTATTCCACAATATGTACTCACCCAATTAAGTGATGCAAATATTGAAATCACTGCTGAATCTACAGATGTTACCGATAAAAATGGCAATCTTGTAAAGAAGATTTGGAAGTCTAAAGCAGGTACTTTTTCTGCAACAAATGCTTTTGTTAACACCAATATCGTTGCTGCATCTTCTGGATCTCAGCCAATCTTTGCATCTAAAAGTGGTAAAGTTAAAATGCCAAGACTGATGCATGTTAAAAATGGTGTTAAAACCGTTACGATTACCGGATATGTAGAAGGTTCTGTAAAAGTAGCTCAGTATTTTGGTGATGGTTCTATTGGAAAAACATATACTATGGATACGACTGCCGCTACAGATAAATTTTCTATTGCGAAAGAAGGTGCTGTACTAACTCTTCCATTAGATGAAGATGCAGAAATGTTCTTTATTCGCTATGACCGTGAAGTAGAGACAGGTGCTGTAATCCACAACAGAGCAGATAAATTCCCAACATCTGTATACGCAATTATGAAAGCTACATACTACAATCCATGTAAGAAAAATGATCTAAAAGCAGATTACATTGTAATGCCATCATTCCAGGTATCTCCGGAAACCACTGTTCCAATTAGTGCTGACACTGCAACCATGGATTTCAAAGGCGATCTAGAGATCGAATATTGTGGAGATGACAAGATTCTGTATAGCGTTTACGATGCTGATGAGGTTGACGAAGACTGATTCTAATCAGAAGGGAGAAATAAATGGCAAATAACAGAGTATGCCTTACTTGTGGTAAGGCTTATGAGTATTGCGGATATTGTCCTACGAGCAAGAATCTCCCGATGTGGATGAATCTGTTTGATACAGAAAATTGCAAAAATGTTTTTGAAACTGTAAGCGATTACGCTCAAGGTGCAATAAGTAAAGAAACAGCAGTTACCGACCTATCATTATGTGATTTATCAAAAGTTTCTGCATACAAGGAAAATATCCAAAGACTTGTATCAGAAATTATTGATAATAAGAATGACAAAAAAGTTACTGCGACTAAAAAAAGAGAACAAGCTGTAAAGATTGTTCCAAAATCTAAAGTGAATAAAAATAGTGTTGATTGATATATGAGAATTATAGGGGTACGTATATATCAATTATATGCACCCCTATTTTTTACGCTTATATGTCAGGAAGGAATAAAAGGAAAAATGAAGTTTGATAAAGAATACGCGACTTCTTTTGTTGACGAGTATAAATATCTAAAAGAATACGGTATTCGTTATGAATTCGTAAAGGTCGATGATACCGGAAAAACTGTTTGGAAATATAAAAAGACACCGGAATTATTTGAAGCATTGAAAAATTTTTACATCAACAATGAATATTATGATTAGCAGGTGTGATTATGAAAATTTATTTAGATAATGCTGCCACTACTCCATTAAATCAAGAGACAAAAGATTATATTATATCTATTTTAGACGATTATTATAATCCATCCAGTGCTTATCAGGAAGGAAGAAATATTCGAAACAAGATTAACGAAGCAAGAAAAAATATTGCTGATTTTATTCATGCAGATGAAAGTAATATTTTGTTTACTTCTGGAGGATCGGCGTCTAATACGTTAGCAGTCAAAGGATATAAAGACCAAAATGACTGTGTCATTCTGTACTCTCCTATTGCGCATAAATCAATTTTAAATTATGTAAAAACAGTTAGAAATGCTATTCCATTAAAAGTCAATGGACAGGGCGAAATTGATTTTGATGATTTGAATTCTCTTCTTTCTATATATCATAAAAGAAGTTTTGTGGTTATGGATTATGCTAATAGTGAAATCGGTACAATACAAGATGTAAAAAAGCTCACTGATTTGATCCATTTTTATAACGGGAGAATTTATGTTGATTGCACTGGATCGATCAGTCAAATTCCACTAGATGTCAAGAAATTGGATATTGATATTGCAGGATTTTCTGCGCATAAATTAGGATCTTTAAAAGGGTGTGGAGTTTTATATAAAAAGGATAATATTCAATTGTCTCCTATTATATATGGTTCACAAGAATATGGGCTTTTTGGTGGGACAGAGAACACACTTGGCATCTTAACTCTAGGATACGTTGTACAGCATTATAATTATGATCAATGTACACCAGAAAAACGTGATTATCTCGTGAAAACATTATCAGGATTAGTTCCAAATTTTTTTGTTGTTGGCTCGTATAATAATAGATTGCCATATAATTTATTCTTGTGTTTTGAAGGAGTATCTGGTGAAGCATTAATGACCTTACTTCATGAGTATGGTGTAATTGTATCTACTGGATCTGCTTGTAATTCTGGAAGTTTGAAATCATCTGATACCTTGCTTGCCATTGGAATGAAAGAAAAATATATTCATAATGGCATCCGTTTAACTTTGTGCGGATCAGAAACAAAAGAAGAATTAGATTACATATGTAATCAAATAAAAAATTGTGTCATGACATTGAGGAACTTAACATAGGTTGCTCATGGTTATGGGCGTAAAAGTGTATTATCACTCTCCTATCATATCAAAATTATGGAGGGCAAAATTATGAGAAATATTAACTGGCTCGTTAGAGTAAAAAATAAAATGTTCTGGATTTCATTAATTCCAGCGGTAATCGTACTTATTCAAACTATTGCTGCAGTATTTGGTTTCACAATTGACTTGAGCGAGTTTGGAGACAATTTAGTTAACGTTGTTAATGCAGTGTTCGTAGTATTGGCAATTTTAGGTATTGTAATTGATCCTACGACAGCAGGTGCTGGTGATTCAGAGAATGCTATGACTTATACAGAGCCAAAGGCTTAGAAAGTGTAGGTGTAACGTGGAACCTATACGTGATTTTTTTGGCATAGACTGGAAGGCGTTCGGAATAACAATCTTTGTAGCGTTGCTAGGATTCCAGGCAATTATTCAAGTATTACATTGGTTTTTATTTGAATTCTTTGGAATAGAAACTAAAGCTATGCGTGAGAAAAAAGAAGAACATGAGTTACTACTTTTTACTCAGCAGAAGATCCAAGATTTGGAAATCAGTCAAAAAAATGATGAGAAAGAACTCCATCGTAGTAATAAAGAGCTGAAAGAATGTATTGAAAACCTGACAAAGATGTATGTAGATAAGGAAATTGATGATATTCGTTGGGAGATATTAGACTTCTCTTCTGCTGTAACATGTGGTCGAAAATATAATCGTGAAACTTTTGAACATATTTTTAGAATGTACGAAAAATATGAAATGATTCTTCAAGAAAATCATTTAGAAAATGGACTTGTTACTGAGAGTATGGAAGTAATCAAAGAAGTTTATCATAAACAGCTCAAAGACGGAGTTATCAAATAAAAGATGAGTTTCATTCAATAATATGACCGCGAATTTTATTGCAATAATTCGCGGTCAATAAAAGAGAAAGAAGGTCTTTATATGTTAAAAAAAATCTCAAAAAATTATACAACAAATTTATAAGTATGATTGTCGAAAAAACAAAGCAGTCAATCTACAAAGACATGAAAAATGATTATAATAAGCTGTGTCCTTAATTATCTAAATCATGTAGCTTTAAAACGAATTTTTTAATTAGCTCTAGTGTTATGGATACATTCGCCGCAACAACGCCATCCTCGTCCATGCCTTTATCTAAGCATTCTTTATAAAGTTTATTAGTAACCTGTTCTAATTCTTCATCTGTAAAATTACGCATAATGAAATATCTCCAAGATTTTTATTTAATTATATCGCATTCAAAATGCTTTTACTAGGTTAAAGTTCAGTCGCCTGGTAAGGGCATTTTCTTTGTGGAGAGTAGAAATGACTGAACACTACTCTCCCGCTCTATTGTATAGGAAGGAAGTGATTTTAATCACCATTAACGCAGGAAAACAATTTGAAACTGATTGGAAAAACTCTGTTAATAAATTACCAGACGTTTGGTACTATCGCTTGAAAGATAATGCAGCCAGCTTTGCATCTGGGGAAAATACAAGATTTGCAAGTCATAACATGTGTGATTGTTTGGTTTTAGATGACAAGTCAAAAACACTCTATTGTTTAGAGCAAAAATCAACTAAGGGTACTAGTATCCCACTAAGCATGATTCGAAAGAATCAAATTGATGAGCTTACGGACGCAAGCGAACATAATTTAATTGCAGGATTTTTATTCAATTTTCGAACAAAAAACAATGATACATATTTTATGAGGATTCAAGAATTTAACAAGATGATATCGGAAATTGGCAAGAAATCTTTTAATCAAAAGGATTTATCAAAATATAATACAGTACGAGTACAGTCACGTATTAAAAAAGTAAATTATTCTTATGACGTTAAGCAGTTTATAAAAGATACATGCGAGGTAAACAATGTACTCCAGTGAAATAGATGATATTTTAAAAAAGAGAAATTATTGTTTGCCGTCACACTTGTATTTCAAAATAGTAGATAATTCTTCTCAAATTTGTCAGGTGAAGTATGATGCTTATTCTGATAAATATAGTATTCATACAGATGACGGATATCATTGGGAAGTTAGAGTTTATCAGGAATAAAAAGGAGAAAATAAATGATTACAAAATATGTAAAAATTAAACCGGTTATTACACTTGCAGATGAGAAAAAAGCAATTGACTTCATTGTAGATTATATGTTTGAAGGCGGTGAGTATACACCGTGGAATAAGGAAGCTGCACTTATTACTGCTATTGCTGTTTATTTTATTGACGGTGTTGAATTTGAAAAAGACGATGTAATCTATGATTGTGTTATGCAAGACCAAAATCTTCATGCGCATGTAAATAAATTTTTCTATAATGTAGATAAATCAGATAAGAAAAATGATATTAATTTTACGTATATCAATACCAAAAACCATGTGATGGAAAGTGTACAAAAGATTGTAGATTTTAAACTACAAAAAATGATTCATTGTACGGATGAAAAACATGAAATGTATACGGAAATTGCAGAAATGGCAAATGCTGTAGCAAATATTGGACGAAATGTTCAGATTGCTGCAAAACCTGTTCTTGAAAATCCAGAAAGCATTGGAATGATTATGAATATTCTTAAAAAAATGAATGAAAGTAAAATGCTTAACGCAAAAGCAATTCGAGATGTGATGGTTGATACCGTAATGGATGTACAGAAAAGAATGACAGGAAAATAATAAATAAAGCAAGAATACATTAAATCTTCTGGCAGTCAAATGCCAGGAGATTTTTTAATTTATCAATATGGAGGTGGTGGTAAAAATGGGTAATATAACAAAGGAACTACAAAAGCTACTGAAAGATTACAACAAAAAAGTATTACAATCTGTTCCTACAATGGCACGTCAAATTGCAACTGATGCAGAACCAGAATATAGAAAAATTATTAATGAATCAATTAATCAATATTATGCAACACACAAAGGAGACTTTAGCGAGGGTAGATTAGAAAACATGACTGGCAATATAAGTGCTGAAGGTTCATCTATAATTTTTGAAGATACAGAAGAAAACGTTCCAAATTATCACGGATTCTGGGGACAAGAACTAACAAACGAAGGCGTGTTTGATTTGATGTATTTAAAGGGTGAACATGGTAACGGTAAGTGGCATCTTGTAGATACTACTCCTCCACCATTTGATTATGTTGAGCAAGAACTGGTCAATGGTAGATTAGATAAAATCATTGATAATTCAGTACATAAAGTGCTTGATAATATAGAATTATAAAGGTGGTGAAAAAATGCCAAAACAACATACAATTAACCTCGAAGCTGTTATAAAAGCTGCACTGGATAAAAATAGCGAAAAAATAATCGATGATTTTGAGAAGAAAATTACTGAACCAAAAGAGATTAATATCAAAACAGATGAAGCATCTAAACAGGTTAAGAAGCTGTCTGATGAGATTGAAAAAGAACAAAAGAAACATACTCAAACGTCTAGAAAAAGAAATAAAACTAAAACAGCTACTGAACAAAGTACTCCAAAAAACGCAGATAAGTATGTACAATCAACAATATATGATAAAAAAGGACGTCCATCTACTTCTCATTCGTATACGTATGCTGATGGAAAACAACAATCTTATAACAAGAATGGTAAGTTAACATCTGAGAAGCAGACCGTTGTTGATCTTCAAAAAGCATATTCTCAGTTAAATAAAGACGTAACAGAATATTATTCATTAAAGACAAAAGAAGCAAAAGGCAAAGTAGCCACAGAGGATAAACAGTATGTTAAAGGTCGGATTTCTGATTTAGTTAATGAAATGTCTGCAAACCGAAAATATATTGCAGATGTAAAAAAGCAAGGTTTTTACAATGATGAATTGGAGCAAAAAGCTTTTAATCATTTTCGTAGAAAAGCTAATGGCTACAACACGTATGTCGATGAGAAAAATGCTACAATCAAAGCTTATGGAAATGATGACAATACTGCTATTCGTCAGGGACAGCGTTCGAAACAACTAAGTAATTATGCTGGACAATCCACAGATGCAATTGAAAGAGCAAGAACGCTTGATACAACTATAACAGGTTTGGAAAAAGAATTATCAAGTCTTGTTACTTCTGGCGCATCAATGGATCAAATTAAGTCAAAATTTGATGAATGCACTTCTGCTGGTAAAGAATTTAAAAATGTCATGACCCTAGTCAATAGCACTATGGAGAAAACATCTAAAAAAGATACCGTTGTTGGAGATTCAAATGCCGCAAAGCTTCAAAATGCCATTGATAAAAAAGTAGCTCAAGCAAAAACACTTGTATCAAATAGTTCTATAAAACAATTTGACGCAAAAGTTGAAAAGCTTAAATCTCAGTACGCTGGACAAGATGGTTCTGCAGACGTTTTATCATCTTTAGAAAAAACAGTGAATACCATACATGACAAACAGGCTAGTATAAAAGCAGAATTAGCAAAAGGATCTTCTGGAAATTTAACACAAATTGCTTCGGATGCTGATATTTTGAATGCAAAGCTTAATGAAGTTGAAACTACCGCGAAAACGCTTGGAACTTCACTTTCAAAAAATCTAGATGGTACCACACTTCAGAGAACTATTGATAAAATTGATAATCTTGTAAAAAATTCCGACGGTTTTGCAAGCAAATCGCAATTAGAAAAATTAAAAACTCTACGAGATTCTTATACTAATAGTGATTCTGGAATTACAAAAGCTGTCAACTATGATAATTCTAAAATTATTTCTGGCATCGAGCAGGAAATTAATGCTCGTAAAAAATTAGCAGAAGCTCAGAAAGAATTGCAAACTGGAACATATTCTGCAACGGAAGCTGGATATAAAAATACTCTTTCTAAGTATGAGGGGCAAACTTCTGAGTCACTGACTCGTGCAAGAGAAAGTCTTAAGCAGTTTAAAGAGATTCGTGAAGATTTTCAAAAATCATTAAAAGATACGAATGTTTCTGATCTTAGTGATGAAGAGGTTGAGCGTCTTAGTAAAAATCTTCAAAAGATGACTGAAGAAGAAGAAAAATATAAAACTGCGATAAAACAGGTCAAAGCTGAAGAAACTGCAACACTAGCACCTGGGGTCGCTTTACGTGCGTCAAATGAGATGCAATCTTATATCAATAACAATAGTAAGGCATGGAAGAAATATAAGGCGCAGCTTGAAGAAGTTCGTGATGCTTATAAAAATGTAACAACGGAAGGGCAAAAGTTAGAGGTTGATGCTAAAGCAAGAGATTTGAAGGCAAAAATTTCTGCTGAAGGATTAACAGGAGCAAACATTTGGCAAGATACAAAACGTGCTATTAATCAAATTGCTCAATTTACGGGAATTTACGGCATGTTGCAGAATGTCGTTATGGAAATTCCATCAAAGGTTGTTTCTAATGTAAAGGAAATTAATGATGCTCAAATTGAATTAGCAAAAGTTGCAAGTGATGCATCGGAGAGCCAATTAAGTCAGTACTGGGATAAGGCTGCTGAAAGTGCCAAGAAATATGGTGCTACAGTTAGTGATGTAATTAGCAGTACTGCGGATTGGAAACGTCTCGGAGCTTCTCTTGATGACGCAAAAGAATTGTCTGACATGACTACTCTTCTGCAACGTGTCGGAGATAACATGACCCAGGAAACATCCTCTTCTGGTCTAATTAGTGCATTGAAAGGTTTTCAACTAAAAGCAGATCAAGCACAACATATCGTAGATGTGGCAAATGAGGTAGCCAATACGCAGCCTATTGATACAGCAGGTATTTTTGAAGCAATTGAAAGATCTGCATCATCTCTAAAAGCCGCTGGCAATACGTATGAACAGGGTGTTGCGCTTGCCAGTGCAGCGAATAGTGTAATTCAAAATCCGGAAAAAATCGGGACAGCACTAAAAACGATCTCAATGCGCATAAGAAGCGCCGAAACAGATCTTGAAGAAGCCGGTCTTGACACTGAAGGAATGGTAACTTCTACTGCCAAGCTTCGAAAAGAAATGCTTGCACTTAGTGGCGTAGATATTCTGAAAGACAAAGATACTTTTAAGTCTACTTATCAAATTCTTGATGAGTTAGCAAATAAATGGTCTGATTTAACAGACATCCAGCAGGCAGACTACACTTGCCTGTATGTACAGAAATGTGCATAAGAGAACACATCTAAAACCAGTAAAACCTAATGCTCTATCACTACAATATGGATGAAACATGCTGATATGAATGTAACGAAAGTAAAACAACGATAGAGATTCTATATGGTCAAAAGCCTAAGTAGAAATTTTGCTAATTATTTTAAATTAGAAATGGTAGCTTGGTCGCAAAGTCCCGAATAGGGATGTGTCAAACGAGTACCCCAACGTCAGGGGGGAGAAATCCTTAATGTAGGGCTTAATCGCTAAATGAAGTCTGAAATGGTGTGACTGCTATTATTCTTAAGATGAATAATGTGGTTAAAAAGTACTCTGATCTTATATGCGAGTATAAGAATTATTATTGAAAAGAGAATTTTATTTTATGAAAAAATTTGATAAAGAATACAGTACTCAATACGTACCTGAGATGAAATATCTTCAATCAAAAGGTATTGAATATTCTTTTGTAAAAGATATTCAAGGAGTGACGACATATAAATATACGAAGACACCAGAGTTATTTTTGGCTTTGGTGTCTTTTTATATGGAGAATAAATAAAAATACGAAAGGATAAATAATAGGTGATAAATAATGGCAAGACAAAAATATACATATGAACAAGTTTACAATGAATTTGACAAAAGAGGTTATGATTTAGTATCAGAAGAATACCATAACGTTTCTGAACATCTGGAATATATCTGCAGAAAACATAAAGACAAAGGTATCCAGAAGATAACATTTTCAAAACTTCATTCAGTGAATAGAGGTTGTTATTATTGTGGTAGAGAACGAACTGAAAATGCGCATGTGAAAGAATTAGATCCTGAATATGACAAACAATTGTGTGAATCGAAAAATTTTACATATATTGGATCGAGAAAAGAAAATCATATTTTTGTTATTGATTTTATTTGTAATAATCATAAAGATCTTGGGATTCAGTCTATGCGTCGCAATAATATGAAAAGGCAAATTAAAGGATGTCAGTATTGTTCAGGGAAAAATTTACCAGAATGGTATATTATGAAAAAGAAAGATGAAGTAAATCCAAATATTATATTAATTGATCCATATAAAAACATGACTACAAGAATGAAATGTCTTTGCAAGAAACATAATTTTTTGCATAATAAAACCATGCAGGAAATTTTAGGTGGAAAAGGTTGCTATTATTGTGGTCTTGAAAAACTAAGTAAACAAATGTTTTTGTCAGATGATCAAGTCAATGAAAATATTCATAAGAAAAATCCACATGTTGATGTTATAAAATATAATGGCGCAGATATTATTTCTGAATGGTACTGTAATAAGCACCAAAAATCATTCAGTAAGTGCTATGTTACTTTGCTTTATTGTGATAGTGGATGCGATGAATGTTATAAAGAATTAATTAGAGATAGATATGGTTTGGGTCAGTTAGAGTTTAAGAAAAAAATAAAAGAAATTCATCCAACATTACAAGTTATAGGCAAATATATAAATAATACCACTCCAGTAGATTTATATTGTCAAAAACATGATTGTTATTTTTCAACAGATCCATCTTCTGCATACAAAAGATTATCTTGTTGTCCTAAATCTAGAGTCACTTATAAAGAAGAATATGTATGTAGTTTGTTAGAAAAATGGGGTTATTCTATTACTAGACAAAAGAAATTTGATGACTGTAAGGATAAAAACGTTCTTCCATTTGATTGTTATTTAAATGATTTTAATGTATTGGTGGAATATGATGGAGAAGGGCATTACAAACCTGTAATGTTTGGAGAAGAATCCTATGAAGAAGCCGTAGAAAAATTTCATTATACGCAAAAACATGATCAAATGAAGAATGAATATTGTGAAGTAAATAATATTCCTCTTATTAGAATTCCTTATTATGAGTTCGATGATGTAGAATATTATCTATATGATAATTTATGTAAACTTGGTGTTATAGAAGAAAATTTTCAATAATAATTGGTATAGCTTTAAGCGAGGGCTATATTAACAAAAGAAATATGAAGTGTAACTGAGTTGATCGCCGGTAAAAATCAAGGCAATGTAATGAGCGCCCTTATGAGCCAGTACGATATTGCTCGTCAAGCGCTTAATACTGCTATGAATGATTCCGAAGGCTCCGCCGAAAGGGAATTAACTAATTACCAAAAGGGTATCGATTACAGTCTTGAAAGATTCAAGGCTACATTCCAAGAATTTTCAACTTCTGTTCTATCATCAGACACTTTCAAGGCTGTCATAGATAGCGGAACACAATTCTTAGAAATTCTTACTAAAATTACTGAAACACTTGGGCCACTTGGCACAGCTTTAACAGCACTTGGTGGTTTCAAATTTATATCAAGCATAGGTTAGCCAAAATCCTGGCTATAGTTTATCGTAAACTGGCTTATCAATGCGGAGAATATCATAGCAATGGAATGATATTTCAACGTAGGGAGATTAGTGCTTGTAAAAAATAAATAGAGGATTAATTCGTCGAATTCGCTATTCTGCAATAATGCAGTGAAATGGATGAAAATTCCGCGAGAACGCACGAGCCAACCTGACTACGTATAGTAATATGTGAAACGTTAGCAGCAATTATGGAATTAAAGATAATATCATAATGACGAGCGAAACATATGAAAGTTAGGAGGAGTAGAGAGAACACCCTTCCTCCAGCGTATATAATGCCATAGTTTATATGCGTTGAATGCATGTTCCACGGTATACGAAAGTTGTGATGCTTTCTCATCACACGCCAGCTTCTATCCTATTTCTGGCGTTGTTGGAAAATAATGGGAAAATTATATAGATATTCACTGTTTTATCTGTTATAGTTATAGCAGAGGTGAATATTATGAAATTAAAAAATAGTATTAAGTTTCAATATATGGTTTGTTCTAAATATATACAAAATCATATAAATGTTATGAGCACAACACAACCATCAGAACAGTTGCAAGAATTATTTGCAATAAGTTTATATTGTGTAGAGCAAACACTTGATAAAGAGAATAAAAAAGATATACCTGCTTATATTAATATTGTTTTTACAGATGATTTTAATATCAGTTTCGAAGATAATGGAGAAAATGAATGTGGATTGTTTTATAATTTGATTATTTATCCATTGACGAAAATTGAAAACCTTTCTTCTGAAAAATTAAAGTTATTTATCTTCACTGAAGAATTAGCACATTGTATTTGGAATATAAGGGATGAGTATGAGGTGAAGTTAAAAGTGATAGATATATTGAAATTTTCAAATTACAGAATAACAATGGAGGATGTGAAAGCATGGAATCTAAATCTGAATTAATTTTTAAAACATTAGAATCTGATCCTGATGGTATTATTGATGCAAGTGTAACTATAATTGGAAATAAAGACGTAAAAGATGAATCTTCTGATCAAGCATTTATCTTAGATTCTAAAAAAGTAAATGATTTTTTCTTTCGTAATGTGAAATCTAATATAGATACCATTAATCGTTTTGAGAACAGAAAAACTAAAAACAGGAAAATAGATGATTGACAAATGGAAGTCATATAAAATATCCATATCGAAATATAGTACGTCTATAGGATGTGCGTGGGCTGAAATGTGCCAGTAAACATTAAATTGAGGAGAATATGGAAATATAACTTTCCAATACTCTCCTCTTCCACTTCTATAACATTTTCAACAAAAATGTCACAAAGAATAACAACGCTATAGCCCACCAGGGCCATGGCTGCATACTTCTTCTGACTCTAATTTTCCATGACATATCTTTTATCCTCTTTTTTTAAATAGTTCAAATGAAAGTAGGTGATTATTATCAATATAAAAAACATAACACAAGAAGCGGATTCCTTTAGTATAAAAATTACAGATCCATCGGAATATTATCGAAAAAATTGTAAACCATATGATAGCGGAGAAATTTCAAAGCATACAACTCCGATCACTTATGTTGATTACGAAAAGAATTATGAAGTAATCCTTGATAAAGATGGCAAACAATTACCACCACTTTCTGCGGGATCAGATAAAGTTAATATCGAATTAATATTCAAAATGTTTGAACAATTCCCAATGCATCAGGTCTAAGTGTTCCTTGGCTTTTTCATACGTAGTCATCTTTGACAAATCATAAAATAATTCTTTAAAAGCGGGAAAATCCTTTACTAATTTATTTGTAATACAATAATCTAATGTGATTTGATTATTCATTCCTATACACAACATAACTTCCGCACAATATCGAAAAATATGATAATAATCAACTACGTCAAATGATTCTATGTAATTTTTATAATTATTAATTTTAGTAAAGTCCTGAAATTCTTCTATAATATCTTCTCTGGAGTAATATTCTGGCATTGCATAAGCATATATCTCTCTTCCAAGTAATAAAGAACGGTATACTGCGTGAAATTCACTCCACAAACGGAATGTTTTATATATTTCATGATTTTCAAAATTATCCCAGTTTCCATCGCAAAAGTCATTTACGAATAGCATTGAATCAAAATAATGGATAAGCTCATGCACTATTGTAATTAACGTTGCAGGTGGATTTTTTATATAATTAGGATAGTTTATAAAAATAGCACCATTTTCGCCAGGAACATATAATCCCTCTGGTTCTTCGGATAATTCAACTTTTTCATTTTGATATTGTAAACGATCATGCATAATATCGTCTGAAAAAAGAACGGTTAAATTATGAGATTTTATTTTATATAGCTGTTCACACATACTTAGACATAAATTAACGGATCGATTCATTGAATCGTCTTTTTCAAATATACTCATGTTTTATACCTCACATAGAATAATTTACCACTTATAACCACAATTCTTACATTCAAACTGACTCTTAGCGGTTTTACTGAATAATCCGAATAATCCAGCGCCTACAGCTTTCTTAGCTGCTGAAATTTTGATGATGTCGGTAGAACCGCAAGTCGGACAGTGAGGTTGGTTGGCAGATGGTGTGGTAGTGGACTGCTGAACTACTGGTTGAATCGGTTTTTTACGCTCCTCTTCTGCCAATTCGTGCAGTTTTCGACGAAAATTTTGATGAGCTTCTTCGCTATATTCATCTGTTTTTCCACAACGTTCGAGCAGAGAGTAAATATATGCGTCTTGTTCTTCTGCTGTCTTAGGATATGCCGTTGCTTTCCCAGTTGTTCGCTCATTTTCTATAGTCTGATACATTGGAGCGTGACAATATTCACACATAATTGTTGCCACAATACTGTTTGTATCACTCCAATTTCCACATTTAGGGCATACAAAAGTTTTTGAAAAATCTGTAAGATTAGCATCCTTAATATACTTTGCTATGGGGAAACTACAATCTGGACAACTTTCCGCATATTGACTTAAGATCTTTTTACATTCGGGACAAAAGACTTTACTCATATAGATATTACCTCCGTAAATATTTCCTAGTTGAGTTGAAGTCTATACGACATCACTTTAGCTTTTTGCAAATGGTATATAGAAAATTAACAATTTCGCCCATACCTGTAATCAGCAAACCACCGATAACAGATACAAAAAGATAAAAGAAAAAGCTAGAATAAGAAAGATAACCATAATCATCTTTTCCTATTAAGAAAGATCCAATAAAACCACCTACTAGAACAATTATTCCCACAATCTTCAATGATTGTCCAACAAGCGTTGTATAAATTTCTTCCGATGTATTGGATGTTGCCGGAGTTTCAATCTTTTTCCCGCAAGATGAACAAGTTCCTTGGCTCTGCTCTTCTGCTGTTAATTCCTTGCCACATTCTGTACATTTCATAACGTTAAATCTCCTTATCATTCATTTGTTGAAAAACTTATCATCATCGTTTTAATACAGGGACGATAAAACAATTCAATTTTCATATTGGATAGTTCATCCCAATCATATACTTTTAAATCATTTTCAATATCGTAATGATAAGTGTTTTTACCATATAATTTATCCATTTTTTCAACTATATGATCTAATTGAGTATTATCTAATTCAACATTTTCCGCACTCCATATTAAAAGTCCTAGTTCATCATCATCTTGGTCGTTAGCTATCAATAATAACTTTCCATCTATATTCCATATTTTAACAGAATTGTTTACCAACATTCCTTTATGGTCAGATGTTGAACTTATTATGTATTTTTTAGATTTATTAACAGTCGAAATATCCTTTCCAAAGTTCGAATAATATTTTTTAAAAGGATCAGCGTCATGAGTAGTGAACGATTCTTTCTTAAGGAAAAGGACTGCAAAGACTAATATTACTATACCTATACCTAATACAATTCTTTTATTTTCATTGTCTTTTTCATGCGACTTGTCATAGTATTCCTTAATATTGTATCCGCATGACGGACACCTTTCAGCAGAATTAGAAACATTTTCACGACCACATTTTGGACATTTGATTAATGCCATGTAGTTTTCCCTCCCCACATTATACTAAATATTGTGAACCAATTTATTTTTCAGAAATGTTTAATGTACAATCATATTGTGGTTTATAATTATTATCCAAACCAAATTCGACTTCTACGGGACTTTTATCATCTGGTAAAACCCAAACCAACTGTGTTTTTAATGTTCCACCATTTTTTACACCAGTAAACGCATTAGAATAATCGAATATTCCTTGTTCCGATGTATTTCCAGGACTATCTAATTCAACACCATTCTGATAAATCTTTACAAGGCATGGTGTGTTATTGATAAAATTTCTAGCTTTATCCAGATTATTTGTGTATTCAAAATCCATTACTAATACGATTCCATATGACGGGGATTTCAAAACAGATGTATTTTTTAATATTGCATACGAATTATCATTTCCAATTTTTTCTGGTACATTGTCATTCAGCCACGATATATTATAATCGGATTCTTTTGTTTCTTGCGATTTATCTTGTTTATCTTCAATGTCTTTGCCGCCAGTTAAAGTTAATGTCTTTGAATATGCAGGATCGTAATTTGAATCTATTCCAAAATCAATTTCAACTGGGTTCATCGTATCTTTAAGAACCCATACAAGTTGCGTATTTATTATTCCTCCATCTTTTACATTTGTAAATGCATCACTATAATCATAAATACCCGCTTCGGATGTTATCCCTGGTCTATCTAATTCTATACCATTTTGATATGGTTTTACATCACAATTGCTATCATTAATAAAATCTGATGCTTGCGCAGTATTGTTGGTATATGTAAAATCCATAATCAGTAATGTGCCATATGAAGAATTAACAATTCTTGTATCTTTAATTAGTGCTTTTGAATTATCATTTCCAACTTCTATTGGTACTTCACTATCTTCCCATGAGCATGTTACATTTGACACTTTATCTGTTGTTAAATTGCTTGATTGATCTGAAACGTCTATAGCTGTGTCAGTCGTTTCATTATCTTCTGAAATAATCTGTTCGATGCTATCAGTATTAACTGCCTCTTTGATTACACTAGAAGCTGATGTTGCAGATGATTGTCCACAACTTGTAATAAAAAAAGAAAAGCATAAAAGACCTGTTATCCGTATTGTGTGTTTTCTTTTCATGTATTTTCCCATCCGCTTATTTATATATTTGATAATTTTAAATTATACCACAATTGTTATATAAATCCAACATTTCTAGAGGTGAATATAAAATGTACGATAGTATTTTAATTGATTATGGGTTTGAAAAATTCCACAAATATGTTATGGCAAATTCAATCATAGATTATCCATTTCCGCAGACTGATTATCCTTCCATATATACTGATCCATCTACTCTTACTGAAGAGCAGCGTGTGTTACAGGAGAAAATGAAATGTCTTGTGAAACAGGTAAAAGTAAATGAGGAATGATTCTAAAATTTATATCCGCAATTTTTACACGTAAACTGTTTTCCAATTTTATCAGATGCAATTCCAAACATGCTGGTAGAAAGCATACGCTTAAACATGCCAATCTTCTCGATATTTGTGGATTGGCATACTGGACAGTGGTGTTGATTAGTGGATTGTTGAAGTTCATGACTTGCTTGTTTCCTTAAATTTTTTCTGTATTCTTCTTCTTTTAGACATCGTTTATTATATTCATTTTCATCAAATTGATCGTCTACTCCAAGTTCTTTTAAATCGTGAAGAATATCTTCTTTGCTTTCTCCATGGTGATTAAAGAAATCAACAATCTCATATTTTGTTTGAATAAATGGGATATGACAATATTCACAACTTACTCTTCTGTATGGAGTAAAATACAAAGCTTCTTTGTCACCACATCTCGGACAGATAAAACCTTTAGTAAAATCATTAATATTATTTTCTTCAAGATATTTTTTTATTGGTCGTCCACAATGAGGACATATTTCTGCGTGGATACTTACATTCTCATTACAATCTGGACAAATTATTAAATTCTGAAAATCCATAGAGATAATACCTCCTTATATATCAAATTGATTACATTATATCATAATTATTATATAAATCCAACATTATACAATAATTTTATTTGCAGTTAAAAAATTTAGGTGATTTATTTGGTAGTTTTGGAGAATTAAACTTACTGAGAAATAAATATGGAAAAAACTCAACATTTGACACATTAAGCAGTACACTACAACAGTCTTTTAACGAGTCTTTTAAAGTTGGGAAAAATGGAATTAGTGAATTTTCCACAGAGCAAATTAAAACTAAAGCATCTGTCATGGGCTTAAACGATGCGTTGACAAAACAAGCATTATCTCTTGCGAATGACGCTGATTTATATCAAAAAGCTGCGGCAGGTAATCTTACATTTAGCAAGGCTATAGAATTAAATATAAATAATGCAAGCGATTTAGTTAATGCCTTGATGAGTAGTAATTCTGAAGTCTTAAAAAAATATCAAGACAACAATGTTGCTAATGCGATAGCTAATTCAGGTGAAAAAGGCAGCGCGGCATATAATGAGTTTGTTAAAGATTTCATTGATAAAAATCAAGATTTAGGGGACTCAATCGTTGAATTAGCACCAAAAGTAGAAACTACAAAATCTGCCTTTTCTGGTTTGTCAAACTATTTTAAAGGACTTGTTGCTACATTCACAAATCCAATTTTCCTTTTAACGACAGCAGTTACCGTAGGAGTGGCAGCATGGCAAGGTTACAATCAATCTGTCCAGGAATCCATCCAGCACACGAAAGACTCCATAGCAGAGATAGAGGAACGTAATAAGTCTATTGACGACAATATCAGTAAAGCACAGGAACTAAGGGATTCTCTTGATTCCGGTACTCTTACAGAGCAAGAAGCTTATAACACGAAGAGTCAATTGCTTGATATCCAAAGTCAATTATCTGATTCTTATGGAGAACAGGCGGATGGAATTGATCTGGTAAATGGTAAGCTGGATGAGCAGATCGAGAAGATGCAGCAGCTCAAAGTTGAAAATGCGAAAAGCTGGCTGAATGATTCCGATAATGAGAAGAATTACGAAAAAGCTAAGAAGAAGATGACCAAAGATGATTATGAGTCATTCTTCGGAAACACACCTACTTTAGCTATGCTCGGATCGGAACCACAGAAATCTGAATATACAAATTCAGACGTATATAAAGATGCGCTGAAGCGTTACCGGAACAGTAAGTCTCAGATCGAAGAAATCCAGAAAGCGGCAGAAAAAGCTGGACTAAAACAGTACACAAGTACAAGCACAGGTCAGTTCCAGCTCGGTTTTGAAAATGAAACAGTAACAGGAGCAGACGAAAAATTAAACTCTTTCCTTGCTACTGTTAAAGAACTGAAACGGCAGTTTGAGGACGAGGGTAAGAATACTGATTACTTTGATAATATCATCAGTTCCGCGGAAGATGCAGAATCTTCTTATAAGGATATTTTGGATAAGCATCAAGAAGTATATCAAGAGTATCTGAAAAATTCCATGCTTGCAGAAGGTTACGGTAACAATAAACCAGCAACTGTATATCAGCAATATGCGGATGCAGTGGACAAATATAACGAAGCTTTGCAAAGTGGAGATACTTCTAAAGTTGAAGAAGCAAAGACTGCATTAGATGGAGTAAAAGCATCCGTAGATAATATTGTCAGTAGAGATTCCGGAAAAAAATACAAGGAACTGTTTGATGAGATTGCAGATGGTATTGACACAGCATCCGAAAAGACTTATGAGTTCAAAGAACGCTTATCCGGCAGAGGTGCAGATAAATTAAACAATATTGTGCTTTCAAAGCTAAAAGAGCTGAAGAACTACACTGATATTGACCTCAAGAGTATCAATCTTGATACAAGTGATGTTGTTGCTGGTAAAGATGCTCTACGCATGGCAGTAAACGAAGCAATGGATCTTGACATTGTTTCTGATGATTCTGCTGAAAGTGTGGCAAAAGTTGTTGATCTCTTAACGGATATGGGTATGACGGCAACCGTATCCATGAATCAAGTGGATGATTCCTTCTCAGAAGTCAATACTACCATCCAACAAGCGCAAGCAAATCTGGAAACACTCAAGACGATTATGTCCGAATCTGTTTCGGGAGCAGGAATTTCTGCTGATAATGTCAAAGCATTTAAAGAGATGTTCGGAGATGATGCAGAGCAGGCTCTTGAGCGGACGGCAGACGGCTATCATATCAACTGTGAGGAGCTTCAAAAACTACAGGCGCAACAATCTGAAATGAACAAAGCGGATTATCTTTCCGGCCTTGCAGATCAGCAGGAAGCTCTGAGACAAATCGAGGAGCAGATTGCCGATGCAATGGTAAAAGGTCAAGATGTCAGCGGTTTACAGGCACAGCGCGAAGGTATTTTGAATAATATTTCCTCTCTGGAAGATCTAGCATATCAGTATCAAACTGCTACTTCTGCTTATCAACAATGGCAGGATGCTATGTCCGGTGTTGAAGAAGGTAATATGTATGATTCCATCCAGGGTAACATGGAATCCATCAAAGATCTCTACGATAAAGGACTTGTGGGAGAAAACAAATTCCGAGAGTTTGTTGATCTGATGTCAAATAAGGATCTGACCAATGCCAGTGTGGATGAAATCGTGGCTGCCTATGAAGAATCCTATCCGAAGATGGAGCGTTACTTCACAGAAGGACAGGAAGGATGTCAAGCATTCTTGCAGGACATATCCAATCTTAATTCCGAATGGGCACATATGAACGAGGATGGTTCCTGGCAAATTAATTTTGGTGTCGGAAACGATCAAGAAATTGCGGATGCACTGGGAATTGATGTGGAAGCTGTGCAATCAGTACTAAGAAAACTGCATGATTTTGGCTTTGACATAGACCTCGATCAGCCGGTTAAATCTCTGGAACAACTAAAGACAGAAGCTCAATCAGCCAAAGAAGCTCTTGATGGAATGGGTGAAACTTCTCTTGATAGCATCAATCTGGACACAGATTCATTCAGTGAAATCACAGATGACATTGGCAAGGTTAAAGAATATATTCAACAAGTCAATGACGCTGATTTGGAACCAGAAGTTCGGACAGAACGTTTAGAACAAGCCAATAATATTCTTGACTATCTGGTGCAGAAACAGCATGAAGCTGGACAAAATAACATTGTAATTGATGCGGATGCAAGTTCTGTCGATCAAAAGATCTCTGATCTGAAGAGTCAGTTGGAGCAGTTCAGAAATGATGACGGTACGATTCCTGTTAATGCCGATACACAGGATGCTGTCAACAGTTTACAATCTCTGTATACTACGAAGCAAAATCTTGAAAATACACCAGCTATTCTACAGGTTGATACTTCGCAGGTTGACGGAGAACTAGGCAATGCGATCGGAAAATTACAGGAATATCAGAATGCTGTAGAGATTCTGAACGCACAGAACACGATGAAAACACAGGGCATCGACATTGATACCACAGATGCACAGCAGAAAGTACAACAGTTAGCAGGACAGTTACAAAATCTGGATGCCGACACACAGGCTAAGTTAGGTCTTGATGATACCGATTTCCAGTCGAAGTTGTCCAATATCATCACCCATCCAATCAATGTGGAAGCGGGAGTCAATCTCGATCCGAATGCACTTGCTGATGTGTCCGCAAAGATTTCTGGAATTACGCCGGAATTACTCGTGAAAGCTGGTGTGAACGAAGAAGCGATTGTAAATTATACGCCGAAAGATAAGGACGCTACTGTCAAATACAAAGTTGATCATAGTGTGATTGACAGTTATGATCCGGAAGACAAAAATGCTACAGTTACTTACGGTGTGGTTGTTTCCGGACTTGAAAATCTACCAGGCAATAAAACAAGAAGTCTGACTTACAATATTAAGACAAATGGTACTGTTCCAAGAGTAAATGGTACGGCACACGCTATAGGAACTGCTCATGCGGCAGGTACTGCAAGCCGTAATTGGGGGCTTGCTCACAATGAACCACATGCGCTTGTAAATGAATTGAAACCAGAAGCAATCGTTCGGGATGGTAAGGCGTTTATCTTGAATGGCGGAGATCCTACTTTTGCAAATCTGAAGAAAGATGATGTTGTATTCAACGGTGATCAGACGGAGCAGTTGCTTGAACATGGTTATGTTACCGGTTCTCATGCACAACTTGCAGGTGGTGGTTATTCTTTAGGTAGTGCGTTCTCTGGAGGATCGGGAAGATTTAATGTTGGAAGTTCTGGAACAAAAGCTGATTCTTCCACATGGGAAGACAAAAAGAAACAGAATAATACCAGCCATAACTCATCTTCTGGTAGCAGCAGTAGTGGAAACAGTGGAACATCTTCCGGTGGTTCAACTCGATCCTCATCCGGTGGCTCTTCCGGAGGAAGTTCCGGCAGCTCTTCCACCAAAGAAGCAACCGAGGAAACCTTCGACTGGATAGAAGTATTTCTTAAGGAAATGTCTCGTGCTACTGAGATTGCAGTTGATAACATTGATCGTGCTATCGGTCTGGCACAGAAGCAGACAAAAGCATATGACGCTATCAGTAAAGTTCAGCAGGAATTAACTGCAAATCAGCAGTCAGCCAACAAGTATTTACAGCTTGCGGCGAACGTGGGGCTTGATCCTTCTTATATCTCTAAAATCCAGAATGGCACACTTGATGTGGAAAAAGTAACCAACGAGGATCTGAAGAAAAAGATTGACGAGTATAAGGACTACTACAGTAAATATGAATCCGCTGCTGATAACGTAGCCAAACTCGAAGATAAAATTACCGAACTTGCTGAGAAACGTCTGGAAATCATTGAAAAAGAATATGATGCGATCGTAGACATCAACGATAAAATCAAAGATGTAGCTGATTCCAAAATGTCTCTGAATGATGCTTTAGGTGTGGCAATTGACAATCCAGACAATTATGCCAATATCAATAAATCCATCAAAGCACAGGAAGATACTTACAATCAGCTTACCAAAAAGCTTTCCGATTATCAGAAGGAGATGGAGTCTCAACTTTCCAGTGGTTATCTTAAGAAAGGTTCCGAAGCTTATCAAACTGCTATGAAAAATATTCAAGATTTCACAGCTAAGATTTACGATGCTTCTACCAGCCTTCTTGAACTACGGGATAAATTGGATCAGATTAAAATTGATACTATCCAGAATGTAATTGACGGAATCAAACGTAATTCGGATATTACGGAGAAATATATTTCTTACCTGCAATCCCAGAATCGTGAGGTGCCAGAGAATCTATACACTGACCGTATAGATAATAACAATGCTCAGGTACAGCAGAATCTAAAGCAGATGGAAATATACCGGAAGAAACAGGCGGTTCTTGATGTCAATTCCAAATCGTATCAAGATTATGCAGAAAAGATTCAAACGCTAAAAGAAAATACTCTGGAACTAATTACGGACAATGAATCTCTTCAAGATAGTATCTATGAGCTACGTTTTAAGCCACTTGACGATGCTATCCAGAAGTACAGTGACCTTGAAGATGAGCTGAAAAGTTTCCGTGACCTTCTGAACGATGATGCATTCCTTGATAAGCAAGGACGTATCACGGAAGAGGGATTGGCACAAGTTGCTCTCTTACAACAGAGTATTGGTACGGCAAAACAAAAAATTGCAGATTATACCACGGGTCTGCAAAAACTAAAAGAGTCTTATGACAATGGGGTTATTTCCTTAACGGAATATAATGACAAGTCAAAAGATTACCGTGAAGGTATTCAAGGTTCGATTGCAGATGTGAAATCATATCAGGACAGTCTGGTTGATCTGTATAAGAATGCTATGAGTACAGAGGTTGATTATCTGGATAAAATAATCTCAAAGCAGAAAAATCTGTTAGACCAACGTAAGAGCGCCTATGAATATGAAAAGAAGGTCACTTCGCAGAGCAATGATATTAATAAGCTGAAAGCAGAAATTATTGCCCTTCAAGGTAGTAATAATCTCAGCGATCAGAGCCGACTGCGAAAATTACAAGCTGACCTAAAATCAGCAGAAAGTGATTTGCAAGATACGAAGCGTGACCATGCTTATGATATGCAGTCGCAGGGTTTCGATAAACTTTCTTCGGATTTACAAGAGACGTTGGACAACACCGAGTACGAAATCAGTCATAATGCCGACAAACAGCTTGAGATCATCAATTCTATGCTTGACAAAGCCGTGTCCTCTTACCAAGAAGCATACGGTAAAATCAATTCTATCATTAAAAATACTGGCTGGGTAGGTAGTACGGATTTTAACAATACCCAGTCTGATCTAGGCACAGAGACAGGTGTTAAGAATCAAAATTCCAACGCATCACAGTCTCAGTCCAGTGCAAATAAAAATCCATCCAGTACCGCATCTGGTACAAAAACTGATCCAATCAACAGTAATTCAAAAGTAAACAGTGATCTTGCGGATCAATTAGTCAAGCCGGAAGATACAACGAATCGTAAGGTTGCGGAACTAAAGGTGTCTCCTACTTCTACTACACTGGAAGAGGGTAAATCCACAAGTATTACTGCTACAATCAGACCGAACGATGCAGCTAATAAGACTCTTGCTTGGAAATCAAGTAATGAATCAATTGCTACTGTATCCAATGGTACGGTAAAAGCAAAGAAACCTGGCTCTTGTACGATTACTGCTACCACTACCGATGGAAGTGGACTGTCTGCAAAGGTATCAATTAAGGTCAATGCAAAACCAAAGCCACAGCCGAAACCACAGCCAGCAAAAACTGGTGGAGATAGAATTCCTCGTGTTGGCGATGTCGTAACGTTCACAGGATCTTACTACAATGACTCTTGGGGTATGTCTCCAAAAGGTAGTAGATTTTCCGGTCAGCCTGGTGCTGTTGTTATTGATTCTTATACAGCTAGGGAATATGGCGGCAATGGACGTACTACTGGTGATTTTAAGATCCATATCAAGAGTGCGCATGATCCTAATTATAGTGATCTTGGATGGGTGCGTCTCAGTCAGATTAGTGGTTATGAAAAAGGTATTGTCAATGCGGATAAAGATCAGTTGGCTTGGACTGACGAGAATCGTTATACGAAGCATAACAATATTCCAGAAACCATTGTTCGTGCGGATGGTGCTGTGCTTACGCGTGTAAATAAAGGCGATTCTGTAATTCCAGCGGATTTTGTAAGCAATCTCATGACATGGGGTTCTACTGATCCGAATAGCTTTGGTGCGAATGCCGCTAATGTTATTTACAATAGTATTCCTCAGAATATCAGTAATGCTGGAAATGTGACAGTGACGAATCATTATGATTCATTGCTAAGTATTGATGGTGGAACGATTACTAAGGATTCTATTCCTGATATTCAGAAACTGTTAAAACAGTCTTGCAAATATACTGCGGATACGTTGGCAGATCAGTATAAAAAACTTGGACACAAGATAATTATGTAACTTTTATGGGAGGGTACTGTCAAAGGTACTCTCCTATTTCTATAACTACGATTAATAACTATAACAAAATTTTGGAGGTGAGAAAAAAATATGGCAAAAGAATTTAAAGATTTTACATTTATGGGAAAGAAACTGAGTGATTTGAGTGTGAAATATGTATCAGTGGATTTTGATGGGGATGCAGATGTGAATATGGCGATGGAGAGGGATATGGAAACAGGAGAATCTAACCGTTATAAAATAGAGCCGAATTATTTCTATGATAAGTGGAATGATACTCTTGAGTTTGAACTTGACATCATTAAAGATCCGTGCAAATTCACCAATCAAAATAGTGCCGTAATAACAAAATCTGAACGTCGTGAAATCACAAAATGGCTAACTTCTTCTCACTTTCCAGAATGGTTAACATTTTCAGGAACAGGCGACGCTGTTGATGATACAATTAGATATTTTGGATGGTTTAACAATATAGAATCATATTCTGTTAATGCTCAAACATTTGGACTGAAATTATATTTTAAGTGTACAACTCCATTTGGGTATACGGACAATATTATTACAAATGTTTCGTGTTCTACATATAAAAATGTTTTGATTGCCAATAATAGCGACGAATTAAATGGTTATGTTTATCCTTCTATTGATATTATACCAAAAGTAAATGGTGATATTTTGATATGCAACATGTCTGATTGTACAATTCGTGAAACCGGCACATTATCTTCGTCAAACAATAACTATATGGGACAACTAATTTCTTATGTTGAACTATATGCTAAATCAAATGCATGTACTGTACAATTTGACATTTCAGAAACAACCAAAGACGTAAACTGGAGATGCGGAAATACTCTTGTACAATTTAAATTAATTGATATATATGGGAATGAAACCGCATGTACAGTATTTTATAGAAAAGATTCGAAATTATATTATATTATTGAAAATGGTATTATGGTTATGTCTGTTTCAAAGGACTTGAAAATATCTATGGATTGCCAAAAATTAACGATTAATGACGAACTTGGAAGAATGGTAAGATATGATAAATTGGGCATCAATGATGTCGCTCATATGTATTGGATACAACTAGCTCATGGGAATAATTCATTCTTATTCTATGGTAACTGCGATTTTCGTATAAAACACATTGAGGCACGAAAGGTTGGTGAATAATTTTGAACATTGTTTATGATCGTTATAACCAACCAATACAAAGTCATGTGTATTTAGGTACACCAAACAATAAGATTCTATGTGCTATCAACGGAATCGAAGAAAGTACATTTCAGCTTACTTCCAAATTCATTAATACATATGAATTAACATTTAATATTAATGAAAAGATTTTAATCGAAGATGAACATGGTTTATCGAAATTAGTACATTCCAACGTATATGATTTAGTTGCTTGGCTTATGCGAGTATACGTCGATAATGTTGGATGGTTTATCATGGATGCACCTAAAATATCACATGATGGAATTAAAGAGACTAAAACTATTACCTGCCACTCAGCAGAGATAGAAATGGAGCAACATGATTTAAAAAATTTTAAAATTAATCAAGGAACTACTGACTCGTATGAGATGTTGGCAGATGATAATGTAGAAAAAATAGATGATGTAGAATTTGCCAAAGAACAGATAAAATTTTATAACCCAGACAATCCACAACTCAGTCTGTTAGATCTTGTTCTTAGGGCTGGCAATGTATATGGCTGGACGATTGGAGAAATTGATACTGTTCCAAAGACATATAGAACATATAGGGATGGAAAATATGTTGAAATATCCACTCTTCTATCCGATGAGATTGGATCGTTCGATATAGAAAGTCAGGATGTATATTCTTTTTTTACACAGGATATGGCGCAGTATTTCCAATGTATATTTGTTTTTGATTTTCTTCATATGAAGATCAACGCTTATCATCCTGAAAATTACGGGAATAGTACAAATATAAATATCAATTTCAAAAATTTGCAGCAGTCTCAAGAAATATCTGTTGACGATTCTAAAATGTTTACGCGTTATTATGTACAAGGATCAGACAATCTTGGTATTACTTATGTAAATTTTGGATCGAACTATATTGAAAATATTGATTATTACTTAAATGAAAAGTATTTCTCTTCTGCTTTTATTCAAAAATATAATTTATGGAAACAAGATGCGGAAAACTGTAGGATTGATTATATTGAAGCGACTAGAAAATATAATCAACAGATGAAAGTTATCACAGAATTGTATGATCGTGTTCCTTTGGATGATTGCTCTACAAATTGGAGTACATTTACAGATGATGAATTAAAAGAAGCGCAAGCAAATTACCAGGCCCAACTCAAGGGGTATGAGCAATTCTATGTAGATAGCAATGGCAACTTTGATGAGGATGCTTTAAAAAAGTCTTCGGATGCTAATGATTATTATCAAATTCGAGATGTAATTCTTCCATCTATTCAAATCGAAATGAATAATCGTCAATTACCTACGGACGATGACAATGCAGATTATGTAGATTCTTATAAGACCGATTGGAAGTTATACGGATTAGACGAATTAAAAGTAAAGCTGCAAGAGTATAAAAACACAGTTGAAACTTGCAAAAAGGGCGGTTACGATAAACCCTATTCTGAAGATTCTTCTCACACTAAAGACATTCATGATAAGATGTATGCAAAATATCTGGACGCTCAAAATCAATTAGATTCTAATTATGTAGGTGGATGCCAGGAAGCATATGCTCAGAGACAATCTGAAATTGATGCAGCAAATGATGTTTTAAATACTTATAGCAAAGAAAGACTTGAATTAACAAAAAAGGTTAATAAAGAAACGTGGACACATCAAAACAATAATTATTTGGTTGACGAAAAATCAAATTGTATTATTGATGCTAAAAATCAAAAAATTGCATCACCGTCCGACACTATATCATTTACCGAAAAAGATCTTTTAGAATTATCTAAAGTTTATTACGATGGCACATATTCGAATGATAATATGTTCCTTACAGATTCTGACGATCAGGTTTCTGCTATTGATGAACAACTAAAGCTATTCAATGCGGCGTCTGATGATTTATATATATCTTCTCATCCGCAATACCAATATATAACCTCGTTGGATAACTTTTTGGCAAAAAGTGAATATAAGGATTATACAAAAAATATAAATCGCGGTGATTATTTATATCTGACAATAGGAGATAATAATGTTGTTAAACTTCGTCTGATTGAAATGACATACAATCCATTAATGATGGATAACAATATTGAATTAACTTTCTCCAATATGACAAGAACAAAAAACGGATTTTTCGATCTTCCATATCTTCTTGATAATTCATCTGGTGGCAGTAAATCTTCCGCATCTGGCTCGTCTAATAACTTTCTAAATAATGAAGGCGTCACTCTTACATCTGGGCTAATCCAAAAGCTTTTATCTTCTGGTGCATTCAGCAATAAAGTTTCTTCCATTATAAATAATGAATTCGCCGGTATGCTTGGTAGTGGTTCTATATCATTACAAGAATTAAATGCCAAGTTGATTAAAGTTACTGATCTATATGGTGAGAATGGATATTTCGAATATCTACAGTCAAAATTAATTTCTGCTGATAAAATTGTCGCAGGTAGTGGTAATTTTAAGGAATTATCCGCAGTTGTTGCTGCGATTGATAGTTTATTGGCTGGAAATATATCTGCAGAACTTGGACACCTTATTCATCTTACTGCTAGTAATGTTGTTGTTGACGATGCAGTCATTCGTGATTTGATTGCGGCAAATATTACTGTAGCAATGCTAAAGGCAAGTACTATTTCTGCCGATAAATTTAATATTGCTTCCGACGATGGTGGACTTACTATCGTTGGTAACACAATGCAATTTAAAGACAAAAATAATAATGTACGTATTCAAATTGGTCGTGATGCAAAGGAGAATTTTACGTTTACTTTGTATGATGAGACAGGTAAAGGCGTATTAATTGATTCTAAAGGCATTAAAGAATCTGCTATCGCTGATGGATTGATTAAAAACGATATGGTTGCGGATGGAACTCTTTCTAAAGATAAACTGAATTTCAATGTTATTGAAGCGGATAAGAATGGAAATGTTGACGCAGCGAAAGTCATCGTTAATGGTCATGGAGTTGATGCAGAGTTCACTTCAATTAAGCAACAAATTACTGATCAGATTGAAAATGTAGAGGGTAAAATTGGTACACTAGATTTGTATGGTGAACAGATATTTCGAAAAATAGATGGTGTTATATCTCCAAACAATATAACTATAACGGCAAAATATAGAAATGATGTTAAAATCGGTAAATGGTATATAGATAATGTAGAAAATACAAGATATGTATCTACGGATAAAACTTCAATCACAATACCATCTTCTTATATTGCAACATTACCATCAACAAAAAAATCTTTAGTTATCAAAGTCGAAGATTCCACAAAAAAATTATACGATGTATTAACTGTACATATTTTGGATAGTTTAAATGGAGTCGATGGACAGCCTTCTATTTCTGTAATTATCACCAGCGAAAAAGGAGTTGTGTTTGATGATGATACAACAATTACGAGTACTATATGTACATGTCAAGTATATAAAGGTGCTACGCCTATGGAACCGATATCTTACAAATGGCAAATTATAAATAACGAGTCAGGTGATTGGAAAACGGTTGGAAATAATAAAACATTGACAATTAATGTTAATAAATCAATTATACGTAAGAGAATTCGTTGTCTAGTTGATATTGGAGACGTAGCACAAGTGTCAATTACGGACGAGCAATCAAATACATTACAAGATGAAAATGGAACTAGTCTATATTCCGTTGAAGCAGCATCAGATACTTCTGCTTCGAGTAAAAATATTATTGATGTAAATACAACTGAAGTGCTTGATTCTTCTGATAGCGTATTTGTCAATAGTGGAAAATCTCTTAAACAGATAAATTATGATTTATTAGCAGATGCAATTTTAAATAAATTACTCAGCAAATCTTATGAAAAGATTGGAACAAATGTTATCGATGCAATCAAGGAAAATGCGAATACGTTAACAGATAAAGATATCGATACATTAATTGAAAAAATGTAACACATAAAAAAGGAGGTGAGCAATGTTACTATCAAGCAACGAATTAGACATGTTGATTTTGCAACATGGAAAAGATGGAACATCCGCAGATTCCAAATATATCTGGGTGAAGTATGCACAAGATGAAAATGGAACTGGCTTGACGGACGATCCAACAAATGCAGTTTATATAGGCATTGCTTATAACAAAACTGAAAAACATGAATCCGATAATCCTAACGATTATACATGGACAAGAATCAAAGGTAACGATGGAGAATCGGCATATACTGTTATTCTTCAAAATGAAAATATAACATTCTCTGTTTCTAATCAAAATAATATTGCTTTAATGGATCAATCTTTTGATACTTCTGTTGTGGTATTCAAAGGTACAGATGCAGTTAGTAATTTCACTATTGGAACAGTTGAAAGTAAAAATGGAATTTCGGTAATACAAAAAAATAATACAATCACATTTTCTGTCGAGGCTGGAAATAAAATTGAAGCAGATTACGGAAAATTCTCCATACCAATTTCTGTAAATGGATTAGTATTTAAGAAAGAAGTTTCTTGGTCGCTTGCAAAAGCAGGTGCAGTTGGTGGTCAAGGAAATCCTGGCGAGCCTGCTTTAAGTATATCTCTTGGAAACGAATCACAAAATATTCCATGTACATATGATGGGCATGTCATTAATGATATGTTAATAGAGATATCATTTGTAGGGTATCGAGGTTTAACAAGAACACCATGTAACGTAGCAGTCGGCACTCTTCCATCTGGAATGACTCTTGGGTCAACTGAGAATTGTACAATATCTAATGATGGATCGATAATTTTGAATATCGTAAAAAATGCTACACTTGGCACTGAATTAACATTAACTGGAAATATAGTCTTAACATTTAGTATAAATGGAAAAACATTAGTTAAAAACTTTACCTGGACAAAATCTAAAGATGGTGGGTTGTCCTATATCTACTCCATAGAACCATCATCATATGTAATAAACAAAACATATGATGGAACACTCTCTCCTGCTTCTATTACATTTAATGCTTATTATCAGAAAGATGGAAGCGATAGAATTCCGTATCATGGTCTTTTTACAATAGAAGAATCGACAACAGGAAGTGATTTCAAATCCACATATCTTTCTTCAAAAAATGAATCATCTTTAACTTATACCCCAACGTCAAATAACATTAAAAGTGTACGATGTACATTAAGTCAAACTGACAAAGTATCTGTTGTGCTAGACAGACAGACGGTTATCGTATTATCTGATGACAAAATGAAGGATGCTTTGACTACTGTAACTACCAGAGTTAATGGTGTATCTAGCAAAGTGGATGGTATCGACAAGAAAATTACAAACAAGGTTTGGCAGACAGATATTACAACCGCAGTAAATAATTATGATGGCACAACCGTTAAATCTCTTCGGGATCAAGTGAGTTCGCAAGAAACTAAGATTGGCGAAATAACCTCGGAAGTATCCGATGTTAAAACCACAGTCAAAAATAATCAAGCAAGTGTCCAAAAAGACATTGCTTCTATAAAACAAGATGCTACAGGATTCAAACAAACAGTTGCATCTACATATGAAACTAAAAATGACGCAACGAGCAAATATTCAAGTTTTGACCAACGTGCTGGAAAAATCGAAACTAATGTCAAAACACTTCAAGGAAATGTTACTACCTTATCTCAAACAGATACAGAAATTAAAGCAGAACTGAAAACTGCTAAGGGTGATATCACGACTTTAAAATCTGACGCCTCTGGTCTTTCGACAAAAATCACGAACGCCCAGGGAGATGTTAACATTTTAAAAGCAGATGCAAAGACAATGAAATCAGATATTTCGGATGCAAAAGGCAATATTTCTGAATTACAAAGGACGTCAACAAACCTTCAGTCGCAAATAACAAATAATAATACTAATATTAATATTCTTAGCCGCGATCCAATGAATTACTCACAATTAAAAGAAGACACTGCAGATTATTTTGGTTTTACATATGATAATACGGCAGATGGTAAATGGTATACAGTAAAAACTTTGTCAAGGGATAAATTTATTTCTGGATATTATGAATGTATGGGTGGAGAATCATTTAATATAGAGTTTGAAATCTCTACTTCTGTAAAAGGCAACTCAACGAATGAAGGAACAGATAGTACTTATAAAGGTACTGCGATCGGCTTATATGGATTTAATGCTCAAAAACAAAGCGTTGGTATTAATTATAGCGCAAGAACAACTGCTACTGCCGCAGCAACAGCTACAAAAATTAGTTCTGTAGTTAGCGTTCCAGTAAATTCAAGATATTTTCGAGTATTCCTTCAAACTGAAAGTTGGGGAAATTTTTCAGGAACATTAAAAATTCGCAATGTGATTGTATCTCGTATTAAGGCGATGGAAACAAGAATATCTTCTGCCGAAACAGCAATTCAGCAAAATACAAATGATATTTCTTTACGTGCTACCAATGTGCAGTTAGATCAAGTAAAAAAAGAGATTAATGGTAATTTTGCCAATTATTCTACAACAACAGAAATGAACTCAGCCATTAATCAAGCTGCAAATTCAATTACATTGGATGTGAGTAAAAAATATACAGAAAAAACTGTATATGACCAAGGAATTGCTGATGCAAAGAAAGATGCAACTACAAAAGCTGATAATGCTTTAAATAGTGCAAAAGCAGATGCTACAAGTAAAGCTAATAAAGCAGAATCAAATGCAAAAGCAGATACGGCAAATAAGCTAAAGAATTATTCTACAACAACAGAAATGAATAGTGCTATTAAAGTGAAAGCAGATAGCATCACACAAGAAGTATCTAAAACATATACAAAACAAACAGATTTCAATTCTCTTTATATTGGAGGCAGAAATCTTGCTCGAAATACATCCAGTTCTTATTCTTCTGAGTTTTCTGGTTTTAGTGGTGCAGCAAATATCTGCCCATCAGTTGCAACCGTTCTAACAGATGGTCTTGCTGCTGGTGATGAAATTACGATTCATCTATATTATAATTATTCAAATATTGTTGCTGCTACTGGGCAAACTGCTAAAGTATGGATACAAGGTAGTGGAAATGTAACGGGATGGAGTTCTGGAGTATTTCCATCAAGTCCAAGCATTGCTATTTCTGGAAGCGGAACGAAAGAATTTTTATATACGACAACCGTTTCGGAAGACCAGATAAAAAATTCATATTGGCTTGTTAATCTAAGACATGATTATGTCCAAAGTGGAACTGTTCGATGGAAAATGTTCAAAGTCGAAAAGGGAAATCGTCATTCCGAATGGAGTCCGGCTCCAGAAGATACAAGCGCTGCTATCACAAAAGTGGAACAAACAGCAACAGGCATCAGAGCGGATTTAAGCAATACACAAGGAGACATAAGTTCATTACAAGCGACAGCTTCTGGGCTACAAAAGAGTATTTCTAATGCACAAGGCGATATTAATACTATGAAATCAGATGCTACAAAAATAAAAACACGGATTTCTAATGCTGAAGGAGATATATCGACTTTACAACAAACAGCGAATGGTTTTCAAGTACAACTTAGTAAGAAAGCAGATCAAGTTGATAGTTTTAATTGGAATCTTGTTCCAAATTCATACAAGATGAACAATCAATGGGGTGGCGCAGGTGGTTTTGTCGGTACAACTACGGTTGTTTTAGATCCGGATGCTTTATGCGGTTATCATATTGAGGTTAAATGTACTACTGCTGGATCAGGGCCTCATTATCCAGTATTCGGTAAAACTTCGGATAAGGTTGGAAAAACATATACATGGAGCTTTTGGGCAAAATGTAGTGCCAATAAGTCATCTGTGCCAGTCGGACATGAGTGTGGTGGTATAAAGAGAATTGATTTGACAACATCTTGGCAGAAATATTTCATGACTTGGAAATACATAGATGCCGCATATTCATCATTCACATTCTATGCGACATTTGCTGTCGGTGAAATATTGTATATTCGTGATTTTAAGATCGAGGAAGGATCTATTGCAACAAAATGGGCGCCAGCTGAATCTGATCTGAAAGGTGAAAAAGGCGACAAAGGGGATAAAGGTGCAACCGGTGCCAAAGGAGATACCGGAAAAGGCGTTAAATCTATTGTAGAACAGTATTACAAATCAACGTCAGCAACAGCCATGTCCGGCGGATCGTGGAGCACGACTTATCCTGGGTGGGAGAACAGTAAATATATTTGGACGAGATCGGTGATTACCTATACTGACAACACGACTTCAACGACAACAGCTGTATGTGTTACTGGAGCAAGAGGTGATAAAGGTGCTACTGGAGGAACTGGTCCAACTGGAAATGGTATCAAGAGCATAACGGAGCATTATGCTGTTTCAACCTCGAATTCATCGGCTCCTACGACATGGTCAACGACTGTGCCAACGATGACTGAAACAAATAAGTATTTGTGGAATTATGAAACCATTACATATACAAATAACACCACAAATGATACAGCTAAAAGGGTTATTGGCGCTTATGGCAATAAGGGAGCCACTGGAGAAGATGGAAAAAATGGTACAAATCTATGGGTAAATCCGCTATTTGAGTCAGGAAAGCCTCAGATAACAAGGATTGATACAAGTGTCACAGCTCCAAATGGCGCGGCAGTTAATATACTTGATAGCAGAGATCATCAAAATAGCTCAACAGCTTTTCCAGTATTTCCGGGACACCAGTATCGCATAACTGTTCACCGAAAGCGGATAACGGGTTCCCTCGAATTGAACTCCGGCATATGGTACATAACACGGACGTCTGGAAACGCTTACGATACAATTGTGGTGCCGACATCAACCAAAGATCTTGGTAACAGTTGGCAGGAAGCGACATATAACTTCACTTGTCCATCAGGAAAATCAAAAGGAAGCGTATATTTTCAGATAGATCAGCAGAGAAACAATATCACAACTAAATGGTATATTGCAAATGTCATTTGTGTTGATATAACAGGCTTAAAAGGTGATACTGGAGTCAAAGGTGATAAAGGGGATAAAGGAGCAACTGGTAGTGCTGCTCTACAAGTTAAGCGAAACTTTAGTGGAACGTATACGAGTGTTGGACAAATAACAACATGCGGTACTAATGATTTTAACAGACCACCTTTTGCCGGAGATACATTTATTTGTTTAGATGGATCGTCAAATACAGGTACATGGCTTGTAACTTCCGTATCTGGTGGCACAGTGAATATTAAACTATTAGCGTATGTCAATAGCAAAGGAGCAACCGGAAGTAAAGGAGATAAAGGTGAGAAAGGTGAGAAAGGTGAAGCTGATATTAAGTGTTACCCGCTGACGGGTGGCTCAAATCAGCTCGTATGGTCTAAACTTGGAACTCTTATATCAGCAGGGGATAATAGTAATTTTATTATTAATATCTATACCGGAAGCGGATATAACGGACAAGCACAACAGAACTCTCAAGCCGAAATCGTAATCAAAGATGGATGGCAAGCATCGGCTTCAACAACTTCAGCATTTGGAGTTAGTGTAACCAGACAAAACTGCGATGACTTGAAAGTTCAAGTGCGAGCAACAGCCTCAAACAAATGTGATGTATGGGTATATTTACCTTGGGCATATAGCTGGGGGACATATACGATTGCAGGAAAATATACATCTTGGGAAACATCATCTACAACTCAGACTACCGAGCCAATAACTGGAACATTACAGGATTTGGCATATCGTATGAATTCAGAAAATGCAGCCAAAACAGCAACCAACTTTATGGAGTTTACTTCTGGAAATGGTTTACAAATTGGAAACAAAACTGATGGCTCTTGGTCTGGCTATCGGACTAAGATTTCAGCATCAGCATTTGAGATTCTTAATCAGGCAGGAATAACTCTTGCATATTATGGTGATAAGTTGATCCAGCTCGGAAAAAATACAAAAGATTCGGTTATTGAGTTGTGTGGCGGTCTTGGAAAAATACAATCTAAACAGTATTCCGGATATCAAGCATGTGAAATGTCAAGTGACTATGTAGCATTAAGAAGTACTCACCAAGCAGTATTAACCAGCAGTACTTCAACCGGTAATTGTATGGTATCGGCGGCAGAAAATACATTCGGAGCGACAGCCACTACTACCGATAGCACTGGAAGAACGACAAAGCAAGGTGATATTGATATATCAGATGGCGTTGTTGAATTTTCATCTATTCGAAATGGATATGATTGTACTGTTGGTGTTTATGCTGGTGGATGGTCTGGAGGAACATATAGGGGATCATTTTCCCCATCGAAAGGTTATACCGAAAAAGTATTGCTTGGTGACAATGGCGCTGGACAGTTATGGGATAGATTGATGGCTAAAAATGCAACACAGATAATGTCAGATAGAAGAGAAAAATTCGATATTAAGCCGTTGGGACCGGATGTAGAATCACAAATAGCGACCATGAGCCTCGATTCGGAACATTCCAATGTCAATTCTGTGGATATTCATTCAGAACTCTTTGATCGGCTTCAGCCAGTACAATATAAAATGGTGAATGACGATCAACGAATTCGTTTCGGATTTGTAGCACAAGATGTCGTGGATGCTATGAAAGAGCTTGGAATTCGTGAAGACGAGTTGGATTTGGTACATCACGATCAACGAGTGACAGAAAATGGCTACAATGACACATATGGGATGGTATACACAAACTTGATAGCTCTTATTACACACGAACTTCAGCTTGAAAAGCAAAGAAGATCGAATCTTGAGTTAGAGGTCGCAGATCTAAGAAGTGAACTTGAAACCATGAGGGATAATCTCTCGGGGAATACAAATTAATTTTAGGAGGACAGAACTATGGCAGAAGTAAAAGCAACTTACACAAAGGACATTCATTATTCGGGTATTATTACTGTAGATGGTGAAACAGTAATATCTATGGACGCAAACATGGATGCAAAACATCCAGATGTACCGATCATTAACCGATACATCAATAATGGCAGAAAATATAGAGCAAATAAGTCTGCTATTGATGATATTGTTGATAAATTTGAAAATGATATCTGGACTGAATATGATGAATATATTGCAAAGCTAGAAGCAGAAAACACAAACACTGTATCGAAATAATTTAATACATATTCTTCACATACCATTTCCGCTCGCCCCATTCATATATTAAATATATTTGGTGCATTTGATAATCTATCTCGCATTCACAAGTAAATTGAATATATGTTATATACTTTACTTGTGTCTTCATTGTTACAGGAATAGAGCCATGTTCTTTATATCTAAAATACAAAGGCATGACTCTTCCTTCTGTATCGAAAGACGCAATTACTGGCACTGGTATTATATTTTGTTTATTATACATACAATCATCTCCCTTACTATTAATTTATCATATTATCAATTATTGTCAAGGGATGATATAAAATAGAAAGGAGGGAGTAATGAGCAAAAAGTTAAATGAACAAGGTTTATCTCATTTATTGTTAAAATTGAAGTCAATATTTGCTGCAAAACAACATTCTCATACAAAATCAGAAGTCGGTCTTTCAAAAGTAGATAATACGTCAGATGCAGAAAAATCTGTAAAATATGCTGCTACTGCTACATTTGATTCAAGTGGACAACAAATTAACAGTACTTATATTAAAAATATATCTGTTGATAAAAATACAATTATAATTACAAAAGGGGATAATATTAAAGAAAAATCAAATATAAATATTGTAGCAAATTCAAGTGGATATAAAGACAACGGAGAATATAAATTAAAGAAAGCTGCGTTGCATTATTATGAATTTAGTAGTTGGGGAAATGATGATAATGAAGCATTGTTCGTATCTATGCGAAATCCATATAATCGACTTTTAAAACCAGCAATCGAATATTTGATCAAAGCAATCAGCAAAAAAGCCGGACTAACTAGACATATATTTCCTCATTTGTTCAGGAATACTCTTGCAACCAATATGCTAAAACACGGAGGAGATATTACAAGTATTCAAACAATTCTTGGACACTCCAATATTCAAACTACTTTAATCTATGCGCGACAAGATGATCGAAAAGTCAAAAAAGATCATGCGCGGTGCATAGCGTAA